TTTGAATTTTTTAGTGGTTGACCTCGGCGGCAAATAATATAGCTGAGTGAACTCACTTTTTAATTCATTTATTAAGTTTGTGCTTTCATTATAACATCCGATGTTATAATTGTCAAGACTTAATTTTGATTAATTTTTGATCGCCTAGGCTAGTTCGGTGACTGCTCTTTATTGCGATTACCTTAATCAAGTTTACGGCTTTATTATAACTTACGATGTTATAATTGTCAATACCTTTTTCAAATTATTTTTTGATAATTGGTATTCATTACCGTTGTCCTTTTTGACGCTTTCTATTATAACATCGTAAGTTATAAAAAGCAAGTAGTTTTTTTACAAAAAAATAAGAGTAGTTACAATAACTACTCTTATAGTTCTTTTAAGCGTTTATCTAATGCAATTTTGAACCCTTTCAAGTCATTAATATAGCTTTCCCTAATATCTATATTTGACTGTATCAATTTATATAACCTTGTTTGAGGCGACGGATTAATAAAGCCCCCCGCCTCGCTTTTTCGTTTCCAATAATAGGCTTTTTCTGGATTAGCTTTTTCGTAATTCTTTTTAGCTTTTTTTTGTGCTTCACTTGTTGCCAATGTTCCACCCCTTAATTTATTTATAACTGTGGTAGTTATATTTTAACATTTTATTTCTGGAATTACCACCCCTTATTTTTAAAGGTGTTTTTGTTTTTTAGATGGTAGAAATATATTTTATTTTTGAGGGTTAAAAGTAGCGGAACCCCTTGCGGTGTCTGGATTTAAGGCGTGTCAGTTAGAGTGTACTGGTACCCCTTGCGTTGTATAGTATGTATAGTATGTATAGTATGTATAGTATGTATGTATGTATGGTATGTATAGTATGTATGTATGGTATGTATAGTATGGTATGTATAGTATGTATGTATGGTATGTATAGTATGTATAGTATGTATGTATATGTATGTATAGTATGTATATATGTATGTATGAGTTAGTAAGTGATTGAGTGAGTTAGTAAGTGATTGAGTGAGTGAGTGATTGAGTGAGTGAGTGATTGAGTGATATGTATGGTATGTATGGTATGTATTGAGTTAGTAATATGATAATGTTTTCATATGTTATTGTAATGATGGATCAAGTGAGTGAGTGAGTAGGTGAGTGAGTTTGTTTGTTTGGTTATTATATAAGGGGTGTGGATTGAGTTATTAAGTGAGTGAATTTATTGTTTGGTGAGTTTGTTTGGTGAGCGGTGTAATTAGTTAGATTTTATTTATTAGGGGTGTGACGTGTGTTTTATTTGGTGAGTGTTAGGTTGGTTGGTATTGTGTGATTAGTGAGTTATGTTTACATATGTTTATAGTGGTGTGAGAATATGTTCATTAACTGCTTCTTATATATGAAAAAATTTTCATATAAGATTGAACCCCGTTTCACTAATTCAATAAAAATAAATATACCAGTTAATACAAAACAATATAAAACATCTTAATAAATACTTGACAATATAAAGATTTTATGATTTTCAAATTTACACCCCTTATTTACTTACTAATTAAAAGTCAAATAACCATATATCAAATAACATCTATTATTTAATATATTTTGGTATAGACCACAGTGGGGGTTACTTTACTCAAAACGCCTAAAATATAGGGCGCAATTCTGTATCAGTTGCTTATTCCACACACCACAAAACAATTTCAATACATTTCAAATTAATATCACTTCACCTTAAACTACATCTGAATCCTTTCCGTTTTGAAAATCCCTCCCAATATTCGGCAACCATTTATCAAAATTTTCAAGATTATGAAAATGTCCCCTTAGGTTTTCATTCTATTATTTTCATAAAATTGCCTTTGTTTTCATAAAATCCATTCTAATTTTCATAGAAATATGGCAACCATTTTCACAATTTCACACCATTCTATCTCCACTAAATAGATTTTTGTGAATTTTTCTTCACTAAATTATTATTACTCGAATTCTCGCCTAAATTTTCATCACAAACCTTATGAAAACACTCCATTTTCATAAAATCACACCATTATTCTCTACACCATATTTCGTGTTAGTACGGGGTATATTTACTCTATTTAGAGGTACTTTATATTTGGCAACCATCACAAAGAGGACAATATACCTTTATTTGTCTTATTATTTTTCATATATTTTCTCTAAATTTTACTTTTGATTTCTTCATTACCTGAATAAAATTCCTAAAAATTTGTTTTAATACGAATGCCTACTTTTAGCTTATTCATCTCAATTTTGCCTTCTATTTTTGAATCACAAAAAGCTATTAAAACATTCCCATTTTTATGTAGCTAACACTAGACAGTATTTTTATCACACCAAAATAACAAACACCTTATTTAAGGTTTCACTCACTAAAAAGGGAATCCGTATTAAAACACATCTTTGATAATACTCAAATTATTAATAAGCCACAGTAATATGGTAGAAAAATAAGCTTTTCAATATTGAGATTGTGAATTTGCACTTTCGTTGTAAATCATTTTTGACCTATTTTTATCCCTATATCATTCAGAGTGAAACGTAGGCCAGCTCCCTATTCTATATACCTAAGATACGATTACCTTAAAAACACAAAACTATCATAAACCACATAAAACATTGAAAATTTTAAAGAAAAACAGCGATAGCAAATAAACACCACCGCTGAAATAATTACGGATTACTTACGTAACCACTTACTAATCTTTTTAATTAAATGTTTAACGTGCTTATTAGGCACGAACAATATTATTAAGCCGTGTGTATCGTGGGTGCTTCCTAACTCACGGATCGGTTTAACGTGGGGCGCCCTGATAGGCGCTCTTTTTTATTTAAAATAAAAGCCACAGCAACTAGTTTATCTGTTACTGTGGCTTTTAACATTTTATATTACTTTATATGTTTGATTCCGATTAAATCATATATAATCAGATTAAGTATTACGATAACATATCTAAATTAGGCCTGTTTTTCAATTTAGAACTCAAAGAACTGTCATCAGTTTTAGAGTCATTATCGTTTTTCTTATTTCCAATTCTTGTCCTTAATTTGCGCTTGGGCTTTTCTTCAACATCGACATCATCATTCTCTTCTACCGACGTCTTTTCTTCTAGTTTTGAAACTGAGTTAATAGTACCTAACTGTCCATCTAAGCTTGCGCTATCTAAAATAGCTTGGATAAGATCACCAGTTCCATATTTCCTAACTACCATTTCTAATGCCCTAATAGCAGCCGGAGAAAATTGTGACTGATTTTTAGCCCATTCTGCAACTTTTGAATCCTCGGGAATAAGGATAGTTTTTCTAATCATTTTCGCCATAAAAATCACACTCTCTATAAGGCTTCAACAATTACTTGTAATCCTAATTCATTTAAATATTGTGCATATTCCTTATCAATCCAAATTACTGGAACATCATATCCACCACTGAAGCTCTTAAGTTTTTCATTCAATACTTCGCGAAGATTACTCTCATCTAGCATTGGAATGGAACCACCACCATATACGTAAACAAGTTCAGTATCCTTAGCGATACGCATTGTTTGACTAACTGTATCGATAATCTTATCAGCCAATGGTTCTAATTGATCGTAAACAACTTGACGTACTTTATCTTGGCGAGCTCGACGCAATGGACTGACCTTTTCAGATAAGAAACTCTGTAATTGTGAACGTTCCTCAAAGTTCATTTGTTGATCTTGAAGAACACGTACTGCATCTTGTAATACATTTCCGTATCCTTGTGGTAATGAAGCTGATGCTGCTGGATTAGCCTTGCCGTTAATGATTGCTACTACATCAGTAGTCCCTTCTCCGATATCAATTCCAAGTACATTTCGTGAATTAATAAGGTCGTCAGCTTCAACTTCATCCTTCATTTCTGAATAGTTATTATCAAAGTCTTCCTTAATTTTATCTGTTAACCCATCATAATCGGAGGCAATAAGCATTTGGGCTGTTTCACCTTCTAATGCAACATATACCTTATTAAATTCGATAGTTACATTAATTGGGTCCTTAAAGTTATGGAAAGTCACTGTATGTGTACTACCCATGTAACGTTCTTTGTAACGATCTTTTGCATTATTAACCTTACCTTCTGAAATAGGTAACGCAGTCGCCATATTAACTTTTACCTTTAGAGTCTCCTTTAAGTCTTGTCCAGCTTCATATGCTTCTTTTACTTTCTTTCCAGCTATCAAACTTAAAGTAAGAATAATTGCTAAATCTGTTTCTGATTTACCAGTAAAGTCATTAACATCAAATGCTCTCATAGATAGACCACTGTCGATAGCTGCATTACCAATCAAAAATCTTCCAGAGGTTTTTACTGCATTACTTGACACACTAACATCCATATTATTAAGAAAGTTCTTCATATATGTATCTTGGTCTTGCTTAGAGTCGAATTCCATAGGAGCTTGTACATCCTGTGGACGTTCTGCTGCTATAACTGATGGAAACTTAATATTTTCACCATCAACATTTGCTTTTACAGAACCATATCCCAAATCATTTGCAACTTTCATAATCTTCTCAACCATCATTTTTACCTCCGTTTTATAACATAATCATATTATATCATACTTAATCTTATTAAAGGGTAACTAAATATTATATTTTAAGTTTTTATATGATATAATCTTCTTTTTGATTACCACAATGTTAATAATACTATGTATTTAACATAATGTAAATAACATTTAACACTTTTAGAAAGTTTTATGAAGACAAATAAAAAACGCTTTGGTAGCGTTTCATAGTTTACTTAAGGCTTTTAGACATGTAGTCCTTTTGCTCTAATATATTATACATTCTATCAAATCGAGTTTTTTCACTCTCATTTAATTCAGCAATTTCACTCTCAATCATATGTTCGACAACTGCCTTTGCATTTTTTGCAACACCAAGATTAATTAAGGCAGAAACCTGATTACGAATATGATTGTCAACACGTATATTAACTGGAAAGGACACTTCTTTATTGTCTGTTAAGATGTCTTCTTTTTTTGTTGTCTCCTTGAATGATGGCTTTGCATCTACCTCACTATTTTTCAAGGAATTCTTTGATTTAGCTGGCTTTGATATTGCCATTATTCATGTGCCTCCTTAATACGCCCTAAAAGTTCAACTGCAACTTCTTTATAAACATTGAGAGTTTTTTTGTCCCATGCATCTCTATCTTCTGTAATACCTGTGACGTCATAATTTTTAGCTCTTTCCATAATCCTAATATGACTATTAAAGACGTCGGCTCCCCATTCTTCTCTTGCTTTTTCCAAAATTAATTGATCGACTTTAGCATTGTCTTTAGATAAAACAGGAACAACTGCTAATACTTCTGTGTCAGCAATATACTCATCAATTATGTCGTCTTGGATATATTCAATAAAGTCTTTTGCATCGTCAAAAGCTCTTTGTTGAGTTTGAAGGACAATTACTAATTCATCACAAGCATACAAGGCTGTATCGTTTTGTAAACTTAACGTAGGGCTAACATCTATAAAAATATAATCATACTTGTCCTTTATATCACTTAACTTATTTTTAAAAGATGCGACACGCTCTTTTTCATTAAGATAAGCATGTTCAAGGTATCTAGGATATAGATAAAAATCACTAGCAGTTGGGACAAGATAAAGATTATCCATTACCTGAACTGTAACATTATCCAAGCTTTCATTATCTTTAATAGCGCTCATCAACGTTTTGTTAAACGACAAAATCTCATCAGACTTTTGACTCTTTGTCTTTACCATCAATGTTGTCAAATCTGCTTGTGGATCAAAATCAATTAATAGAACCTTGTTTCCCATTTTTGCCAAACTATACGCTACCAATGCAGTGGTCGTCGTCTTACCAACACCACCTTTTTGATTACACATTGAAATTACTTTTGCACTCATTTCAATTCCACCTCACCTATTTATTAAATACTATAATATCAAACCTTTCGGATTGTGTTAAGTGTAAGATGTAATATATATTATATAAATCACATAAAACTATTTAAAAGTGTTAAATGTTATTTACATAATATATAATGTTAAATATATTATTGATTATGTATAAACAATATCCCATTATATATAATGCTTTTAATATTATACATAATGGGATATACACGACTTATAAATATATATTGACTTTTTAGCTTTTTAATGGGATTATCTACTTGTAGCAAATAAAACTATCTAAATGTGTTACACATGAAAGTTATTATTTTGCTTAACTCAAACAAACTCTAAAATGGTATTGTCATTGGTGAGTAGATAGAGTGTGAAAAATTTTTTTTGATTTTTCTATTGCTCAGTGATTTTATATAATCCATTGCAACAGAATATTGTGTCAAACGATGACGAAGCACGTCATTCCAACACGTTCACTGTTATCCAGCGATAAATTAGCATCTAATCAATTAAGCTAATTTTAGGATAAATTTGATAAATTTATTTTGACACGTTTGTCTATCTAATTTGGCGATGATAATATTAGAATATCAATTAAATATAAGGCATAAAAAAAGAGTTTATCGACGTCCTACTTTCGATAAACTCTAGATAATAACCGTAAGCACTCTTGATTTATAAAAAGCTTCGGTAAATTCATTTCAATTTGTATATATTCATTATATACTCTAACCACAAAAAATCAAGAGTGTTGCAGTTATTAAGTATGCCTAATTCAAAAAAGAATGAGGTAAAATACTATGCTTAACAACAAAGCATTCCTAGGAATTAACCTAGACTTATTAGAAAATCCAAAATATAAAAACTTAGACTCCCGTGCAATGATGTTGTACGCTCTTTACGCTGATCGCTATTCTGCTTCCATGAATAACGCTCGTTTAGGGAACACAGCATTCGTTGATGATATGGGAGTCTTTATTCGTTTTACTAATGAATTAGCTGCCAAGGTACTTCACACAACAGTCAAAATGATTAGCAAATTCCGTAAGCAATTAGAATCAGAGAATTTAATCAAGATTGTCCGTGAAGGATTAAAGGGTTACAAGATTTATGTTTATCCAGTTCAACAAACTCCAAACGATGTTGAGCTTCTTTTACCATGGAAAAATCACACAATTACTATTCAAAAAGTAACTTCTGACTGGACAATTACTTCTAAGCTTGAGTTCTGCAAAAAACTTAAATTATCTTCTCAAACCATTGATATAACCGTGAAGTCCCAACGGGGATACACGTGTGACCCAAATGGGAATACTAGTTTATCTCACTCTAGTTTATCTCATGTATTTTTAAATAATAATGGTTTGGATGATAACGCGCACGCGCGTAAGGAAAATGAAATTCAATCCAATCAATTAAACAAAAATCCATATCACTCTTTACCAGAAAAGATAAAGACTTCTTTTGTTGATGTATTTGGATTTATCACACGTCCTATGGCTATTGAACTACATTCTCTAATCAGTCAATCTAACGAAGACATGGTTAACTACGTAATTGCAAGTAGTAAAGGTCATAAGGTTACTAATGCTATCGCATATATCAAAGCTGCCATTACCAATGCTCTTAAACGAGGGGACAAGTGTGTCCAAGATATGATTAACTTCTACGACAATAACGTAAAAAACACTTTTTCTAATTATAAGAAAAAGTCATCAAAGCGCTTTATGTCTGAAGAAGAGGTAAATGCTATGGTTGCAAAAGACGAAGAAGAAATGCGTCAAAATGATCCAGAATTTTATGCACGTATTAACGCAATTAAGCAACGTACACAAGCTAAAAAGTTTAATCGTCCGATGATCCCAATTTATTCTTTAGGCGAATAAATGTCATTTTGGGTAAAGTTTATCCGTCAAAAATAACTAATAAGCGATAAATGCCATGAAATATGTATTTTCTCCAGTGTTGAATCCTAATCTTAGCTTTGATTAATTTCCCATTTCTTCGCCTATACATTTTTGTTCAGAATCTTGCGGTACTTTCGCAGAAATCTGCATAAAAATGTACATCATCTACCGCAGAAATCTCATCTTTTTTGACAAGAAAGTTAGCGAATATTTAAATATAACAATAATAAATATAACATGAGTAAAGTATACTTTAACGGTTCCCGGTGTTTTTTGCGCGTTTTTAGGACAAGAAGAAATTACTGTGCTAAGATTGCCTCCATCAAATAAAGTGAGGTTTTAATTTGAATAAAACGATTCTAAAAAACAAATACAAGAAATACAAAACGCCTAAGAATATGTTATTTGCTATTATTGATACCACCATCCTATCAAAAGACCTTAGCAATACTGAATTAGGCTTCTATATTCTTTTAAAAGCTAAGGCTGGTCGTAGAGTTATCGATGGGAATCAATTAAGACTTAGTACTACTGTTGGTAAGTTAACCACACAGATTAATTGGCGACTAGGTACGCAACCAATAACAAAAATGATCAAAAAATTACAACAACTTAAATTGATTGAAATTGAAAGAGTTCACGGGAAAACGATGGATATTGTATTCTTGGATGATGAACAGTCATTATTAAAAAATGGTTATTTTAAGGTGTATGGTCACTCTATCAAAGCCATTATGGATTCTAGTAACGGTAAACAAACATTAAACTATCTTGGGTTTTATGCATATTTTCGTAGTACTATTTTCGAACAGACTAAAACATCTAGCGTATATGATAAGCCATTGGCATATCTTGTTAATACCTGTAAAACCCCGGAATCCACAGTACGCCTCTATCTCCAGTGGTTTAGAGAGAATGAAATACTAGCTAATTTCTTCGTAAGGGTAATGAGAACTGAAACTAATTGTTATAACAAATACATCTATGCGGATATGCATGATTGCCAAAAGCTTGTTAAGTACATAGATGATGGACGATACGGATCAGTTATTACAGAAGTTTTAGAATAAAGTGATGTCTTTTTAGCGAAATCATACATTCTGTTTATGTTCATGGTATACTTACACAGTCAGCTGATATGACACAAGAGACAGTATGAGAAAAATATTTGATACATCGCTTAAAACAAAAAGTGACCGGGATAAACATTTAAGAGAATTACTTGATACCAATCAGCTGCAACGACATATAAGAAGTGAGGTTAATCATCATCAGCTGGCGACCCATTCTTTTTCTGGATGGTTTACTGATCGGCTCAGTAATTACTTATTTGATAGCAGTAATTCAGGTTCATACCGTAAAGGCGCTTATTCTTTTTATGCTAATGAAACTCATTATTGGCATAAAAAAACTCCGAGTAGCATATTACTTGTCGATGACATCGAAGAGGAAATTAATAATAACAATTTTCTAAGAGAGCAAAGGTCAGACAAAAATGCGTATCTAAGTAAGTTATTCGACCCCAAAAATATGGCTGAAGATGATTATAAGAGTTTTATTAAAGCTGGTTATTGTAATGTCGATATTAATTTCTTAGACATTGAAAATGAAATGATTATTGACGGTATGAAACGAATGCAAGAAATAATCAAAAGTTCATGTAAAAAAGATGATTTACATTTTCTGAAAAAATTTAATGGGAAAAATAATCTTAACGATATAGCCTTAATTACAGGGGTTACACACCAATCGGTATCAAAAAAATTACAAAAAATTTGCAAAAAATCACGAAAAAATGGTTGCCAAATTGAATTTTAGAAACATCATAGAGTAGAGGGGTAATTAGACCCGTTTTATTTTTTGATATTTCAAAGTAAAATAATAGACTTTTTATAAATTAAATGAGAGCGAGAGAGAAGAAATATGTTAAACAAGAAAGATTTAATTAATATTATTGCAGATCAACAAGGTGTAACTAAGAAGGAAGCTGGACACATTATCGACGCTTTTACTTCTGGTGTTAAGAAGGTTATGAAAGATAACCAATCAGTAAACCTTGTTGGATTTGGTAAGTTCGAATCCGTGTACAAGGAAGAACGAACACAAGTATTGGGCTTTAGCGGTGAAACAGTTACCGTTCCAGCGCACTACGCACATAAAGCTAAGTTATCAACAAATATCGCTAAGTAAGCGACTTATAGAATCAGCCATAGCTTAAGTAGAGCTAAAAAACCTACGACGAAGCTGACAGGTCGGTTACGTCGCTTCACAAAAATACGTCATACGAGCGCTCGTGTGACTCTTAGAGCAGGTAATACGCAGAGTGAAACCTCCTTATAAAACTAAAAACAAATCTGACGATTATTACCTGTTGTAAAAGTACACACGAACGTAGCAAAAGGCGTAAAAGAGGGATAAATAATATGGATAAAGAATTAATCAATATCCGAATTGCCCTCATCAAGCAAATTTCTTTCGTTCAAGAACGAATGAGAGAAATTGAAACACAATCCAATTTAACAATACATCAAATGGCGGATTTAGAACGCTATGCCCGAACACTCAAATTTTTATCAGATACGTATAGAAATTTGAGTGTATAGCATTTTGTAAAGATATTGTTATGAAACAAGTATGTATTGTATGTGGGGAAGAAAAACGCCCCAATCAATTACTAAAGCATAAGAATGCGTTCTTAAAAGATGGTTACTCAATTTGCAAAGACTGTGCGAACAATTTGGCAGATTTCAAAGATAAGGAATCAGTAATACAAGTGTGTCAGTTGACAAATCTACCATATATTGAACGATTAGTCGTTGATTTAGTTAAGAGTAACGATAGCGTGTCATTTGGATTGTATATGAAACGTTTAGCTCCTTTTAAGCGCTTTGAAACGTTTAGAGACTCTGAATTTTCTGAAGACGGATTAAATGAAAGTATGTCAAAGGAATTTAAAGTTACGAATACCATTATTCAGCGTTGGGGAGATGGATATAGCCAGGAAGAATACGCCTATTTTGAAGCTGCCCTTAAGGGTCTTATGGCGATCAAAGCTGCTACCACCTCTTTGGAATTGGAGCGATACATTCAAAACGTTAAATTGAAAGATGTGTTAAATAAAGCCTTGCATGATGGTGATTTTAAGGCTATCACGCAATTGCGAAAATCATACAATGATGATCTCAAAGAATTAGGATTCGATTCAGTACTTAATGCAAAAGATGACTCTGGAGAAAGCTTAGGTCAAAGAATTCAGAAATGGGAAACAACAAAACCTGTTCCAGACCGTGAAGAATTTGAAGATGCATCAAGCATCATGAAATATATTCTTAAATGGTTCATTATCCCAATGAGAAGAAATCTAGGCATGGCAGACGAGAAAGAAGTCGAGAGTCTATATGATAACACAGACGACAAGTAATAGAAGTCGTGAAGAACGTCTAAATTACTTCCAGAAGAGGGAAGAGAATTTAATGGAATGGGTAGGATTTTGGAGAAAGAATCCTCAGACGTTCGTAAAACAGTATTTAGGAATCCATTTGTTTTTATACCAGAAGATATTGATGTACATGATGGGAAAATCAAATTTCTTTATGTACATAGCAGCCCGGGGGCAAGGGAAGTCATTCCTTATAGCTATCTTCTGTATTGTGAGATGTATTTTGTACCCTGGAAGCAATATCATATTAGCTTCTGGTACCCGAGGACAGGCCGGAAAGATAATTACAGAAAAGATAGTTCAACTATATAACAATTATCCTGCTGTAAGGTACGAAATTGGAAATATTAAAAATATTAGAAATTCATTGAATGATACATCGGTGACGTTTCCAAATGGATCAAAGATTCAAGCAGTTACGTCAAATGATAATTCACGTGGATTGCGTGGCAATATTTTGGTTTGTGATGAATTTAGAATGATTGACAAAGACGTTGTTGAAAAGGTTCTACAACCCATGCTTAACGTTGCACGTCAACCAGGTTATTTAAGAAAACCAGAATATAAGGATTATAAAACAGAAGAAAACAAAGAAATTTATATTTCGTCTGCATGGTTTAAGTCGCATTGGATATGGACATCTTTCATAAAATACTTGAAAGAAATGTGTAAAGGCAACCCGGAATATTTTGTTGCCTTATTGCCATATCAATTATCAATGCACCACAAACTTTTACAAAGAAGTCGTATTGACAACTTACGCAAGGCAGATGATTTTAATCAAACAGGATTTGATATGGAATATGAAGCCTTATTCATTGGGGAGAAAGAAAAAGCTTACTTCAAGCTTGATCCTTTGAACAAGGTACGAACGCTTAATAAGACGTTTATACCGCCCACAAACGAGGAATATGTTGAAAATAAAGCGAAATCAAATCCTAAAAATTTATCTAATTTCAAGCGAATAGATAAGGTTAACGAAATTCGAATAGTTGCACTTGATATTGCCTTGATGGGTGGTAACAAACAAGTTAAAAACGATACTTCAGCATTTACGTTAATGAGATTACTGCGTGATGGTGAAGAGTATAAGAGGCAAGTTGTTTATTTAGAAAGTATTCAAGACTCAATTTCCTCTGAAGATTTGGCTATTCGATTAAAACAGTTGTACTACGATTTTGAAGCGGATTATGTTGTTATGGATGCTAATGGTAACGGTCTAGGGGTATTTGATGCCTGTACAACAATTCTTACAGACAAAAAGAGAGACGTTGAATATCCTGCATGGGCATGCATTAATGACGATGAAACGAATGACCGAACTAAGACTAGAGGAATTAAATGTGTATATACAGTTAAAGCAAATGCAGCATTTAATCATGAGATTGCGGTCGGCTTAAAGAGTGTTATTGAGAATGGAAAGCTAAGACTTCCAATGAATGATATTCAAAAGCGAGAAGAGCTCCAAGCTTCTAAGTCATTCCGTAAATTGTCAACAGAAGACCAAATAAGAACGTTATATCCATATGTCCAGGCAACTGCATTAGTTAATGAATTAGTAAATCTTGAATATCTGGTTCGGGCTGGAATGATTAAGATTTATGAAGTTGGTACAACGACCAAAGATAGATATAGTTCATTGGCATACTGCAATTACTATGCAAATGAACTTGAAAAAGACTTAAAAGAAAATAACAGCAATTTTATTGAGTACTTTATGATTTAGGTGGTGAAAAATTGGCGCAAAGACGGCGTACTTTACAACAACGTAGACAAGCACGTAATAGAAGCATAGCTGCTATTCGTAAACGGAATGAATCTTATGCAGCTGCTCTCGCAGATCCTAAAAGTCGTTTTAAATCAACGACAACTGCAACAACAGATAAGTCGAGCATTAAAGGGTACTTGCAAAGACCGTCAGATAACTTCGCAAACATAGCCGCGACGCTAAGACAAGCCTATATCAGTAACGGTGTAATCGGTAGAGTAATTGATTATTACCAAGCGCATCCAACATACAATTATTCTATTTATCCAGTTTTAGGGAATAAGCAGTATAAGTTGGACAAAAATAATATGCATGATGATTTTATTGATATTGCATATGGAATTAATCAATTAAATATTCCATTCTACGCACCATATTTCTTTCGAGAAACGTTAATTCAAGGTGTGTCATTCTTTTACAAGATTCAAGACACTGCTGGAGTTGGGTACATGCAATTTCCTGTTGAATGGTGTCGAATCACGAACATGGAGAATGGGGTATATAGGTACCGACTAGACATTTCAAAGTTAAAAGCGGAAGTTAGGGACTCTTTACCAAAAGAATTACAACAAGCATATGACACATATCATAACGGAAGTACAGATGATGAAACAAAATGGTATGACCGTAAATGGTACTACGTATCAGATGATGGTATGGCTTTTACTTTTGATCAAGGTTCGTTAATCAATGGTGGAACTGCTATTTCTCCATTTGCGGGAGCTTTAGCAGATGCTTTGTCTCTAGCACAAGCAAAAGAAAATATCGATATCAAAGACAAGCTCGATACAGTACGGATTATTCACTCAAAAATACCTACTGATGCAAATGGTGAGCCAACTATTTCGTTGAAGGTTGCCAAGATTATGGACGAACAGATGAGGAATAGAATGCCTGAAGGTGTTGTTCCAGTAACATCTGCCTCCACGATTACTAATGTTCCATTAAAGGGATCGGGTAATGAAGGGGTTTACGAGTCTGTAAAAAGTGGTCTAGGTCAATTGTTCTATGACTTAGGTGCTAGTGCTCCCTTATTTGGTAGCGATACAACAAGTTCAAATATTGTTAAGTTATCGATAAAAAAAGATGCTAACTGGGTATATACGAATTTATTCCCAATGTTAGAGAACTATTACGATTATGAATTAACTCAAATTAAGACTAAAAGTAAGATCACTTGGAACATTAAGTTCATTCGTGAATCTAACTTCACATTAAAAGACGACATCGCGAATTATAAAGATCAATTATCTTACGGTGGTTCAAGAATGGATTATTTAGCAGCGTGTGGATTTAGTCCAATTCAAGTTGTTTCACAGTTGGCATTTGAGCAACAAGTGCTTGATATTGATTCGCTTATGGTAGTGAAGCCAACATCAAATACTCTTTCTAGTAAGGATGCCTCTTCACAGAACAATAAGCCTAATGTAGTAAAGGCACCAACTGTCTCGAATGACCCTAATAAAGGCAAAGTAGGGCGCCCGGAGACAGATAATCCGACAGATGACACTGATCGTTTAGATGATGCTCAATAAAAATGTGAGGTATAGCAATAATGATTAATGTAACAACGGTAAAATTACCGACTCATTTTGAGAAAACAGAAGGGTTAGATAATGACTCCCGTTTTCAGAAAGTGAAAATCTATATTGCTCATACGGGTGAGAACCTTAATAACTCTGTATTCTCTTACGATGTACTAGAAAATATGATCCCATCCTTAGCAAACATTCCAATTCTAGGTTATGTGGGAGTTAACGAAGATAACGAAGAAGATTTCAGAGGACACGAGAAACGATTAACTCTTAAAGATGACAAGTTCAAATTATCGTTTGCTACTCATGCGTATGGGTTTGTTCCAGGAGATAATAATGCTCATTTCGAAGTTACTGGTGGTAAAGAATGGCTAGTGACCGATGGCTATCTCTGGACAAGATTCATTGACGCTATAGAACTATTTAACGATGCGAATGGTTCTAAGGGACAGTCAATGGAAGTTGGAGATGCCGAAGGATACACAGATGACAGAGGGCGTATGGTATTTACCAATGCACGATTTACTGGATTATGTATTCTTGGCGATGATGTTCCACCAGCAATGGCAGGTTCAACAATCTCAACTGTATTTAGCAAAGAGGACTTTAAGTCCACATTTGAAGAAATGTTGGCCGAGTTTTCGGCTGAGAAAGGAGAATACGCTTTGGCAACTAAGAAAAAGCAAAAAGAAGAAGCAGCCATTGTAAAGGAAGAAGACAAAAAGCCTGCTTCAAGTTCCACGGCTAGTGAGCCAGGGAAGGCTACTTCATCAGCTACCAGCAGTGCTTCTAAGCCAGCCGAAAAACAAACTTCTGATGATAAGAAGGAATCTGCAAAGCCAGCGGCTAAACTAGCACCATCAGCAATGCCATCTGTGACACCTACTGATTCAAGTGCTACGCCGTCTGGTTCAAGCGCCGCAACTACTGAAGATAAGGCGGCCGCTGCGCCTGGCGAGCATGATGAAACGCAAGCTGTTTCTGATGAACATGAAGACGAAGCTACTATGTCTGTTGAAAAGGACAACGACAAGGGTATTTCTTTACCTAAAAATGAAAGCGCTTTCATAAAAGATGAAGACGATAAAGACAATGATGATTCTGAGGATGACTCTGCTGAAGATGACGATTCTAAGGACAAAAAGAAATTCGCCTGTGGTGATGGCAAAAAGAAGCACAAAGTTGAATTTGAGCTATCACTAAGTGCTCGGGAATTAGCTTTTATTGATGCGGTTCGGTCTAAGTATGGCCAACAGTTCCACTGGATTTTTCTTGAATCTACTTATGAGGATTACGGAATTGTTCAGGCAGAAAAGGAAGAATTCGGCAATACTCAATACTTCCGTATTGAATATTCAGTAAATGCTGATGACTCAATCAAGTTAGGTGATAAAACAGAGGTTTTCCCAACCTACTTAACAGAATCTGAGAAGACAGAAGTTGAGAATAACCGTGCAAAAGTTAAGAACCTACAAGCACAACTTGCAGAACTGAAGGCATTTAAGTCTGGGATTGAAATGCAAGCAAAAGAAGAGTCCTTAAAGAATGCTGAAGATGATTTAACAGCAGATCAAATCAAGGAGATCAAAGCTCAATTTGAAGCTAAGACTCCTGAAGAAATTGAAAAAGAGATCGCCTTTGCACTGTATACGACTCACAAGAAGGAAATGACAACAACTCCAACTTTAAGTCGTGGTGGAGTAAAGGCAGTCAATCTTAATTCGAAACAAGATTATGGATATGGGTCGGCCAACGCACTCTTCCATAAGTAATTAATTTAACAAGAAAGTAGGTTAATTAGATTTATGGCTAAAGTATTTTTAGACAAGATTAAGGCTACGGCTCATATCGAATCAGTTGTAGCTACAGAAAATTTACCTCAAGGTCAATTTGTAACCTTGGGTGTCCTTGGTGACGATGGCGAAAGTCGTTTGGTTACTAAGGCGACAGACGAAGCATCTGCCGATGTATTCGTTGCAGAAGCACCAATTTCATATGGAGATCCACACTTTGATTTAGGTAAGTACGAAGCAAAGGCTGGAAGTACAGCGCGTGCTTATCACTTAGAAAAGGGTGACGTTCTCTCTGTAACAACTGACCTCGTTTCAGGCGCTAAAGTTGGCGATGCATTAACTGTTGGTGACAACGGTTTAGGCTTCAAGAAGGCTGCGAGCGGTAAAGGAATCGCTATGCTAATCGGCCAAGAAGCACACGGCTTTGACGGTGACGTTTATGTCATTGCAATTCGATAAATAAGAAACGAGGGATATATTTTGGTTGAAAAGAAAGACTTACAAAAATTAGCTCGTGACCTTTACTTTAACCGCAACCTTGAATTTGATGAAGTTTCAGGTCAAGACGCTCTACGTAATGCAATTAAAGACGCTTTGGGTGGTAAATATGATGTTTACTCATGGCAAAAGCACAAGTACGACGTATTTGAAATTATCTCAACTGCTATCGATGCAGTTATGCCAACTCTATTAACTACCCAATTCGATGGTATTGCTGATATTCGTACTGTTGCACTTGGTGACAAGCCATTATTTGAAGTTCAAGATCCACGTGCGATCCGTGTTGGTCGTGTAGCTGCTGGTGCTAATGATATGCGTCGGCAAACTATTACTAACAAGTCATTCACTATTGAAACCGAATGGTTCGGTGCAGCTGTATACGCTGAATTTGATCAATTCATGGCTGGCGACATTGACTGGAACGCACTTGTTGATCGTGTAGCCGATGCTTTTGTGCAACACATCCAAGCAACTATTGGTGATGCTTTAACTAAGTCATATACAATGCTTGATGCTAAGGACAAGGTTGAAGGTTCAGCAAACTTAGACAAGTTAATTGAATTAGCACAACGTATTAAAACTAAATCAAACCACGAAGTTGCTTTGTACGGTACTAAGGCAGCATTGAGTAAGATTGCTGATATGGCAAATGTACAACTTTACTCAGGTTCAATGAAGGACGAACTTAATACTAATGGCTTCCTCGGAGTTGTTCGTGGTTTGAAGCTTATTGAAATTCCACAAGCATTTAAGGTAAATTCAGACGAATTTGCCTTGGATGACACTAAGGTATTGGTATTACCTGAAGGTGAAAAGATTATCGGTGTTGTTATGGAAGGTGATTCTCGGACTATTGAACCAGAAAACACAAGCCGTAACGACTTACAAATGGGCTTTGAAACTCAAGAAAAACTTGGTGTTTCAGTTCTCCAATTAAAGGTATATGGAATGGCTAGTTTAGCTTAATTCCTTAGATTGGGTGGGTTCGACTCCCACTTAATCTTTAGTGACTCTGAGGCGAGAGAGGGTGTAATTAATGTCACAAAGAACAAGTCAACGACGCAAGAGAAAGTCGATTGATAAGGATACAGAAATCGTTATTGCAAACAATACATACGGTATGTTTGTTTGGGAATCAAGAAGCGGTGATATGTCAATAGAGTTGAACGAACACGGTGATGAGGAATATGTTTCATACCGTGAACTTCGACAACTTAAAAAGTATTTATCAAACATGAAACTAATCATCACATCAGTAAATGACGATGACGTTTCAATTATGGATGTAGCAAGAGGATTACGGATTGACGATGTTTATCTTGAATACTTTGATTTGGTTGAAGAATTGAATGAAGAAGAAGCCAACGAAAAAGATGAAATTGTTATTGATGACTTTGAAGATTTCATTATTGATTCAGATGTAGATGAGTTTGAAAAAGCATTAAAGTCTCAAATGCGTCCAACAATTATTAATACATCAGTTGAACTTTATAAGACAGGACAACTTGTAAATAGAGATAAAACTAAATTGATTCAAAAGACACGTCCTAAGGATGTACGCGAAGATTTCTGGAGTGATATTGAAGCTACTTTCGATGAGGATCGCTAAGTATTACGAAGGGGGTAATTTAATTAATGGATGAAACAAAAGACCCCAATTACACGTATTACGAAGAGGTATATAAATCTTTTTTGAATTCTGTTGATTCATATGATCTATATCAAATGGATAACGATGAATTGGAAGAACGTTTGTATGGATATATGGATGCTGGAAGAATCGCATTGGCAACCTATATTTCAGCTGATTTCTTTGACGATGAAATTGAAAAGAAGCGTTTCAATTTCAAACTGAAACGATATGAAATCATTTTGCTTGCCAAGGCTATGAAACTTGAATGGGTGCGAGAACAGAAACATTCACAAGAGCTGATGAGAAAATCTATTGGTGATCGTGATTATGCCTCGACTCAAGGATATCAATATCTTGATAGGCTACAGTCTATGGAAAAGCAGTTATCTAATGAAATTCGTACAACTGTTAATCGTATTGAATATGCTAATCAAGAACTATATGGGGATATGAAATGAGTAATTTTTCAGATACCTATAGAAAAAAGATGATGGTTAATGGTAGCACAAGACGAGCTAGGGCGTATGAACAAGCTCAACGTGATTTCGATTTATATTTTGAAAACACGCTAACTAGAAGTGAATGCCTCATTGACGGCAAGCCTGTACAAGCAGTGTTCCAAGATCAATCGCAAAGCAATAATAAAGATTTGTCAGATGACAAATATATAGTTGTTCCTAATTCGGTTGAAATTGGAGTAGGTTCTTACGTTACTTGGAGAGACACTCAATGGCTTGTGTTTACTGAGGAATACAAAACTATTCCGACACATCAACAATTAAAGATTAAGCATATCAATAGAACAATTAAGTGGTTGGTTGATAAAGATAACAAAACTATTTGCAATCACGGTAAAGGTTGGGGAGCGTATGTGCAAAACCAGACGCTTTATACATTAGGTGTTTCTTTCTCAGGTAATCATCTTCCGTTAGCTAATGGAAAGATGTCGATTTATATAAAAGACACGCCTGAGACTAGAGCCGTAAAGGTCGGTACTAGATTACTAGTTGCCGGCCAAGCATACAAAATTGAATTTACTGATTTTGTTTCTCGAACGGGTTTAATTAGTTGGTTATTAGATGAGGATACTAAGAATCCAGAAACCGATAATTTTGAACTTGAGATTGCTGATTACTACAAAGGCAATGGTGACTCAGAAGAAAACGAAGACGGTAAAAAAGATGACAAGCCTTTAGAACCAACTAGATGGAATATCGAAGGTGAACAACGGGCACGGCTGGGTCGCACATATGAATATCAGCTAGTTAATTTAGATGAAAATGAAAGCGCATCCAATTGGATTCTAGAAGGCATTGATGATACTAATCCATTTTATGTTCTTGAAAAAGACGAGAAAAAAATATCAATTCGCATAAAAGATGATTTTCGGTATGTAGGAAAGACATTTACGATCGCAGCTACAGTTAATGGTGAGATCAAAAATATAGCAATTAAAGTTATTAAAAAATTTGGATAAAGAAAGAAGGTGAACGACTGTGCCGGCAACAAAATTACCAGATAAAGAACACTACAATACATCATCAATCGCAATGATTGGGGAATGGAAGCAACGTGTTTTAGAAGCAGTGGCAATGGACGATGAGATTTCAAAATTGCTTTGGTATAACTCGTCTGATGCTTTAAGCAGACCCTCTTTAACAGAGGAGCAAAAGGTTGAATTGGTTGATAGCAATTCTAATAATCGGAGAGTCTTTCCAACTAGGTATACAAAGAATGTCGTTATGGATCAGCAGTCGTTTATCGGAATGGGTATTGCTGGATTTGCTCCACAGGAAGTTCATTACCAATACTCTGACACATACGTAATTGGATATCTGTATTTCTACATTTTAGTTGATAACGAAATTATGGATATCGATGAGGGACAAAGACAAGATAAGTTACTTGAACGAATCTACGACATCTTTTCCGATTCGCGAGATTATGGTATGGGAGAGCTTCGAATTGGTGGTTTGAGCGAATTATGGGAACAGAATAACAAATTTGGTGGATACCAATTAATGATGAGAGTTTATGACTTTAAGTAAGTGAAATGTAATGGAAGTAAATTATGATCAACTTATTTTAAGTTCAAAAGTCCCGATTAACGAATCACTATACATCAAAATTCCCACTATTTCAGAGCTGGCATTTGGTGAATATAACGAATTCATGATATTTACCAGGGTGTTTGTCACTAGTGTTAGAGAACAATTCAGTGGCGCTCCAAGCGAAGTTGATGAGATTGAAGAGAAATTCCCGTCATTTCTAGATATGGCGTTTGACGATAATATGTCAAAGGTTGCTGGTCAAATGATGTTTGGAGAAGGAATGGATCTCTTAAACGTAATTGTTAATGGTCTTGCTTATTGGACAAAGACTGATATTAATGACTTCAGAGCGTTATCAAATCACAAAATTATTAATGAGAAAGCTAATTGGGTGATTGATAGAACTGAATATGAGCAGTTTTGCAATTACATTCGAATGATTACTTTAAGTGAACCGAATGAAGAACTAATTGCACCTAAGAATATTAGTAAGCACCCACATCAATGCCAGATATGGATGAATTTGTACAAAGGAAGAATAGCTAAACTTCAAAAAAAGAAGAGTGAAGGACTAGGAGACAAAATGCTTCTACTACAAGCTATTGCTCCTTCGTATTTATCTTTCGAAAATATGGGAAATATGACTTATTATCAATTTTTTAATACTTTAAGTGCCTATTCAAAGCTACGTGCCAATGATAGAGAATTCGAAATTTATGCCTCTGAAAAATTCGATACAAAAGATATGAAATTAACTGACCTGAGTGATGAAGTCACCCTAGTCAAATTAAAAAAATAAAACTCTATATGAGGTGAAGTAATAAATGGCTACTTACGGTATGAAAGATGCCGCTAACATCATCATTGTTAAGCGGGGTACCATGCAACCAATTTTAAAGGCAGACTATGCCAACACTACTAGTGCTGAATGGAAGTCTGACCGTGTATGGGCTAAGAAAAAGGGCGTTAACGCAATTGCTTGGGATAGCGCTCGGACTGGTACGTTAACTATGGAAACGGAATTGTTTGATCTTAGACTATTGGCTCTTGTAGCTGGTGATGAATTACACCAAGGTGCAAGCGAAATGTTTAAGAATGAACGATTCCAACTTAACAAGGATCGTCAAATTCGGTTAGCCAACAAGCCACTTGACGGTACTGTATCAGTATTCAAATTGGAAGCTGATGGATTAACTCACGAACAAAACGTTCCGCAATTAATGGATGGTAGTGAAGGAACTATTCCTGCAATGCCTACAGAAGTTTCTGTATCAGCTAAGGATACTACCGCAGAAATTACATGGCCTGCAACTCAAGGTGCAACTTCTTATGTAGTTTACCGTGATGGAATCCAAATTGGTCAACCAGTTGGAACTTCATACAGCGATTCTGACTTAACTCCAGAAAAGCAATACAAGTATGTTGTAGTTGCTGTTAATAACAATGGTAACTCTCCTAAATCAGCAGAAGTTGTAATTACTACTGCTGCTCGTGGTACTGACACTGCTGGGGAATCAGTAAAGGCAACAGAAGATGCAATCAAGAAGGCAACTGCTGACGCAAAGGTTATTTCTGCTAATGGATTGAACTTCAAGGTACTTGAAGGTGGCTTGATTCAATTATCTGATGCTGCTCCGGTTGGTGCAAAATACGTAGTTTACTACGCTGCTAATGTTGACGGTGTTAGCGAATTTACTGTTGAAGCAGAAAAGTTTGCTGACAACTTTGAAATTTATGCAGATTGCATTATTCGTGATCAACAAAATGGTGAAGACCACGTATCACAAATTCACTACACTAACGCAAAACCAGAAGGAACATTCACTATTGGTCAAGATGCAACTAAGGCAACCTCTCTTTCACTTAAGTTTGACTTAATGCCAGACGAAGAAGGAAAGATGGCAACTTACAAGTACATTACTGACTAATTAGTTGAGAGCATCGAAGGGTTCGACTCCCTTCTATGTTTTAGAAATACAAACGAAAAACAATCCATTTATACGGTTATGAATGGACCCTAAAGTCCGTAATGAGGGCTTTATTTTTTCAAGAATTTATAGATTTTAACAACATTTTATAAAGGGGAATCGTTGATGGAGAAAACGATTAAGTATTTAGAAAACGGAGAATACCATTATGCTACAGTTCGCTCTGTTGGTGATTTGGCACAATTAAAGACTGATTCAAAGGAAACACTTGTCGAAGCCATCAACGAACTTTGGAATGGTGGAGGAAATGCTGATCCAAGCAAGGCGCCAAAGCCAGAAGGTTATGACCAATTAGTTCAAGATGTTGCTGATGCTGTTAAAAATCAACAAGAAATCAGTCAGCAATGGATTGAGTGGCAAAACGAAGAAGCTCAATTAACGGAAGAACGAAAACAAGCCTATCTTCAAGCTATGAAAGAAATGCAAGAGGCTATTGATAAGGCTAAAGCTGATGCGGCAGCTCTTGATGATAAGACAACTAAATTAGACGAGCAAATCACCAAGACCTTTAGTGATCTTGATACATCAATTCAAAATATGCATGAACAGCTTCAAAAAGAAGCAGATCGCATGAATCAAGAATTGATTGATACAAAATCTGATTTAACTAAGGTTCGTACAGATCTGCAAAATGCCCAACTAGATAATGGGAGAATTCATGACGAGCTAACTAATATTAATGGGAAATTTGAACACAAAGTTTGGCAAACAGATTTAGACCCGTTAAAGGAACAGATCGACAGAGCTGAAACCAGCGTCCAACAGACCAAAGATGAGTTACTTGGAAAGGCAAGTCGTCAAGACTTAGATACAGTAAGCAACACTGTTTCTAAGCTTAATACGCAACTGAAAGAAACAGCTAAAGGTGTAGAAATCAGCGTTAAGAAAGATGAACTCGGTGGTGAAATCGCTGAGGCGCTGATTAATAAAACGAACATTTTACTAGGTACAAGAAGATTCACTACCAATAACTGGACTCAACGAGATCATGTTGAAATATGTAGTGATCCATGGAAAGGGTTCTTAGTAGCTAAGCAAAATAGTCCAATTGAGGGTATTCAACAAGCATATGAAGCAAAAGCTGGAACAACATATATTTTTAGTCTTTTCGCAAAGATGGACAACTTAGACGATAGTAATAAACCGCAAATTATCCTTGCCAAGAATAACCTTGATACTAGTCTTGATACCAAGATTGATGTATGGCGTAAAGAAATTGAAGATATTACCTCTGATTTTAAGAGATATGACTTAACCTTTACGCCAAGTGAGGATTGTACGATATACCCTCATGTTATATCTAACAGCAATAATCCTATATTCGTTTGTGGCTATCAGCTAGAAATTGGAAAGACATCAACTCCATGGGAACCTAATCAAGAAGATGTTGGTGACTATGTAGAAAAGTCTGAGGCACAATTCAATGTCTATAACGATAAGATTCAAGCCCTAACTGAAAAACAACGCCAACAAGGTGATACCCAAGAAAAGTTACGAACAGAAGTCACTCAGACAGCCGAAGGAACAAAGCAAGTATCCGAGAATCTCAAAAAGACTAATGATGATATCACAAAACTTCGTGGTGAGTTTGAAGTAAAAGCGGATCACATGAAGTCTGAGTATGAGACTTATACGAATAAAGCTGTAGGTCAAATTAGTGATAGTACATTAAATCTTATTCGGAATAGTTCATTTCAGAATAAAGATGAGGACTTTGCACAATGGCAGAATGTTTCTGCAAAGGTTAATGTACGTCAAAATGAAAATGGGTTGCGTTGGGTTGAATTAACTCAGTCAGGAATGACTACAGATAATATCATTGGACTAACAAGTAACTATTTTAATATTAAACAAGGTAAGGTTACTGTTGCCGTTGATATTAAGAGTGGAACCAAGGCGGACTTAGATATTGAATCTGTTTTGACGCTTGAATTATATGACGAAAATAAGAAACGTATCGATTTTACTCGGCTTACACTTAATGATTTAGGTTTAAATAAGTCATTACTAGGAGATCATCAAGTACATCGTGGGCTATATCGATTAGGTATTGATAGAAATGATGCTAAATACATGACGGTAAAAGCATTATTGGCACGTAATGGTGATTTGTACTTCACTAATTTCTCTGCAAGATTGTCTTCGATTGACGATGGAGCTTATGAGCCTAATCCAGATGATATTAACCAACAAATCCTTAAGCAGAATACTAAGATCGAACAGAATTCTAAAGAGGTTGCGATTAAGGCTAATTCAGTTGATGTCACTAGAGATATTAAGAGTGCAGTAGATAATGTTCAAGTTGGTGGAACAAACCTGGCTAACAAAACAAATCAGGGAACTATTAACTGGATGTGTGATCCAGGTAATGGAACTACTAACTTAACTGAAATAAACATTAATGGAAATAGAGGAGTCCGCTTTAATAATACTAATAAAACAACTAGTTGGTGGGTAGTACAGTATGCGCTTGACCTTAATAAATTTGAGCCAACTACAGATTATGTAATTAGTTTTGATATTAGAACGCCTATGAATGTTGAATTGTACGGAAGTATGTTTGACATAGCTGGTGGTGATTCGATGAATGGTTATTTTACTGATACATCAATACACGGTGTTATTCCAGCAAATAAATTAACTCATATTAGTGTATCCAAGCATACAAAAGATAATTTCGACAAAGATCATTATCAAAGTTTCTATTTAAATTCTTGGAATCTATCTAGATGCGATTGGGTAGATTTTGTTAATTTTAAGATAGAAAAAGGAAATAAGGGAACAAATTATTCTGCTGCTCCTGAAGATGTCTCAGAAGAAATCAAAACCGCTAAAGACGCTGCAATTAAAGTAGCCAGTGACCAAATCAATATTCATGTTAATGAAATAACAACCCAGTTTGACGATAAATTAAATAAAAGAATTAATGAACAAAAGACCGCCAGTGAGAAGTTCACATCTGATGGTATTGAGCAGGTTGTAACAAAAGTTACCAATGTGAAAAATGATGTGGATAGATTAGGAGATACTGTGAATAGTGTTGGATCACGGAATCTTCTTCATAACACAAGTGATCAGTGGAGAACTTTAACTAATAGCAATGACTGGTTACAACAGACAACAGCATCTTCTTGTTGGACTTCTACTTCTGATTACCATGGTGGAGACAAATTTACTTATGCTGCAAAGATTACTAATAATAGCCATCAACAAGCAGAGTTGGAAATTTGGTTGTGTGATCCGAATAAGAATTTAATTAATGGGCAAGCATTCCATGCTCCTATTCCTGAAGGTGCGAATGCTTATGATGTAAATGTTACATTCCCGATTACGACAGGAACTTGGTATATAAGAAGTTGGATTATCTTTACTGGAGGACACGCTCCTAAAGGAGATATTGTTCAGGTTAAAGATGAACGTTTAGTGGAGGGAGCAACTCCTGGTAGCTGGTCTCCTAATCCAGATGATATTAACCAACAGATTACTAATACTAATAAGAAGATTGACACGCAAACCATCGATTCCGCAAATATTGACCAAATGAAAACTCAAGGTCATTATTTTGTAAGAAATCTTACAGGAAATCCTATCGGCGGATGGGTCTATGTTGATGTAACAGGAAATAATAATGACCGTGTGCGGCAAGATGTTTATGCTGACCAAAATAATCAACATAAATATAGATCATGGAATGGATCAAGATGGTCCGATTGGGAACAAGGCGCTTATTTAAGTGATGTGAAGACAGAGGTAACTGCATCAGTTAAGAATCTTGGCGATAGAGTTACTACTGAAGTTAATTCCATTACAACTAGACAAAATAATTTTGAAAATGAAGCCAAAGAACAACACTCAAATGATGTTGAACTGGTAAGAAAAAGTGATTTTGAAGATGGGAGTAAAGGTAGCTGGACTGTTAATGGTGTTGTACCTGCTACTAATCCCGCACCACCAGCTGAATTAGGGCAGTCTGGAATGAAGGTTCTTCAAACTAATACTCGAGATGGTTATGAAGAAGGCATCTGGTATTCTGTTAAGCCAGGTGAAAAGTTTGATGTTGATTTTTGGTGTGCCCCATCTGGTGTGTACGACTCATCATTTGGTTTGGTTTTTTATGATGCTAATAAGAAATTAGTTCCAAACAATCAATGGTTAGGTGTTCGTACAGATCATTCAGGACAATGGAAACACTATACTGGTACGATAACGGCGCCCGCTAATGCTTCGTTTGCTAAACCTTGGTATCAGATGGATAAGCCAGCAAACAATACAGAAAATTCGTCATGGATTGCAAAACCCCATATAAGAAGACAGAATCCGCAAGTCGAAAAAAAGATTAGTGAACTTAATACCAAATGGGACGTTGCTAACGGTCAAATTCAAGGTAAAGTTACCGAAACCGATGTAAATAACATTCTGAATGGTAAGGGATACGCAACACAGTCATGGGCACAAACGATGTTCCAAATGAAAAGTGATGCAATTACTTTACAAGCTGTTCGGGACAATATTACCAACGGAATTCAGAATCAAGTAAATGATACAAGAAATCAAATTAATGGATTGCAAAATCAATTTAATACTCAAACGGGTATTAATCTTTTAAAGGGGACGGCTGATTTTAGTGGACCCTGGTTTAATAAAAATGGTAAAGGGTGGTCATGTAATGGAGAATGGCAACCGCCTACAAGCGAGAACAAAAGTGAAAGAAATAATAACGTGGTATATCAAGATAGCGGTCATGCGTGGGACGGACTTGGACAGACAGTAGAATTAAACACAGGTGAATATACATTTAGTATGTGGATGTGGCCCACCTTATCTGGTAATGAATCGATGAACATTTATGTGGGTGATAGTCAATATGGTGGAACGGCCAAGGTGAATTATAGTGGATATAGTTACTCGGCATCACAACCACAAAATAGATGGATATTAGTTAAAACATACTTAACTGTGACTCAAGGTGGGAAATTATCTATTCGCCCCGAATTAAATCAAGCATCTGGAACAATACATGTTGCTTCGTATATGCTTCAACATGGTCATGTTGAAAATCCAGTCTGGGCTCCGGCCCCAGATGATTTGGCGCCGAAGAGTATCATTTCTTCAATTAATATTACCCCTGATCAGATTAAAATTGCGTCGAATAAGATTGTTATTGATGGTAACACTGATATTCATGGGACGTTGAGAGTGCCAGATGTAAAGTTAGCAGGACGAAACGGGAATGTGGATCTCAGTGGAGACGGAATAAATATTACCAAGACTAATGGTGCTGGAATAAACATTGCAAGTAATGGTATACAATTAACGGCTAATACAAACGGTCAAAGTGAAATCGAAGGCGTTATTACTACCGCATGGTCTTTGAACAACAAAAACCAAAATGGAATTGGATTAGTTATTACACCGGAACAAACGTTAGGAAGACCTTATGGTGGCGATATTTTAACAATAGGTTCAATGGCAGCACCAGGAACAATTCATGCTGCAATGGTATTTGATGCTACAGGCATAAATCCCGATTATAGGAGAGGCTTTAATTGGTTTGCGCCTCATACACTAAATGGAGATGGTGGTGTACTTAGATTCCCGGGAGCCCAAGATGATTTAATGCTTTATCCAGGTAACATGCCTGGAAGCCGTCAAAGTAGTTACAGCCAGCCAACAATGAGATTAGTTCATGGTGCTGCTCAAGGCTCTGCAGGAGTTCAATTTCAGTGGTACGACATAGTTCCCTTTGGGAGAATAACTTCTTCAATGAGTTATGTGTCAGCCGTTGGGACAGATGATGATGGTGGAATAACTGTTAGTTGGTATTCTTACGGAGCCTGGTATAGTGGTAGGAAAGCCCCAAGTATCGTTTATCGAGGAAGCGATGGTAATCGTGGGAATGGCGGAATTGTTTTTTATCCAGGTGGCGAAGTATGTTTCTGGCAGGGAGATTTCCATTCAAACTTGAGATGGAGTGGCATGAAAAATACAGATTAAGAAGGACTTTATGGAAAAAATAATCTTATTAAGAGAATATGTAAAAGACATTAATAATAATGAATTGGCTATCCTGGAGACTTATTTACGAGGTGATGGGTCCACACCGATAATTCAAGCAATGGGCGGAATTGGAAGTAATATTATCGGATATAAAGATAATGGTGAGCCAATAATTGACCAAAATGAAGATAATTTGATTGAAGCGGCCAAGGTAAAGTTGATGGCCGAAGCTATAAAAGAGCAAAAAAAGTTATGCGTTGAGAACGGGGTTGACCCAGAGTTAGTAAATATCATTAACGCAGAGAAGAAGGTAAATAATGAATAATCAACAGCAACAAACAGGCAAGGCAGAAAAGGTAGCAAGTAAACTAATTAATAAGTTGGCGTTAACAGAACTTGAGTTAGCTAATCGTGAAGTTGATATCGATGAACTTAATGCGAAGATTCAGCAATTAACTCAAGCTAATCAACAACTTTCTGCTGAAAATCAACAACTTAAAAGTAACCAAGAAACTAAAACAGAAGAATAAGAAGAAAAGGGGAATATTAGCATGGCTTTACGCAAAACTAAATCAACATCATTAACTGGTGAATCAGTAATCAATGGCACTACCGTTGTACGCATGACTGCTAGTTTATCAACGAGCGGTGGTTCAGATTCAGTAAATCAATATGTCCAAAATGTAGACTTATATAACGCAAACAAGCGAGATGTGCGTAAGGATATCTCTGCATTTCAAGAATATGTATATGAGCAACAAGATGCTATTGACGCAGAACTTGAAGCTGATAAGGAAGCTGCCGATTCTGAAAAGAAAGAAGCTAAATAAAACAAGGCTTTTACCAGCATATTTGGTCTTTGAAAACGCCTAATATACTGGATATTTCGTCGCCTAAGAAATTCACAGTTCCTTAATTAGGGGCGGCCATGATCGGTGGTGACAGCATGGACAAAGATAAAGAGCTTGAACTACTAATGGATATTCAAGAAAAAGTCGGTCGAATTGACGAGAGACTTAAAAAAGTTGAAGATACAGATCGCAAAGCGGAAGAGGCGATTCGTTTAAGTGAAAAGAATGAAGAAAAAATTGTTGAGCTTTCCGCAGCAGTTGAAGAACTTAAAGAAGGTCGAAAGTGGACCCAAAGAACTGCCATTGGTGCCATTATCAGTGCCGCAATTGCAGTTTTATCTTGGATTCACCCGCCATTCTAAAGGGGTAAATAAAATGAAAAAAGTATTGAATTTAATTAAAAATAAGGTAGTTAAGCCAGATGGAACACTTAATGGGAAGATCATTAGTGGTTTGGTAGCACTAATCATTGTATTTGTACAACAAATCTTTGCCTGCTTTGGAGTTCAACCCAAAGGTGATGTGACTGCTTTTGTTGGACTTGCTAATACAGTCTTAACTATTCTTGGATTAGTTGGAGTATTAAGTGATCCAACGCCTGTGGAAGTTCCTGTTAAGACAGAAAAGAAATAAGTAATGTTTTTTATGCATTTTCATGAAAGCGCTTACAAATTGTGATAAAATAATATCTGTCTAAAAGAACGTTGAAAGTGAGAGAGAACGAGAAATGGTTAAATTTAGAAGTTTTTATAATGATCCAGAAAACAGAAACATTATGGAAATTGTACAAACACCAACCGGCGCAGTAACAATTTATGAACCTACAACAGAAGATATTAGAACTATCATGAGTCTGGATGATGCAATTGCAGCAATGAACCAAGAAGTGAATAGTGATGAAGGTAATACTATTACGCTTCATGAAGCATCTATCTTAAAGGTTCTAATTCCTCGTCTAACCGATTTAGACATGGAAGACTTAACAGATGATGAGATTGATGAGATCATTAGCAACTTAAACGCCGAAGGAAGCTTGTTAATGGCATCGCTAGAACGTGTTATCAGTCAAATTTATACATTAATGATCATTAACTTTAGCAATCAACAAATGCTAAAGAAGTTAATTGATATTAGTGATGATCTGACTGATCAAACATTGGGAATGTACATTACTCAAGCCGCAAAGACAGACGAAGGGCGTAGACAAATTCACGAACTTAACCAACAAGCGAAAAAAGTTGCAAAAATGCAAAAGCAAGAAGAACAAGAAATGTCTGAAAAAGATGAAGATAATTCGGACGAGGGTGTAAGTTTTAACGATGCACCGTCACTTGATCCAGACGTTGATTCAAAAGAAGCAAAAACTGTAATAAAGGGTCATTTTTCTGGACTGGATGAATAAAGAAAAATACAAAAAATAGCGCAATTATGGAGGGGTTTGGAGATAAGTATTCGTTCGTATTTGCGCCATTTTTAATTTTCGAGGTGAAGAAATGTCTACTGTTGTTTTGGAGGGTAAAATCACCGTAGATGTTACTGGTATAGAAAATATTGCTGCAAAAATTAGAAGTACCACGATTAGTACACTTCAGGGTGAAATCAGACATTTAGCAGAACAAATTTTGAGAGATTTGGCGCATGCTGATTGGCCAGCCGGGAAAGCGTCTAAAGGTTATGTATCAACTGGAGAGCTTGCTGATGCTGTTGTTGTCACAGGAGGTGGCACCAGTCTCAATATTGAAATGGATGGTTCACGTATGAGCATGGTAGCACCGATTCATGGAAGTGGAGTTTCTAATAGAAATGCAGTCAGTCATTTTCCAGAACAATGGGGTATCCATATGGGTGTGAGAGGTCAAGCCTATAATACAGAGATGCCAGCATTACTTGAATACGGTGGTGGAGGTCTTGTGCCTCATACGGGGACAGGATATTTTAAGAAGGCGTTTGGTATTTATCAGGAGGAATTTATACATATACTAGCAGAGGCACTAAGAGGTGCCGGCTTCGAGGTTTCGGAAGGATAAATACAAGTGAAAAGAAAAGAAAACTTAAATTATCAAACTACTAAAGATAGAAAAATAGTCAGATATGCAACGAAGGCAAGAATGGCTAAAGTTAATCCAAAAAATATAAAGATATATGATCGTTATTTAAGAAGTAGGGTTATCCATAACTCGGATGTAAAGAATACGACTTATAAGGTTTATCACTCTTATATGAATATTTTCATGTGCTATATAGCTGAAGAGTGGGACAACTTTTATTTGTTAGACGAAGACTTTCTTGAAGAAGAAATGTTAGACGTGATGGAAGGATACATGGCATTCCTTGCGGACGAATGTGGTAACGGTAAAAAGGTGATTAATACAAAGTTAAGTGCTGTTTCTAGTTTTTATATTTGGGCTACGAAACGGAGAATGATTAAAAGTCACCCGTTTGATGGAAAATTGGATCGAATCGAAGGCGCCCAGGACGAAAAACGTATATCGGTACATTTCTTACATGAGAGTCAAATCAAATTAATTACTGATACTCTTGCGCAAGATAAGACGACGCTTAATCATTATGATGAGCAGGATGAATTGATTTGGAATATTGCATTTGACAGTGCGTGCCGAATCGGTGCGTTACAAAGACTTACTGTGTCTAGTCTCAACTTAGAGAAAAAGTGTTTTGAAAATATCCGTGAAAAGCGTGGAAAAATTGTTAAGATTCCATTCACTGATAGAACAAAACAAATTATTATCAACTATTTAGCATGGCGGAAGGAAAATGGAATCGAAACAGATGCGTTTTTCTATAACCCAGAATTAAAACCAATGAGCAAACAAGCATTATCACTTCGTATTCGGAAGATTGGTGAAATTGTAGGCATAGGTGATTTTAGACCACACAGTATTAGAAAAACACGACTTAATCAGGTCGGACAAAAGAAGATTGAACTAGCACAACAGTTGGCGCATCACAAATCAATGGATACGACAGCTCGCTTCTACATGGAAAAGAAAGATGAATCAGAAACGCTCGAGGAAATAAATGAATTAATGGACGAATAATGACATTAATTCCGCTAGAAGTAAGGAGGCAATATTTCTAAGCGGAGGGAATATTATTGGCCGAACAGCTATCAATTAAAGTAAAAGTGGATCTTCCATCCGCGGGGGAGATCGAAAGTCAACTAAATAAAGAACTCCGCGGAATGAAGGACATAGAAACCAACGTAAAGGTGAAGCCCAAAGTCACCGGCTTAAAAGGATTAAAGAGTGAAATACGTAAATCACTTAATGGTGATAAATTTAAGGCAAACGTTGGGGTAAAAGTAACAGGCGAAGCTAAATTAGCAAAATTAGCTAGAGAGATGGAAAAAGTTCGTCGTCTAGCTAATGAGCCAATTAGATTTTCTGTGGACGCAGGAAATTCGAAATTTGATGAACAGGTCTCTAAAGCTAAAAAGGGCATTGAAGATCTTAATAAATCTTATACAAAAGGTGCTGGGTTAGGGTTACGTAAGCAAGTTGAAGAGGCAAGACGTAACATGGAGCAAACCTACGCAGCAATGCGTAAAAATAACCTCGATGCTACAAAAGCTAATAACGACAGAGTAGCCCAAGTTTATAAAGAAAGTGCTGCACAAAATAAAGCTCAATTACAAAAGGACATTGCAGAATATAGGCGACTATCAGAAGATGCGGGTATTGGGCGCAAGGATATTAATAAACAAATCCGGCGCAGCACAACGCCTAGCATAAAAGCTGAAACCGCACAAAGGCTTGCACAAACACGCCGAGAAATCTCTGCCGCTAAGCGCGACTGGCAAGATTATGGTCGGATCATGAAAGAAGCATACAGTACCGAGCAGAAAATGGCGAAAGGTACAGCGGGCAGAAATGAGACCAGAGCTTTGCGTGAAAGAGCAGCAGCGTTAAGGTCTGAAGCTGAAGCTATTAAATTAATACCAGAATATCAAGAGCGAGCTAATCGCGCAGAAAGAGCACAACAAAGAAATCTATCCATGATCAACGCCAAGCGATTGGATGGAGCATATGCTTCTAATGCTAGAAGAACACGGACTCGTGGTGGGATTGTTCCTACTATGGATATTAGTAGTGCTCTAATGACTGGTGCGATGGGAATAGCTGGAATCATAGAACAGTATAATGCGGTAGATAAAGCTATTACTAAAGTTACGAAAGTTGTTCCTGATAGTCAGCGTGCTGTTAATCGTTGGAGAAAGAATATCTACAAAGATGCTGCTGAAGTAGGTAAATCTGCTCCTGAATTTGCTTCTGCCGTTGAACAATGGGCTACTGCTGGTTATAACTTAAAACAATCTAATAGACTTGCAAAACAATCTGTGATGGGGGCGTTCGTTGGTGAGGTCCCTGTTAATGACATGGTTAAATATATGTCTGTTCCTATGAAAGCTTTCCAAAAGGAAGGTATCAAATCGACGGATATTATTAACGCCATGAACCAAGTTTCTAACAAGCATGCCATCGAAATGGATGACTTAGGACAAGCGTATCAAAAAGCGAGTTCAACTGTGGGTGCTACTGGTACCAAATTCTCACAATTAACTGGTATTATTACCGCTGCCCAAGAAGGTACTCGCGCCGGTGGTGACGCCATTGGTACTGCCTATAAGACCATTGGTTCTCGTATCGCTAAGATGGGAACTGGCTTAACTAAACAAGATCAAACTCGTGCCGCGTTCTTCAAAGGTTTAGGGGTTAACTTAACTGATACTAATGGTAAGTTGAAGTCTACTTGGGACGTTATGGATCAACTTGGTAAGAAGTGGGATACACTTTCTGAAAAAGACAAGAACACCGCAGCTCAATATGCTGCTGGTGCTAACCATGCCAACATCTTCCAAGCTACTATGGATAATTGGAAAACAGCACGTCAAGCTATGCGAGAAGCTGAAGCCCAACAAGGACTTGGAAGTTCTGGATCCGCATATCAAGAAATGGCAAAGCAGAAGCAGTCTGTTGAATTCCAATTAAAAGGACTTCAAGATATGTGGGGGCAGTTCGTCGAAAATATCACTGGTGGTCGTAAAGGTATCGGTGATATGTTGAATGTTGTATCGTTCCTTGGTAATGGATTAACTAAATTAAGTGCTAATCCATTCCTATCATCTGCTGTAAGGTGGGGAACTGTAGCTGCTGGAATGGTTATGGCAAGAAAAGCTATGGTTAGTTTAGCTGGTGGTTTAGGTTCTGTTATTATGCAAGGTAAAAAAGGTGATAGTGTTCTAGAGCGTCTTACTGGCATTAGTTCAAAGACCCAGAAGATGAAGGATAAATGGACAGATTTAAAGAATGCAGTTGACGATGTTCGTGGAAAAACACCATCTGGAAAAAGAGCTAAAACTCAAACGGAACAAAGTATCGAAGAATTACGAAATCATTCGGGTAAAGAATATTCTACCGAAACGGAAGAATTAAAGAAAAATACGGCAGAGCATGAACGGAATAGTGAAGCTCGGAAACAAAATGGCCGTTCAATGCAAGAAAATACTGCTGAAACCAGAAATAATATTCAAGCTCTAGGTGGGGCTAATACCCAATTGGAAGCTAGTACCAAGAAGACAAATGGTCTAACTGAAAAGACGGGGAAGCTTGGAAAGGTTGCAAGAGTCGCCAAAGCTGGAATAGGGGTATTAGGAGCTGGGCTTGGATATGTTGGTTTGGCTTTAGATGCTGTAACGATAGCGGGTATGGCTATGAATGCAATGGGTATTCATCCAATAACAGCCATGAAACGAGCTATGGACCCTGCTGGTGAAAGTGCAAGAATACTTAATAAACATCTCGATAAGACTGGTAAAGTTATTGAATCTAATAATGCCGCCATAGAAAAGAATGGTTTTGTTACTGGACAAATGCAGGCCAATATGAAGACCGTTGCGGATATGAAAACTAACTTTGCTTCATTGCAGAGGGACGACAAGGGTAATATTGCAGATGATGATTTCCAACAAATTAAGCAAGCTTATAACAAGGTTGCAAAAGATAGTGGTCTTGAATTTAGAATGGGGAACAATCAAAATGCAGACGTAGTACAAAATAAGATTAATGCCCTTAATGATTGGATGCCACAAGTTCAACGAAGAACTATTAATGAGGCGGCCACCAAGGCGCAGAGTAACATGGATCAAATTAATGACATCCTGAGCAATGGCAATATTAGCAAATTAATTTCAAGTACAAAAGGTTATCAAGGCGAAATGAGTAAGCTTGAAAGAGATTTGCAACTTCAGCGTAATGGTATTAAGACTCAAAAAGATTATGATAGGGCTAAACAAAGAATCGAAGATTCAAACGAGTATCGTTTCGGAGACAAGAACGATGAGATGTGGTCTTCGAAAGCTGGAAAACGTGCGGCTGCACAAGTTAAAGCCGCACAAGGAGCATTGAGAGATGTCTACAGAGCCTTTGGCGACGGGCTTACCGATGGCACTTTAACCAAAGATAATATTGCCGCCATGAGTGAAAAAGAAAAACATATGGCTGCAATGGGGGCTGTTACCAATTTACGTGACCTTAAAGGGGTAGACAGAAATAATGAATCTGTCAAGGCAGCCCAGGCCAATTTAAATATGGTCTTTTCTTCGCTTGGAAAAAATATTAGCCAAAAGCTTAAAAATAGCATTACTGATGCCGCATTAGCCGGTGATAATGGTTCTCTGATGAAGGGACTTAGAAAAGCTGGACTTGGCACGCAAGAAATTGCTGCTATGGCAGGGATTGGCGCACAGTATCAACAACAATATCGTCACCGAAAAGGTGGATTTATAGGACAAGCCGCGGCAGACGAAACTTCTGCATATAAATTCAGAGATTCAGCCGAGAAACGTGGTATTAGGGTTGGCAATGTTGATGCAATTATGACTGAGAACGGATTCTTAGACTATGAGAAGCTAGCCAAATTTAACGCAAGTAATGTCAATACTGCAACAGGTAAAAGGGCATTCAACTCATCTGGCATTAAATATGGTAGTCATATGTCTGTCCCTGATATGTTGAGGTTGACTACAGGTATAGATGGCGACCCAACAAAGGTCCTAACTGATTTCGTCAAAGGTGGCAACAATACAAATGCGACAAACGTAGCAACAATTACTAATAATGCTCAAAGATACAAAATCGATAAAGATGGAAATCTACAAATAACAGGGCGTCAAGCAACTGGTGAGGCTATTGGTGCTGCTGTGGCAGCAAAACAAGGAAATCGTGTTAAGAGTAAAGACACGATGAAGTCTGGGATTGATGACGCAGCAGCAAACGGATCAATTACAAGAGAACAGGCAGATAAGGCTAATGATTGGATAGATAAGAATTTCAACAGCAAAGGTCAAGCTAAAACTGTTGATGGTTTCGTTAAAGCTACTCAAGATCTTAAACAAATGACTAAAAATCAGTTTAAGAATAATACTAAAGGATTGTCTAATAAAGAGCGTCAAGAGGCTTTGAAGCAAGCTCAAAAAAATGGACAAATAACATCCGAACAGGCCAAGGCATTAAGTGGTTGGACTCATGAAAAAGGTAATAAAAATAAGACAGATGGAACCAAAGTAAGTAAACCTAAAAAGAGTGAAAAAGATGGTAGCGATGACAAAGATAGCGGATCAAAACCAAAGAAGAAAAAGAATTCTTCTAAGTCAAAAGATGATGATAATGACAAATCCAAGCCACGATCAAAATCCAAATCAAAAACCGCCAAGGACATAGAAAAGCAAATCGGCAAAGATAAGATAAGTAATGATGAATTAAAGTCATTACAAAAGGGCTTGAAAAATAGTAAGGAACGACAAAAATTAGCTTATGATTTAAATAGAAAAAATCAAGTGAAAACACCTTGGCAAGATAAACTCAAAGACTTCTTATCGCCAGAGATGGTAGCAAAAGCATCAACTAGAAACGGTCGCAATAATTTTAAGATGCCTAATTTGAGTAAGTTAAATCCATTCAAAGGATTTAAAATGCCGAGCCTGAATAAATTAAACCCATTCAAAGGGTTTAAGATGCCTAAACTTAATCTTCCTAAAGGACTGACAACAAATCCTTTTAAGAATTGGAAGATGCCTAAAGGTATAACTAGTCCACTGAAGAACCTTAAACTCCCCAAGAACATGAATAATCCATTCAAGAACTGGAAGATGCCGAAGGGCTTGGGCAATATGTTCAAGGGCAATAACCCATTCAAAGGAATTCAAAATAGCTTTAATAAGTTATTTGGTGGTAAGGGTAAAAATAATAAGATTAAGGTTGATGCAGATACTAAGGCTGCCGAACAAAAAGTAAAAAAACTTGGCAAAGGTAGCGGAAAGAATAAAACCAAAGTTAAAGTTGATGCAGATACCAAAGGCGCCGAATCGAAAATTAAAAAGCTTGGTAAGAGCAAAAATAGTAAAGCTAAGATTAAAGTTGATGCTGATACTAAAGGTGTTCAATCTAAATTAAAGAATATTGGCAAGAATTCTAAGGCTAAAGTTAAGGTTAACGCCGATACCAAGTCTGCCGAATCAAAAGTTAAGAACATTGGTAAGAATGCTAAAGCAAAGGTAAAAGTTGACGCAGACACAGGTAATGCTAAGTCTAAGATTAACTCACTAAAGAGCTCACTGAGAGGTTTGAATAGTGGTAAACATAGTATTCATGTTTCAGTAGCAGTAAGTGGAGAAGGTAAGGTTAAAGCACTTAAGAGTGCAATAAGTGGACTAAGCAACAAGTCCGTAAGTATTAATGCTTCTGTTTCTGGTGACGGTAAAGTTAAATCTCTTAAGAGCGCTATTGCATCAGTATCTAATAAGAGTGTTACGGTAAGTGCTTCAGTTTCTGGAACAGGTAAAGTACGGCAACTTAAGAGTGCTATAGACGGAGTACAAAGTAAACACGTTTCTGTAACAGCCAAAGTTTCTGGTACTGGAGAGGTTAGAGCATTAGCTAGTGCCATCGCTTCTGTTCGAAGTAAATCTGTTACTGTTTCTGCTACTAAGATCGAAACGACGATTAAGAAGACAAAATCTGGATCAGTTGGTATTACTCCAGAGAATGTAAGTCAACCAGCTAATCCATTACGTTCAATGTCTGTTGTTGCTGGGAATCCACAACTTGCAGGAATGATAGGAACATCTGCTCAATCAATGGGGCTTGCATCTGATGTAAATTCTGCAATGAATGGTCAGAAAGTTACTGATTACTCTGATTCAACCCAAAAGGTTAGTGAAGACTATTGGCGTTACATGGGTAACGAACTTTACACTGGCTTACCTCTTGATGAACAGGTAAATAAGTTGGAAGGTGCAGTTACCCAAGCTGACGATAATATGGATAAACTCATTGATCTAGCACGTCAACGTATCGATTTGGATAATAAGCAAATAGCATATCAAAAGACTATGCAAAATGCTTACCAACAACAAATCACTGATATGATTAATGAACTCCATAAATACGGATTCCAAAATAATGGTAATCAAATTACCAATTTGAACCATGCAAAAGATATTACCGGTGATAATGCAAGCAAGGTAGATGACTTACTTAGCAAATATCAATCTGCATATCAGAACTTCTCACAAGCTACGCAGAAGATTCAAGAATTACAGACAGATATATGGCAACAAGGTAAGAACCAAGACGACTACCGTAATACTAAAGACCAAAAGATGGTTGAGAAGTTACAAAGAGAGCTTGAATTGCTTAACACATCTATTGATAATCAGAAGAATATTCTTGATCGTGAAAATGACTCCTTAACTGATAGTGATTACCGCATGAAGTTAAAGAATAGTTCAGATCAAATCTATTCAAAATCAGACGCCGTACAACAATTGTTGGCAGAATTTAATAAATTAAGTTTAACTAACTTTGTTGGTACCAAAGATGCTGATAATGCAAAGAATCTTGCCGATTCACTCTCGTCAATAAAAGAATCCATCATGGATAATCTTGATGCTATTGATGAGTTAAAGAAGAGTATTAGAGATATTAAGATTAATGCATTAATAGATAATGTAGATAAAATTACCGATAATTTAAGCAATAGTGTAGACCGTTTAAAGAACAATGTGACAAATCTTCAAGATGGATTGTTATCTGGTACAACATATAGCGATCTCGTAAGTAGTGATCTAGACGTTGTAAACCTTAATCAAAAGGGAGCTTATGAAAAAGGCGTCAATGACAAGATTCAACTTGAGAGAGAATTAGATAATGTATTAGATCAGTTTGCCAAGAAGAATGTTGATAGAACAGCTCAGGTGGCAAATGAGCAGTTACAAATTGAGTCACAAAAGTATGACCAAATGCTTTCAATGGCAACTAGTTATGCTAGAGGAACTCGTTGGGAATCATCGAAAATTCAGCCTAATTATAATGCAACAACGGAAAGCGATCAGATCGAAGTAAGCGGTATTACTCATAATCAAGAATATGTTAAAGCGTCAATTGAATATCAAAAACAATTGAACGATCTAAAGGCTCGTTATAACGAACAAATGGCAAATGCTGACAGTGCAGAAACCAAACAGTTAATCAATCAGCGCCTTGTCTATGAACAACTCATGTTGCAGGAAAAAGTTTATGGAACAATGATTGAGACTGATAAACAGGCTATAGCAGAGTTGAGGAAACAGTTTAATGATCCAGACATGAACTCAGAACAACTTAAGACAATTTCAGATAAGATTACTGAATATGAAAATAATATTATGGACGCCCAGAATAATATTAAAGAAGCTGTTAAGAGTCGCTACGATTATGAAAAGACATTGCTGGATAAAGAGATTGATGACTACCAACGTTTATCTGATACGATGAGTAATCTTGTTACAATTGCAGATGCTCTTCACTTAAATGGTGAGACACAAGCTTCTATTATTAATCAACAATATGAAGCGACATATCTGCAATATAACAATTATCTTGATATTCTAGCTAGATTACGTGAAGAGCGTTCTAAGTTTGAAAAGGGATCATATGAATGGAACCAACTCAATTCTATGATTCAAGAGTATCAACCATCACTTGAAAGCATTGTTACTTCATTATTAGAAGTTAACAAGAACGAATTTGAACAAAAATTATCTTCTGTTCAAGAGTACTTTGAAAAGAACGTCAACGAAGGTAAGACTGCGGATCAGGCTAAGTTTGATCAAGATGTATGGTATAACCCCGTACAAAAAGAACTTCGCCTTGAAGAAATGCGTCTGAAGATTGTTGAGCTAGAAGATAAGACTGTTGAAAAGCGTATTGCTGCTCTTGATGCCCAAGAGAGAATGTCTAAGGCTGAGGCAGATTATGTTGATAAACAATTAGACCTAGCATTGGCAGAGCAAAAGCTGAATAACACAATCAATAAGAAAGATGTTCGTTATCTTGAAAAAGATGAGAATGGTAAATTTAACTGGACTTATATTGCTGACCAAGATCAAGTTGATGCAGCACGTCAAGAAGTCAATAAAGCCAAACAAGAAATCGAAGACGCCAAGATTTCTAACCGAAATGACTATATTGAAAAGGTTGAAAAGATTGTTAGCGATATTAAGGACGGTGCATATGATCAATCAGAAGCCCGTTCAAGACTTGAACAACTGAATAACTCATATAAATTTATCCTTAAAGATATTCCTACTTTTGATATCTCTAAAGTAGAAGACATTCTCAAGGCTTACAACGATTACGAACAAAGAAATAAAGACATAATGAATGATTATCGTAGGAATGATAATATCAGCAACAAGGCTGGATATAAGGAAATTATTGATGGCTTTGGTGAGCAATTCAAGATGGTTTCTAAGGACTTGGGAGAGATCTTCGGAAAGCAATTGCATGATGCTCTAAGTCTTCCTAACGGGATCAGAAATGCCTATGGAAACGGAACGGATAATTCTCTTACGATTAATGGTGATCTTAAAGTCGAATTACCAGACGTTACTAATGTAGACGAATTTGCTAAAGCGATTGCTACGCTCCCACAAGTAGCAAGACAAAAGGCTACAAGTAAATAGTAAATAGTAGGCTAAGACCAAGGGCAACCTTGGTTGTACATAATAAAAATATAAAGAAAGGGGACAGGTAATGGTTCAACCAATACTAAACCAAGCAGTAAACTATGATGCTAAGACGAGAAAAGTCTTCACTTTTACTTATCTTGGACCAGAAATGACAACAACGAATACCTTGTCCATTCGAGAAGATAAAGCTGATTCAAAACCAGTTTATGAAAAGGATCAAGTTTCGCTTGATAAAAACCATATTTTACCACCAGAGACTCTTAACAATGGGGTTGCATACCTTGCTAAAGTTCGTGTAAAAGTTAAAGATGGCTACTCTGAATGGTCTCCAGAAATAAAATTTTCGTGTTTTACTACGCCTAGAATCATTTTTGATACGATTGATCAAAAACAATTCATTTACACGAACGATGTCTTGATGTCTGCAACATATATGCAAGAACAAGGTGATATGGTTAAAGAATATCAATATACCCTTTACGATCAAAGACATGTAGCGTTAAAAAGGTATCCACCTCGTGTTCCTGATCGAGAATCACCAACTAGATTCTCTGAACGAATGAAAGGTATTGAGAAGGGGAAGTTGTACTATGTTGGTCTTAAAGTTACCACACAACATGGTATTACTTATGAGGAACTGCAAGAATTCACAGCCCAATACGTAACTCCGTCTGTATCAGGCATAGTTCAGCCCGTTATGAATAAACGTGATGGACAAGTTGTACTGAGTCTTTTCTTAAAACAATTATTAGGAACATCTGCTCGTGCTTTCATTAAGTACAGAGAAAATGATAACGATGATAATTACACATATTGGAAAGACGATTATGTGTTTATTCCTAAAGATAACCCATTAATGTACACAGATCTGGCGATGGCAAAAGCAAGTAATTGGATTGGTAAATTATGGGTCATGAATGTTCAAGATGGTTTATTTTTAGACTTTGCACCCAAAAAGGGGGAAGGTCAACATATTAAGTTCTATAAACGTGGGGACTATATTACATGCGAAAAGAAGGCTGGAAAAATAGTATCACGTACCAGATCTAATAAAATAACTAATTTAGGGCTCAGACCATTCTATCTCTACATTAAAGTTATGGAGTACCGTGTAGAAATGTATATAGAGCCTGATGTGACATTTAAAGGTGACGATATAGACGATAACAAGTCTCAAGAAGAATTAAATGAATATCCTAATATCACTAAAGAAACTCAACAAATGATTGATGTTGCTAATCAGAAAATTTTAGCAGCAAGAAATAGATTGCAACAAATTCATGATGAGCATTGGCAACAATATATTACGCAAGTCAATGGTGCTATATCAAATGCATGGGCCCATATTTATTCTCATAATGAGCTACGCGATCGTGTTATGGAAATTGATAATGCATATTGGGATTACTTTAAAAATACTGAAATAATTAATTATTGGAAAGAATTAGCTAAAGCAGAACGTGATGCTGAGGCGCATTATGAGATTTATAGACAAGAATACGAACAACGTGTTGATGAAACCTTAAAAGAAATTGAGCTGGGAACAACAACACTTGCAGATGGACGTCTAAAACTCCAAGAATACAGTCTTGTTTATAGCTTTATTTTAAGAGAAGTAATAGACTTCGATGATAGTAAATTAGATATAAATGGATTGAGACAAAAGCAAAGAGAATACTTACAAAAATATGCATAGAAAAGGATTGAAGCGTAGTGATAATTGGAGTTGATTATTTTAACTATGGATTTGATCAACAATTTTATGACACACCAATTCCGACTTCTCAATTAGATGAGGTTATGTTAGGAGCTGGTATGTATGATGAAATGTTTATTTCTGTTGATACAGACATAGATAAAAAGCAAGAAAAGCCAGCACAATGGACTCTTAAAACGATTATGGACGCAACGTTTAATAATTCTCTTGAAGCCGGAAGTATTAACGGTAACGGCCATATCGTGACTAGATTACAAGTTTATAGGCGCGAATATCGATCAACTAATACTGAATGGCAGTTAGTCTCAGAGTTTGGGTACGATAAACATTATAACTTGTATACAGTGATCGATAGATTCGTAGAGAACAACAAAACGTATGAATATTGTGTTGTACCGTTGGCACAAGAGATTATGGGCGATCTTTTAATTGGTCCACCAGTTGATAGTACGTTTGAAGGAATGTTTATATCTGATGTTGATACAAACTACTCGATGAATGTTGACTTTAAGTTCTCTGATCTTGTTTATAACACAAACATGAATAAAGCCGTCCCGCTTAATGGAGAATATCCAATAGTTACATTTGGTAATTCAAATTATCGAACTGGAACAGCAACATTTTTACCTCTTACACCACAGTCTGAGTTTGGTTATACCAATGAGATTAATGCTCATGACGAATTTGTAAATCGTCAGAATGTTATTTCGTTCTTAAATAATGGTCGTGCAAAAGTAATGAGACGTGAAGATGGAGATATTATGGTAGTTGCTACTACTAACGTCCATACGACAGCTAAAGCGGAAGGTTTAGATTCCATTTCAACAGTAACATTTGATTTTGTTGAATTAGGCCCTCTAAATTACAACACGATGGAAAAAGCAGGACTTATTGCATCGGCCGGAAAGTCTGTTTATACCTACGATGACGATGGCAATATTGTATGGAATCAAGAGTATGATGCCAATGATGGATCAAAGAAATCTAATGAACGTTATAGAAATGCGTTTATGAAGACAAGTGACAACATAAAGGTGGGGTGATTTATGCCGGTTTCATTTCAAAAGCCAGAATATAATGAGGCTCTACCAAATATTGTCACTGGTCTTGAAGACGAGTTGAGTGTGAAAGCTGCCAGTGTTATGAGACAGCCGATTCGTAACATACAGACTACTGTTCAAGTCTTAAATGACGATGGCAGTATTTACGATACGATCACTGGTAGAGCGACGGGAGGAACAATAAACTATAACGCTACTTCACTTACTAGAAGAACAGGAACGCTCCGAATGGTGGTAGAGGATAGATACTTACCAAGTAATACAGGTGCCATATGGTTCGATAAACGTTTTAGGGTCTATCAAGGTATCGTTGATTTATCTCAGTATCCAAGAGAAGCGGTCAACTTCTTGCTAGGGACATTTTGGGTGGATGAATCATCGGTTAATATTGATGAAAATACAAGTGCTATTACCCTTACTTTGTCCGATAAAATGACTAAATGGGAAGATAGTGGTTTAGAAAATGAGTTAAAAATAGAGCATGGTACCCCTATGAGCGAAGCTATGCGGGGAATAATGGAATTGGTTGGCGAGACCGATTTTGGATATATGTACACTTCCGATACAAAAGAGGTCATGCCCTACGATTACAAGAAAGAAATTGGAACCTCGATTACGGATATCATTACTGATTTTCGCGATATGTATATGGACTTTATCTGCGGATATAACACGATGGGGCAATTTGAATATCGTAAGATTGAAATGCAAAAGAAAGATGATACTAGAAAAGTTAAGTGGGAGTTTGATTCAGTTAATCTTGATCGAGCTGATTTAGCTTTATCATTTTCAGAAGCATACAATCTTAAAGATGTTAAAAACAGAGTTATTGTGGCAGGATCAACGTCTACAAAGACTGGTTATACCCCAAAGGGCAGTGTCAAAATTACTGACGCAGATAATATCTTTAATGTTGATGCGATAGGAATGCGAACAAAAGTTATCAAAAACTCGGATCTTACTAATGATTTGCAATGTATCGCTCAGGCAAGGTATGAAATATGGAAGTCCGCCCATTTTCAAGAAAAAGTTTCAATAGATGTAATTCCTGTATACGCAATTCAACCTAACGATTTAATTACGGTAACTAATCCAGTCACAAAAAAGACCTATAGATATATGGTGGACAATGTGTCGGTAGACCTAGATGTTGACGGTAGAATGAGTATCGATGCTCATAAGCTATATTATGTTGGCCTTGACTATGGTACAGCAGACATGCCAATTGTTGCTGCAATTAAAAATGGGATTGAAAAACTTGGTTGGTTATCTCTTGGTGAACAACGGATTAAAGATTGCTACGGCATTAGTGGTGACGGAAAGAATACTCTGGTTATTCGCTTTGTAAGTAACGGCATAGGTGGCGAACAAGCTTCTACAACGGCTTATTTAACTAGTAGAAGGCAAACGTTGGAATTAGATATTAAAGACTTTGAGAAGTTGAATCTTAAGGATGAAAATGGTGATGTCGGACGCTCAGCTGGAGACTATGCAGATCGTATCTTGGGGCATGAAATGTTTCATGCTGTATGTAATGACTTCTATGGGGCCCCTAAAACTATTGATATGCCAGTATGGTTTAAAGAAGGATTTGCTGAGCTATTACATGGTGGCAAAGAACGTTATCAATCAGTAGTTGGATTTAGAAGTAATGAAGAGAAAAAGAAATTTTTCATTGATAAAGCCTCGCAAGAACTAAACGGATACTGGGGAAGTTCGTCAGAAGATTATGTGGCTGCGTATCTTATTGCTTGTGCTATGTACTATCTTAGTGGAAGTAAACAAGAGTTTCAGAAGATATTCCAACGTCTTGAGGTTGAGAATAACGTAAATTTGAACTTCTTATATAAGGCTCTTCCGTTGTCTGAAAATGCTGGAACTATTTACGATAAAGTTATAGAAGAAATGTATAATATGCCTATTTGGCAATACCTCAATGATCCTAATGATCCAGATACTTGTTCTATTGGTGGTAGTCACATGATGAATATCTATAATATGCCACTTAGTGCAGCAGACGTTTTTAATAACCAAATGGCAACAACTGCCTCATTAGGATTTAAGTTAAGATATGACGAATAAATTTTAATGTTTTTGTTGCGGAAACGATTACAAGTGTACGGATATAAGATATAATAAGATGTTTTTAAGGAGGCATTTCAGTTGAAAGGAAGACTAGAATGTCAAGATCAACTTTTCCAAAGAAAATTGATGTGTTCGTTGAGTTGTTTGACCTGCCTGCTGATAAAGTATCAGCCGCACTTGAACTTCAACAGTTAAAGCAGAAGACAACTCTTAATAATGATGAACAAAATAGAATAAGCGCGTTAAGCGCACAGTTGCAGGATTACATGATAACTCCTGAAACTATGAATAAATTACAAGACGCCATTGTCGAAATAGAAAAGTTTTTTGACGGTAATGTACGTCAATATATTCTTGAGAAGCAAAAAGAATGGGATACATATGTCAATGACTTTAATTATGTTGGGCAATGGAGTCCGACTGCTAAGTACCATAAGCAGAATATGCTCACCTATAATGGCAATTTATGGTTGTGTATTAAAGATGTAGTTGCTGACTCATCACATACACCAGATCGTGATGCAGATCATTATCGTCAAGTTGCATATAAAGGTGATAAAGGTGATATTGGATTAAATGCTATTTACCGTGGTGAGTGGTCAGGGGGTACTGCATACAAAGCTGGTGATGCCGTATCGATTAGAGCTTCAGAACCATGGAATCCGGTAGAAATGATCTTTATTGCTAAAAAGGACAATCAAGGTCAGCAACCATTAGTGGATACAGAAAGTCAATATTGGCTACTATACACTAATATTCTGATTGGAACTTATGATTTTGAAGCAAACCATACTCCTATTCATCCGAATATTAATTATATTCAGATATTAGATTAGAGGTGCCAGCTAATGAGTGTTGCTGAAACACAGAATAAGCTATTAGAAGCTGTACAAATCATGGTCGAAGAAAAGGTGAAACAGAGTTCGGGTCCTGTCTTTGATACAGGTATCGTTGCAGAAGAACCAGCTGGATATAAATGTATCGTTAATATTAATGGAACTGAAAAAATATGCACTCTCCCAGAGCATTTACACGATTGGATTAGTAAAGACGATATTGTTTATGTTAATGATGTCTATGGTAACGGCTCAGAACTAGTTGTAACTGGATCGGGTGGATCTATTAGGAAACAAACTATGGTAGTAAATGACGAAGAGAAGTCTAAGCTAATCAGCGGGGTTACTAAATTTGAAGATGACAATAATAATCTAACAGATAATACTCTAAGGATTGTTGATGAAGGGAAGAATTAAATGGGAACAAAAAAAGCAAAATATTGGAATAATCACAATGTTCTCCATTTTGAAAGTGATGATCAGCAAATTCAAATACTAGATCAAAATGGATCTGTATTAGGGACATTAAGGGAAATGGTGTTCCAAGGAAAACAAATAACTAGTGGTAATATAACTGATATTAAGCATTCAGGTGTGTATCGAATCCGAGGATTGAATGATACTCCGAATGGTGTGCCAAGAGATCAGGAATGCATTTTATCTGTTACTGCTATTGGAGAGGATAGTAATAATCCAAGTTTAATTATTTACCGACTCATCGCTCCAAATGGAATGATTACCGAACAAACAGTGTCGGGCCCATCACATTCTGGATGGGGTACTGGTGGTATCGGGTTACAAAATACCATTAATACAATTAACAATAGTCTTGGTGAAATTAGTAAATTAAAAACCAATGCTAAAAATATAGTTGATGCAATTAATGAATTAAAAGGTTCAATTACTGGCACTAGCAACACCCTAAATGAGTTTAAGCATCACAACCATGATGATAGGTATTTAAAGAAAACAGGTGATTTATCATCGGGAACTATAGCTCTCGCAAATGGACAAAGTTTTTCTAGCGTTTCTGGCAGCGGCTCTTCATGGGTAAGCCTTGCTAGAATGCAAGGAGATAACGTTATTCTTGGTGATGATTCATTTGACACCAATTTAAAAGGAAAAAATATTAAGATTAACGGCTCACCAGTTTTAACTATTGACGAATTGAAAAAACAGAATGTTGATGCTAGTACTCTGGGTGGAATGAAGGCTAGTGACTTTATAAAGGTGAATGGCGATGATACCAAAAATGGTAATTTAGCTTTAACTCATAATCATCACATTCAATTTGATGTTGGAGGCACCGCCCCTATACTTTTAGATATTAAGTCTAAAGGTGAGGCGGTCAGTCATATATCAGCAGATTCAACTGGCCGACTAGCATATAACTATAACGGTGCACAGGTTATAGTTGAAGCAGGAGACAGAACGCTTAACCTGCGTCATATGAATGGTATTGTTCTAGAAGATCACGTCAATGATGATCAAGAGCCTAGACTCACATGGAGACGTCTTGACGACCAAGGACATCCAATGGATGCTGGAATCTGGCTCGCACAACCGGCCAAATGGGGTGGATGGTCAGACTATGACAAAAAGCATTCTGTAGTTTGGTGGAATGGTAGAACTAACCAGGGAATCGTGCAATACGGGGTAGGTGCCAACGGTGAAACTCTGCATATTCTTCATTCTCCTTACATCGGTGATCATAGACGAAGATTATTTATGCAGGACGAACAGCCTAGTGGAGACGTTCCAGTGGGATCAGTCTGGATTGGTATTTAGGAGGTGAACATATGCCATTTGTAAATTATAGAGGAGCCAATGGAGAATGGATCAAACTTGGTGGTGGCAATGTTCGCGTTTCCAATGGACATAATTGGATTCCTCCCAGAGCAAGAATTTGGACTGGGAGTGAATGGAAAAATTTACTGGAAGAAAGACACGTAGATACATGGGAATGCACCGGTGTACAGTCGTTTTGGTCATGGGGAGCCGCTAAAGGATGGTCAGCTTTAGTTAGACCAGACCGTCCAACGCAAGGCTGCTACCGTCCGTATCATGACTCTTACGATTGGGGCGATGAAAGCGCTCAAATCTACTTTGACTGGGGTAATATTCAAAATACACTTCGAGGAGCTAAAATAGAAAAAGTGGAGATTTATATGCATTGTCTTCACTCTATGAATTATAACGGGGGACAAGGAGTATTCGGACTCCATAATGCACCGGGTTGGCAATCTAAGTATTCTGAAACCAATTTTGGAGTTGCTCGCGCATGGTATAGCAGAAGAGACCAGGGACAATGGATAACACTCCCAAATTGGGTTGGAGACAATTTTAGAGACGGTAGCGTTAAAGGAATTACGTGTCGAGCTGGTGATACAGCGGGAGTCAGATACTTATGGTATGCGGGATCAGCAGATGGTTGGAAAAAGCCTAAGATTCGGATTACTTATTGGAAATAATTTGTACCTAAATAAAGATAAAGAGGAATAGATGTCGAAGAAACTAACTAATCAGGAATTTTTACGTCGTGTTCAAAGCATTTATGGTGATGAATATGAGTTTATGGATGAGTACGTTAGTATGTATGTAAAAATTCGGTGTAAGCATATAGAATGTGGAAAACAAATATTAGTCACACCACATGATTTCTTGCGGGGACATGGATGTGCACTTTGCTCTGATAAGAAAAGACTAGAAAATAATAAGAACCACAACAAAAATCGTTTTCTAGAAAGATTATTAGAACGAAGTGGTGGTCGTATTATACTAATGGGTGATTGGACGAATTCAACCGAGCCAACAATGTTCTATGATTCAGAATGTGGCACATGGTATAAGGCTATCCCTAATTCAGTAGACAAAAGTTTTCACTTCGCCTGTCCTAGATGCATAGTACGGAGCAAACCAAAAGATGATAAAGTATTTCAAAAAGAAGTTAGAGAGTTATACGGTGAAGAGTATACGTTTTTAGAAAAGTATAAAAATGCAACCACAAAAATAGAATGTCAACATAATATATGCGGCTATGTGTGGAAAATACAACCCAATAACTTCTTAACGGGATATGGTTGCCCTAGATGTAGTCAATCTCATGGAGAAAAGGCTATAGAAAAATGGCTATCTCAAAACAACTATGACTTTATTCCTCAAAAGATTTTTCCCGCCTGTAGAGACAAACGACCTCTACCATTTGATTTCTTTCTTCCGCAGTATAATCTTGCTATCGAATATGATGGTGAACAACACTACAAGCCCTTTCGCCATTTTGGCGGAGAAGAAAAATATAGGATTCGTCGTAATCATGATTTGATGAAAAATAAGTATTGCGCTGATAATAATATTAATCTATTACGTATTCCATATACTGTTATCGGGGGAAATGTCGGTAAAGTAATTCAGAATAAATTAGATGAATTAAAACAACTCGATAACGTTGCTTAAAATTAAATACTAAATATTTTAAGGAGGAAACTTCTAAGGAGGACGAATAAATACTCGAAAGGAGCAATTTATTTTGTTCAAGAAGTTTCTAAAGAAAGCTGCTTTAACAGTAGCAGTATTAGGATTGACTATACCTGTGACGACAGGTGTTGTTAATGTAACAAATCATGACAATGTGGCATATGCTGCTAAGGGAGACCATGGTCCCGACTGGTCGAAATATCAGGGCGCAAATGGAATTTTTGGTTATCCAGATGACAAATTTGCTATCATCCAAATGGGTGGTACTACCACAGGATGGAACCTTTACGACCAATGGACTTATGGCCCACAAGTTTCTAGTGCAATTGCACAAGGAAAACGGGCTCATAACTATATTTGGTGGCAAAACGTTACTACTAATCAACAGGCAGACCAAGTATTAAATTACTTCCTGCCTAAGGTGCAGACACCGAGAGGCTCAATTATAGCTCTGGACGTTGAGTCAGGCTATCAGAGCACCCAGGCAATTGATCACGCTTGTCAACGAATTAAAGACGCAGGTTTTACGCCAATGGTTTATGGTTACAAGAATTATCTTGTGAATAACACAGATCTCCATTATCTAGCAAGCAAGTATCAACTGTGGTTGGCGGAATATCCTAATTATTCAGTAACTAGAGAACCTAATTATAACTTCTTCCCTAGCTTTGAAAATATTGGTATATTCCAATATACGTCAACAGCGATTGCTGGTGGTCTTGATCGGAATATTGACCTTACTGGTATTACCGATAATGGTTACGTCAATGGGAATTCACAAAAGCCAAAGACCGAAACTCCTGCAACGGAACAAGGTAAGCAAATTCGTAAAGATACTCATAACTACACCGTGAGATCTGGTGATAGCTGGTGGGCAATAGCAAATCGTTATGGCATGGAAATGAACGCTTTAGCACAACTGAATGGCAAGACCATCAATGATGTAATTCACCCAGGTCAAGTTATTCGTGTTGCTGATAAAGGAGATGGTCAATCTGTTTCAAACAAGGTTAACACCACCCCCGCACAACCAAAGCCAGCTCAACCTAGTGCACAATATTACACAGTACGCTACGGCGATTCATTCTGGTCCATTGCAAACAAGTATGGAATGAATATGTACAAACTTGCTGCTAATAATGGATTAAGCATTAACTCAGTTATTTACCCTGGGCAACGCTTAAAGGTGAGTGGTAATGTACAAGTAACTCAAAAGGTTCACTATGTTAAATATGGTGAAACGCTAAGCGGAATTGCTGCACAGCTCGGAACTACTGTATCTCATTTACAAGCAGTAAACGGAATTCGAAACGCTAACTATATCTGGGTCGGCCAAAGAATCGCTGCATAACATATTCGTTTGTAAAACACGGGTTTTATAAACCAAAAGTCTTCCTTTGGGAGGCTTTTTATTTTGATGTTTTTTTAGCGAAATCAAGGCTTCTGAGACGTCCCGTGATAACATATATTCCAGGGAGGAGGTAGGATATGCGGGCATCTGAGCTCAAAAAATACTTAGTATCTAACATTAATAAAATACATATAGTTTTAGAAAATACTGGATTTCATGATATTACTGAACGTAATGGAGAAATTCGATGCGCCCTACCTAATATGGATAATCCAACAGGTGTCATGATTAAACTTGATGAATCAATGTATACTTCATTGTTTGAAATCGGCTATAACGGAGACTTTTTTGGTGCTCTAGAAAAAGTTATGGATTCAGATTTCAAAGAGGTTATGGACTATATTCATAACTTATTAGGATTATCGAGAAATGGTGATGGAAGCACATATGATCCATTAAAAGAACTTAAAATGCTTCAAAAAGGATCGCATATCGATTCGGAAAAATCTAATAATCTATATGATTCTTCTTATTTAAATAGATTTGTTTCTGGTGTCCCAGCCAGTTTAATCGAAGAAGGTATCTCCCCTCAAGTGATTAGAAAATTTAATATATGTGTCGAGCCTTTTAGAGAGCGTATTATATTTCCCCATTATGACTGGATACATAACGACAAGATAGTGGGTATAAAAGGTAGGACGACACAAGATCTAGAAACAATGAAACTGTTAAACACTCCTAAGTATTGGAATTACATCAAGGGATATAGGCAAAATGCTAATCTTTATGGGTTTAATATTACAAAAAACAATTTAAATCAGAGTAATATGCTTATTATCTTCGAAGCAGAAAAGTCTGTACTTAAAGAGTATACATATAAACAGGGTAAAGGATGTTCTGTTGCGTTAGGTGGTCATTCAATTAGCAAGCCACAGGTGGATTTTATATTGAAACATACACCTATAAATTGCGAAATTGTTTTGGCTTTTGATAAAGACGTAATGACTAAGAAAATTGAGGGTGAAGAGTATATCAGAGCCGAAGCTCAAAAATTTAGCCCATTTCGCAGTGTTAGTTACATATGGGATAAGTATGATTTGCTTGGCGAAAAAGATTCACCTGTTGATAGAGGGGTAAAAATTTGGAAATATTTATTAAAGTGGAGGAAAAAGTTTGACGCGGTTAAGTAGGGAACAATTAAACGAACTAAAAAAGAAATACAATGTGGATCGTATTTGGAGTTTTTCACGAGTAAATGCTGCTCAATCATGTTTTTGGGATTATTGGGCTAGATACGTAAAACACATGGATATTGATGGCAGTAGCATCTATACAGAGTGGGGAACTAATAGCCATGATTTAGTACAGGAATTTGTAGCTGGAGATATTGATGCTGAAGAAGTTCCTGTCAAATGGAAAGAATATATAGACAAATGGGAACAAGACCCAAATGCATTTCAATTTGATACTAAGCAGATTGAACGTGGCTACTTAAATAATTTAAAACATTATTTTAGCCACCTTACTACTATTAAAGGAACCAATATTCAGAATGAAAAACCAGTTCTTGCACGTATTGGTGATAAGAAACAATTTGTGTTCGTTGGTTACATTGATACTCAATATACTGATGAAGATGGCAATACAGTGCTAGTTGATTATAAAACATCTAGCAAGAGTAGTTTTTCCAAAGCGAAGTTGCCTGAAAAGTCACGTCAACTTATGTTATATGCAATTGGTAAACATCAATACAATCATATTCCATACGATAAGATTAAATGTCGTTTTGACATGATGAAATATTTAACTGTTCACTATCGCCAAGAGAATGGTAAGTGGAATACTAGCATTCAAGAACGTGCAAAATGGGTATCTAAGATGGAGAAGAAGCTTGTTACAAAGCTTAAAAAGTTAGACGTTGATCAAGATAACATAGAAGAATTGATTCAAGTTGCAATTGCGTCAAATAACCTTGAATGTATGCCTAAGGAAATTCAAGAACAATTTTTTACTTCAAATTATTATATTGAAATTCCTATCAACGAAGAGCTGTGTGATAAGGTAGCTCAAGATATTGCAGCTGATTGTACTGATATAGTTGATTTTGAAAAGATGTCATCTGCTGACCAAGAAGCATTTTTAGAGCTTAATTTTCCATATAACCCCAATAATTATTATGATAAGAAACTTTGCGCATATCATCGTAGTCAATACTTCAAGGATAGGGAGGCAACATTAGACGATATGTTAAAACCTGAAAATGATGAGCAAATAAATACACTTTTTGAAGAAGATGAGATTGAAGAAGAGATCTTCTCATAGATATTAATAAAGAAAATTTATTAATATCTATACAAAGTAATGCTGGTGAAGAATACACTGGCAACAAGAATAAGATAATATTTTAAGGCGGGTAATGAATGAATAATAAGCGTTGGACACCTCTCCATTTTCATTCGGATGAATCAAATGGACTACACTATTTTGAAGTATGCAACAAATATAGTGATTATGTTAAATACTCTGTGGCTCACGGTATTAAATCAATTGCTGTTACTAATCATGGAACAGTAGCTAATTGGATCTCACATAAACTAGAAGCTGAAAAGGCAGGTCTTAAATTTATTGCCGGTGAAGAAGCTTATGTAACCATGTCTCTAGAAGATAAGAGTCGTTATCATACAATCATTCTTGCTAAGAATTATGAAGGTGTAAAAACATTAAATCAGTTGTCTAGTGATTCTTTTAAACCCGATCACTTCTATTACAAACCACGTATTACTTTTAACGAATTAAAATCAGCGGTAGAAAAGGGCAATATTTATATAACAACTGCTTGCTTAGCTTCTGGATTAGCACAATCATTTCTAAAGCATGATGACGAAACGCATCAATTGTGGGTGGATTTAGCAATTAATAATAAAGAAAACGTGTTTTTAGAAGTCCAGCCTCATAATGATCCTGAGCAGAAAGTCTACAATCAGCACTTAATAGAACTTGCTGATAAATATGATCTACATCTTATCGCAAGTAATGATATTCATGCATTAGATCCTGAATCTGATCGTATTAGAAAAATTATTAAAGAAGGTAAAGGATCAAAGTATGATGACGAAGATAATTTTGAATTATGGTGTAAAACTTATGACGAGATGTTCAGTGACTTTAAAAAGCAAGGTGTACTAAGCGATACTCAGATAGGTGAATCATTAAACCTTACTAATATTATTGCAGATAGTGTAGAGGAATTTGAATTAGACAGAAGTCATAAATATCCTCATTTGTATGAGAAACCAGAAAAGGAGTTTCAACGAGTAATTCGTGAAGGAATCCATAAAAGAGGTATAGATAAATTACCAAAAGAACAACAAAAAGTTTATGTTGAACGAATCAATCATGAATATAAGATCTATAAGAATAATGGCTCAATAGATTATATGTTAACTGATAAAGCAATGATTGATGCAGCCAAAGAGCATGGTATTAATGTCTCATATGGACGTGGTTCTGTTTCTGGATCGCTGATTGCATATCTAACGGGTAGTACTGAAATGGACTCAGTTAAGTATGGATTAAGCTTCGAACGTTTTATGAATCCAGAGCGTATATCACTTGCGGACGTTGATCACGATTGGTTTTCAGAAGATAAAGAATGGATTCAACAATGGTTGCTAACTAATAATCAATGGCACGCTGCTTCTATTTTGACGTTAAATACTTATGGACTTAAAGGAGCAATTAAAGCAATTGCTGATGGAATGCCGAGATACAAAGGAAAGCCAGCTTATATTCAATCTATTCGTAATCAAATAGGTGATGACGGCTTTATCCCGACTGCTCTATATGAGGAACATCAAGAATTAATTGATTTAGCAAAAAAGATTGTTGGAGTTGTGGATTCATTCGGACGACATGCTGCTGGAATAGTTGTAAATACTGATACGATTGAAGATACTATGGGAACTATGCGAGTCACTGGGTGGAATTATGCTGTGTCTCAAATAACTATGCACGATATTGAATATTGTGGCTGGGTTAAGTACGATGTGTTAGGACTAGATAATATAGGGCTAATCTCACGTACCACTGAATTAGCAGGGATTCCATTCCCCACACCAGATAGTGATTTTATTGATTTTGAAGACGAAGCCGTATGGAATTCAATGAGAGAAAACAACATTGGTGTATTCCAAATGGAAGGTGATCGTGCTGGTAAATTACTGAGTGATATGTTATCTCCAGAAACTATTCGGAATATTCGTTCTAATGAAGCTGGTAAAGATGTTAAGTATATGGACTTGTTAAGCTTGGTTAATGCTGCTCAAAGGCCATCAGGTGCCTCGTATGTTGATGCGGTTACTCATGGACGATTTAAGGATAATGATCATCCTGCGTTAAACAAGTTCTTAGCACCTACTCTTGGGAATCTTGTTTATCAGGAACAATTGATTCAGTTCTTAGTAGAATTTTGCGGACGAAGTGCAGGTGAGGCAGACGTTCTCAGACGTGCGGTGGGCCATAAGATCAAGTCGGTCATTGACGAAGAAGTTCCAAAAATCCATAAAGACTTTCTTAATACTATGGTTACAAAATACAATGATTCACAAGAACATGCCGAAAAAATAGCCGATGATTTCATTCAAGTTTTCATGGACGCAGCCAATTATGGTTTCTCCATCAATCATTCAATGGCCTATTCGTATATTGGTTATATTTCGACTTGGTTGCGTTATTACTACCCATTGGAATGGTGTACGGCAGCCTTCCAAATTTGGGAGGGCAAGCAAGATAAGTTAAATAAGGTAGTAAATTTTGCAAAAGAGCAAGGTATTGAGTTAAAACCTGTAAAATTTCGTAAGTCAAAAGGGAATTACTTTCTAGATAAATCTGATAAATTTATCTATGAAGGAACCGCTTCAATCAAGGGTGTTAACGGCTCTGATGGAGATGAGCTATACTTATTGCGCGATAAGGAATATGGCACATTTACCGATTTATTAATCGATATTTATGATAGTAAGAAAGTGAAGTATAAAAGTAATGGTATATATGTAAACGTTGATATGAATACCATTTATAACAATTTACCAGAAGAGAAAATTAAGCTGATTGATAAATCAATCGCCAAGTCTGATGGTAGGTACGAACAAATGATCACAAAACCGATTGACATAGTTTCATCTCATGTGATAAGTTTAATTTTGTTAAATTTCTTTGAAGAATTTGGAAAACCGAAGAAATTAATTCAAGTTTATGAGTTCTTCAAAAAGAATTACAAGCCTAATAATAAACGCTTACTAGGTAAATGCCAAAAATATAAAGCTTGCGTTTTGTATGAGAAACAACTTAAAGATGAAGATTACCCATTATCTACTCAATTACAAAATGAATTTAAGCTTTTAGGACGTTGTATTACAAAGTCACCTAGTACGCCGGGAGGTTATGCGTTTATAACCGATGTGGTAATGCGATCGAATAAGGCGGTTGTTAAACTCTATTCGATCAAGAAAGGAGTAGAAGTTCAATGCTTTGTATCAATAAGGGATTATGAACAAAGTCATTTGAATAAAGGAAATATTATTAAAATTAATTCAGTATATAAGCGACCGAAAATGACAAAACAAAATGGTACATGGATTAGAACAAAAACAAATGAGCTATGGTTGAATAGTTTTACCATAGCTCAATAAAGTATATTCTGGGGGAGATAAACGCATATGATGATCATGAACGTGAGGGTCGTTCAAGAAGCCTTTAGTAGGGATAAGGAGTTCTACAATGCAGTTAGAAACTTCGAAACTTTACAATTGTTAGCATATAGTGACAAATCAGGCGATTCATATAACGCTTGTGTAAAGGTCGGAAATGAATTACAACTTTTAATTCGCCGCCTCTTAAACATTACTAACAATCATATTGTTGTGTGTAGGACATATAATGATATGGTATGGATGTTAGAGCTGGACTACTTTGATGATGGAGCAGATCTGTATTTATCAACTGAGTGGCCTGATATGACAGATTTAGCAGATGCAGGGTTAACTTCATTGAATGGTGAAATTTTAAATATCGCATGGTTCTCTGACATGATTCAAGAACAATATGATATCGCTAATGGTAGTGAATTTACAGAAGAAATAGATGGCTTGATTGACTTTATCCATCAATTAGAAATAGAAAAACAAAATACAAGATTGCTAAAAGAGGCATAAGAAAATGAAAATTAAAGAGCTAAAAGAATTATTTAATCAATTGGGTAACACAAGTTCTAATACGGATAAAATTGCTATCCTAAAAGGTAATAAAGATAAAGAGCTCTTTGTGAAGACGCTTCAGTTCGTATATGATGACTTCATACGGACTGGAGTTTCTTTTAAGAGCTTAAATAGTAAAATAATAGACTTTAAGGCAGGGGAAATTGATACTGATAGTCAAGGTGAATATTCTCTAGAGTCTCTAATGGAATATGTTAAGGAGCATAATACTGGGACACATAGTACTATCATGTTAATTCAGGATTTTGCAAGTATGTTTCCTGACGAAAAGGAATTTATCTACCATATATTTGCTAAGGATATCAAAGTGGGTATCACAGCAAAAACTATTAATAAAGCTTTGGGTAAAGGATTTATCCGTGAATTTAGCGTTCAACTTGCACATCCGTATCACAAGTATGCAGAAAAAGTTACAGGTAACGAATTTACCTTAACTCAAAAATTGGACGGTCATAGATCTGTATTCATTGTTAAGAATGGCAAGGGGCAATTCTATACTCGTAAGGGATTACCTATTCATGGATTAGAGATACAAACCGCAGAAGCTATGAAGCTAGCAGAGGTATTAGGGAATAACGGTTCTATAGATTATGTTCTTGATGGCGAACTAGTATTATCTAATGACGACAACTTAAAAACGAAAGATTTATTTAGAGCCACTTCACGTGTTCTGCGTAGTGAAACGGCAGATAAAAGTCGAATTCAGTATAATATATTTGATGCTTTACCGACAGAAGAATTTGAACGAGGAAAATCAAAAGATACATTCAAGGTGCGGAAAGACTTTTTGTCAACTTTTATGGATGCCATCGCATATGATCATCCTGGGTCGCTTAACCATTTACATCTAGTGAAGAACCTTTACAGTGGTTCTGATATTTCAATAATTAAAAAATTACAACACGACCTTGTTGAAGCAAATGGCTGGGAAGGGCTTATGCTTAATCTTAATAATGAATATTATGTAACCAAGCGAACAAGTGGTTTACTTAAAATTAAGGAGTTCTTTGATGCTGACGTCTTGGTGAAGGATATATTCGAGGGAACCGGCAAGTTCAAAGGAACCCTTGGCGGAATTATTGCTGACTATAAAGGTTATACTATTCGTATTGGTTCTGGATTTACTGACGCTGATAGAGGATATTATTGGAATAATCCAGATGAGATTATTGGCAAGATAGTTGATATTAGCTATTTTGAAGAAACACACAACCAGAAGAATGATGATATTAGTCTAAGATTTGGAACTTTTATTTCAGTAAGAACTGACAAAGATGAACCCTCATATGAGGTTTAATTTTGATGTTTTTATAGTCAATTAATAGACTTTTTATAAAGTAATCAATATACTAAACTAGTAAATTAAAGGGGGAATCTAATCCTTGAAACAAAAAGCAGGAACATGGTTTGGTGAGAAAACTCATTATAAGGACTATGTATTTGACTCCAAGAAAGAAGAAGCATTTTTTAGAGGATTTATAGAGAATTCTGGATATAAGTTTGATGTACATAAGAGCTTTAAGCTTCATCCGATTATTGAAATGTGTAATGGCGTTTTGAAACTAAGAAGTAGTAGTTATGCTCCTGATTTTGTTTTATACGATGACAAGGGCAATATCTCCCACGTAATAGATGTTAAAAATAGTTTTACATCATTTGCTATTGATTCAGCTGCGGCTCTTAGATTTAAACTCTTTGCGTTGAAATATAAGATTCCAGTTGAAGTTGTAGTTCCGCGTGTTAAATCTTTTCGAGTAAAGATAATGGGAACAACAAAGAAGTTCGAACCAATTGTAAAGTATGACTTTAACTATAACGTCAACGATTTAGTTGGTGAAGCATACGAAGGGAATGCTACTCGTTAATGATTAGATGACACGGGTTACTTTCAACAACAATTCACGGAAAGGATGAAACAATTTGGCTTCAATTTGGGAAAAGACATTTGGTAAACGAAATGCTAAGAAAAACGTTGCCCGAGAATTGTCTGAAAAGATTATTGAATACAAAAATGACTATGGTTACGAAACAATTGCAGAAGCAGTGGTTCAAGTAGGTAATTCATACGAATTTGCTAAAGATATGGATCACGCAGCTCCAATTTATGCAGTATGGAGAAGTGCCAAGGAGCTAAATGTACTTGATATGGCCGTTATGAGAGCCATTACTGAACAGGATAAATATGAAGATGAATCTGATGATAACGATGATTCGAGTGCAGCTTTAGCAACAGCTTAGTTTAGTAAAAGGTGGATTTTATTGAAAGATTGGTTAAAGAACAACAAGTATAAAATTATCATTTTACCTGCGGTTTTATTAGTTGGAATCTTTATTGGTACTTGCACTAATAAGACAGTATATGCAGATGAAGACTCACCATTAAAGTCAATTGGTGGTTGGGCGTTTATTTACCGTTCAGGACTAGCTGTAGATAAAGAAACCCATGTTCAATACATTGTGGTAAAGAATGGCGACGGCATCTCTGTTACTCCACGGTTAAACGCAAATGGAAAGCCAATGACAAAATAAATTTTAAGGAGAATTAATTAAATGACAGGATTAAAAGCACAAATTAAGAAGTATTTACGTAGTAACGGAATCAACATGATTACTAACGATCAAGGTCGTTCAATTCGTTTGGGTAATGCGAAGACACAAGATTTACTCAAGGTAGCAGTAAAGCATGGCTTTTAACATAGTAGAATGGCTGGCTGAAAAACAGCTTTATTTCCAAAGTGGCTGCAAATATACATAGTTCTAATTGCTTCTGTTGGTTTATTTGCATTAATACCAGTGTTAATTGCGTTGCCAATATGGGTAATTTTTCATGGGAACATAGTGCTTGGTATTATTTTAGCCATTTTTGTAAGTGGACCACTCATGACGGTATTACTCACGGGGGAAGAGAGTGATGTTTGGTATTAAAGATAATTTCTTTGGCGAAATAGAGGCCCAAGCGTTAGTAGACAGCTTACGAATGTCTAGGAGTAACGCTGCGATTGGAGTTAAAAACGACTGTTCTTATTGCCAGGAACCTTACAGGAAAATGTGGCTATTTGACGGCTTACTCTATTTGCAAATTGAACACGCCGATGGTCTACATTACTTAAATGTGATACCTAATGGCGATTCAGAAGACGTGGGTTCCTTATATGACCTTTGCGCTAGTCAAGAAATATATTTTTGTCCTATGTGTGGAGAAAAATTTGAGAAGGAAGAGTAAATGATGAAATTTATTTTAGGTCTGGGAATTGGAATATGCCTAAGTTTCCTGGTATTCACGACATACCTTTTAGCAATAAATAACATTAATGGGCTGAGTGCTAGAACCTGGGGAATGATTTTAGTAGGACTGGAACTAGGTTTAGCTGTTATTGGCTCGTGTCTTGTTCTCTACGCCTGGTGGCATTTGCGTTAAAGGAAATATCGAGGAGGAAGATTAATGACCACGATTAAAGTAAATACATTATGCAGGATTGATGAAGAGAATCCGACGCCCGTTAAAGAGCAAGAGATTGCCCTAAATGTTACGGCTGTTGACCCTAAAGCAGATTTTCAAAATTTCGTGTTGGGGATTGAAAACTATATGCAATGTTGTGAAGATTTCGGAACATTTTCAGATGATATTCCTGAGCAGTTATTTGTTAAAGAAATCCACTCTGATGTGAAGATAACAGAACAACAGGCAAAAGAGCTACTATCAGATACGTTTGCTGATCCTGGAGACGTTATAGCATATGAGCTAGTAGATAGCGATAATAAAAGCTACTTGTTCGGTGTTTATAATGCCCACAATGGCTATTATTCTCACGTCATTTACGAGAACGGTGAAGAAATCGACTATTTGTAGGAGGAAGATTAATGACCAACGAAGAATTTATTGCAGTAGCAAAGGCGAAAGTCTTTGAAAACTATAGGGATAGAATAATCAATAATTTTGCTACGTTTCCCGACTCGCTAACGGTTTTTGTCGCTTGGTATACGAAAGTATTACAAAATCACAAAGCATTATTAGGTATTTCTGATCCATATGATCAACATTATTACGAAGTCACATATAACGGTGACAAGGGTGAATTGTACCTAGACGTATATAGCAAAGAAGAAAATGTTTGCATCAAGGTAAATGAGAATGAGTAGTAAGAGAGCAGTAAATCATCAGGGGATAGTATGGAATGAACAACATTTGAAACATTCTCATCGTAGATATATTAAATACCATTTAACTCGCTCATATCATTCAAGAACTCGATGGCGTCAATTAAGGAGAGAATGTCATATGAATATTTTCTCTTACCTATATCTTCACGCCACTCGTATTAAATCAACACCTAGAGGAAAGTGGAGTGACAATAATGAATAAATGGGGAATATTCGCTTCAGGATTTTGTGCGGCGGTCAATGCTTATGCGTTATTTATATCAGTGTTTGGTGATTTTACTCTGGTATTAATTACTAAAGCGGAATGGGTGTTATCTGAACATCCTGGTTGGCGATTTGCTCTAGCATCATTTTTCTTAGTTGGATTAGTTTGTTCAATTTATAGTGCTTGGAAAGGGTAGGAGAGATTAAATGAGTAAAGAAAAATGTCCATACTGTCATTTTGTTGATGCTACTGATCCCGATAGCGATCCATTAGACACTATTATCAGTTCAGATAACGACGTAGAACTATTTATAAAGCCTGATCGAACATTTGAAGCTATTCTTAACTGTTATGACGGAGTTGATGGAGATTATAGTTTCGCATACAAGATTCCTGACACACTTAATTATTGTTATCACTGTGGTCGTCGCCTAGATGGAAAAGAGGGCATAGACTGGAACGATTTATTAATAAAGATTGGATTCACATTATCGTTACTTCTCGTCCCTATTAGCATAACTTTAGCAGTTACGGTTAGTCCAAACTTCTTATGTGGAGTTATGTTGGGTATTATTTTGCCAGTCATTTCTATTGTTTGGGTGGATTAGGGGGTTAATAAAATAATGATTTTATCAATAAATCTCCAGCCGCAAACGTTTTAACATCAATGATTATTTTATAAAATCATTAATATATTCATGAGAGGGCTGATTTAATGGCAAAAGACGATATTGCGAAAACAAGAAAGAAATTAACAAAACTAATTAGAAAATTTAACAAGGAACAAGTTGAGTATGTTGCTGTAGGAAAGCACGCAGACAATACAGATATTGTAATGATTATAGATAGTTGGGGCGCAGATTCTCTACGGCATATCTTAACTATTCGTCCTGGTGGGATTTATTCTACAGATAGATCAACATTTAAGATTAATGACAACTTGTTAGAATTTATGACAAATTCCTATGAGTTGGTTAAAAAATTAAACGATACTGAAATCCACAGTGATAATATTCGAGGCTTAGATGCAAACGATATTCCAACAATTAAAAATCCATTTGGAAACAATAATTCAATTGCACAAGGTATTCAAGGGTTTAAACCCAAGGTAGAGTTATAAGGAGGAAATACATAAAGATTAAATGAGAATAAATGAGTGTTATCCAGGATTAGAAGTGGGACATTTAACTCTATTAGAGCAGACACGGTTGCAAGTAGCAGGAGTCAATAGAACAGCCTATAAATGTAGATGTGACTGTGGTAAGTTGGTTACCCGATCAGTATTAAGTTTACATCCAGGGGCACATTGTGGAGCTAGTTTTCATAATCGGAAATATTATCACCCAACTGGTATGTCTAAAGAAGATTTTAGAAAAGTTTATACAACTTGGTATAAGATCAGGACAAGATGCGAAGACCCCAATGATAAGGATTATAAACGATACGGCGGGAGAGGCATTACCCTATGCGATGAGTGGCATGACCTAAATAACTTTACCAAATGGTATTGGAAGGAAAGTAATCATCAGATTCTTCCGCCTAAGGATCAATCTGTGGATCGTATCGATGTTAATAAAGGATACTCCCCATCAAATTGTCGCCTACTAAATGCGGTTGATCAGTCCAACAACAAACGAACAAATAAAATAGTTGAAATTGATGGAGAAAAGTTAACGTATGCGGAGGCGGCCAGAAAATATAACGTAAAAAAAGATACAGTAAGATGGCGTTACCTACATGGTAAAAGAGGATTAGATTTAGTCGACAAGCATCACAGTCAGAGGCATTATTTCGTAATTCACGGACAGGAAATGACGCTTGCTCAAATTAACGGAGAATTCGATATTCCAATGACGACACTATGGCATTGGGCTAAAAATAATCATGATTCCATCATAATGGAAAAGAAAATACATACATATCAGGAGGAACATAAATTTGGCAACAAACAAGCAGTTTAATTATCCAGACAAAGAAATATACGAATTTGTACAAAAAGAATTACATAAACGTGGTATTACAGCATATTCTATTGGCGAAATTGCATACGAAATGCAACATGAGTATTTACCAGATTATGAAATTAGTGATTTCGCCGAACAGTTCAACGAAGTTCTAAAGAAACGAGAAGTACTAAACCTTCTTGCGTTCGCCTTTGAATTGGACAATCTTGCTAATAAAGGCGCATTTAGTGAACCAATCCAATCCATTATTGAAAATGATGCTGGTTTCTGGCAAATCGATGAAATTTTAGCCTCGTCATTGGCTCAATTATTCGGAATGCTTGCGATTACCAATTATGGATATTTAGATAAAAAGAAATACGGAATTGCAAAAGCGCTTGATGGGGCGAATAGCATTACTGTATTCTCGGACGACATTGTTTCTGCTCTTGCGTCAGCAGTAATTGGTCGCTGTGGTCATGGTTCCAAGCTGGAGCTTGATGACAATACTGTAGAAGAACCTGCTAATGGCGAATTCAGTGAACTCAAGTTTGTGGTAAACGGTAAAGAAGTGGAACCCCAGGGTGATTTGGTATATTTTGCAAAGCCTATTAAGAGTGATCGCAGGTTACCTAATTGGGATCTAAATAAGTTTGTACATGATTTAGGAAAAGCAATTTACGATTCACGGGAACTCGCTGATAGATTAGAAGAAGAATTCAATCATGATTATTATGTCAACTTGGAAGTAGGTATGGACGACGAATCTACTTGGCAACTAGTAATCGAACTTCTTGATAACAAAATGAAATTAGTTGATGTTATCAATATTGATGTAGACCATTTCCTTGACTACGTATATCTTGAAGTCGATTCGTCTAGTGAGTTTGTTGACACGGCACAAATGATTGCTCAATTTGTATTTGAACATGACCTATATCCATATCCAGAGGACAGTAACGATTTAGAAGAATCAGATGACGAAGACAATGAACTCGATATGAGTGAAATGACCAAGGCACTTGCTGCAATCACCCCATTATTCATGGAACACTTCAACTCATTGATAAAGTCTGGATCACTAGACAGTCTAATTGATATGTTGAGTGACAAAGAAGATAATCGAAAGGATGATGCTAATGAATAACGAAACACAAGAAAACATTGATATGAAATTGAGTCCAGATAATATTTACGGCTACATTTTTACAACCCAGGGCTATTCAGAAGATCAAGACGACAAACGTAAGAAACCGTTATTCTTCTGGAAAGGATTCCATATGTATCCACTTGTTGTGCAAAATCCAGAAGACTATGATTTTGAAGATCCAGATTTTGATGCAACGGAATTGGAATTCTTGGTTTGTACAGAAGGTGGAGACCAAGATAACTATGAGTATGTTGAAATGAATGCAACAGAACTGCGTGATTTCCTACGTGCGCATCCAGCATTCCGCATGTTCCCAGCAGCAGACTTATTTGAAGAATTACACGTGATTTAATTATGGCACAATTATTTTTTAAGTATGGAGCTATGAACGCTGGCAAATCATTGTCTCTATTGACTACAGCTCATAATTATCAAGAACAAAATAAAGATGTTTTGATCATGACCAGCGCCATTGATGATCGCTATGGCGTTGGGAAGGTTTCAAGTCGAGTAGGATTAAGTTGTGAAGCACAACCAATTAAACCAGAAGATAACGTAATTGAATTGATTACAAAGTTATTGAAGTTAGATACAGAAGGAAAAACTGTTTGGCCACACTGTATTTTAATCGACGAAGCTGAATTCTTAACTGCACAGCAAGTCGTTGATTTAGCTAATATTGTTGACACATATTATATTCCTATCATTTGCTATGGTTTACGAACCGACTTTCAATGTAACTTATTTGAAGGATCAAAAACCTTATTCGAGGTAGCAGATAAGTTAGAGGAAATCAAAACAGTTTGTCAATGGTGTGACCATAAAGCAACAATGAATTTAAGAATGGTAGATGGCGCCCCAGTCTATGATGGAGATCAAATTCAAATTGGTGATCAGGACTATATTTCGGTTTGCCGCTACCATTACACAAATCCAGTAATTAAAGTAACTAAGAAAAATAAAGAAAAGGAAGTATGATACTATTTTACTAAACACTAAGAATAACAACGGCGTAAAGATTGCATTAACAGCTATGGGAGCATTAGCACTCGGTCTTGTAGCAACAGGAACAACAGCAAATGCCGACACAACTATTGACAGCAACCACGTGCAAGTAGAAGCGGGTGACACATTATCTGCAATCGCTCAAAAGTACGGAACGGACGTTGATACTCTTGTGCGTGATAATCATATTGCAAACAAACATTTAATTCACGTAGGAGATAAGTTGGTTGTTATGCCTGGTGTAAAGAACACCGATGTAAACGGGCAAGATACCGATAATCATGTAACGAACCCTGTAACTACACCAACTAGCGACCAACAAAATACTACAACTAATACCACACCAGTTACTCAAACTACAAGCGGTGTTTCAACTGTTACTGACTCAGAAGCAGAAGCTAAAGCATGGATTGCTCAACGCGAATCTGGTGGTAGCTATACTGCCTCAAACTCACGTTACTATGGCAAGTTCCAACTCGATCTAGCGTACTTAAATGGAGACCTTAGCCCTGAAAATCAAGAAGCTACAGCAGATCGGTATGTGGCTCAAAGATACGGTTCGTGGAATGCAGCCAAATCTCATTGGCTCTTGGCCGGATTCTACTAAAATATGAGTAGAATAGTAAATGGAGTAGTGATCTCTAAAAATCCGAGCCATGGAAAGCATGAGGTCAAAGATTATAAAGGTAAAGTATTTGGCGAACTTACCGTTGAAGAGTTTGACCACAAAGATAAATGCCATAAAGCTGTGTGGCGTTGTATATGTTCTTGTGGGAAAGAATGTTTAGTACGCTCTAATAATTTGCAAAACGGTCAAATAATTTCATGCGGACATATAAATCGACAAATGTCCGCCGAAAAAATAAGAAAAGTTAGTACAACTCATGGCGCCAGTAAAGAACCGTGGTATAACAATTATTCTGCAATGCGTCATCGGGTAACTAATCCGAATAGTATAGATGCAAAGTATTATACTCATGAGCGTATTAAAGGAAAGCTCATTGAGCAATCATGGCTAGACGATCCATGGGAGTTTTTCAAAGAGATTGGTGAAAAACCTGGGCCGAATTATAGTATCGATAGAATAAATAATAATCTTGGATATATTAAAGGAAATGTGCGTTGGGCTGACAAACATACTCAAACAGTTAACAGAAACACTGATTCAATCCACAAAAGTAAATCAGGTTACCGCGGAATAACACTTATTCCGAAAGGACGTAACAGACGAGCTCGCGATTGTTATTATGCACGTATTCGAGTTAATGGAAAGGAAATCAATCTCGGCTACTATGAAAAATTAGAAGACGCAAAGAGGGCAAGATATGAGGCTGAGACAAAGTTCGGCTATCCTCATACATTCGAGATTTCAGATAAACGTCCAGATATTAATATTCAAATGATATTACAAAGTAATCGCGAAAAAAGCATTTCATAATACTCATGGATGGTACTAATTTACAAATGTGATACAATAACATTAAGGAAATCCAAATGCGGATTCCTACCTTCCTAAGATAGCTCCACTTTATGTGGGGCTTTTTTATTTTGCTTATTTTTAGTTAAGAAGTGTTATTTGTTTGTAATAACACTTCCTAATTATCGCTATTTTAGCATCTATTTTTATGATAAAATAAAGAGGTGTTATAATTCTATATATCAAAAAATAACACTAGTATTAGGTGGTTTTATGAAACAGTTAGTCTTGCCTATAAAAGACTCTTATGTGTTATCTGAAGTACAAGATACGTTATTAAATAACTTTAAATCTGGTGTTAGAAATTACACTATTTTCCAAGTCGGAAAGGCAACCTTACTTCGAGTAAGTGACGTACTCAGATTGAAACAGGAAGATGTCTATGATAAATATGGTGAGGTAAAAAGAAACGCATTTATTAAAGATAAGAAAACGGGCAAGCAAAATACATTGTATTTAAAACCTGTCCGTGAGGATTTAGAGAATTATAAAAAATGGTTAGAAGAAAATAATTATTATCAAACTACGCCCTGGCTATTTCCATCGACTACCAGACCAAATAAACATATCGATGAAAGAAGATATTATACGATTATGCATAAAGTTGGAGATCTCCTGGACATTCCATATCTGGGAACACACACCATGAGAAAGACTGGAGCATATCGAGTTTACGTACAGAGTAATTATAATATCGGATTAGTTATGTCATTACTCAACCATTCATCAGAAGAAATGACTTTGAGATATTTGGGGCTAGACCAAGTGTCTCGAGAAAGACTATTAGATAAAATTAATTTCGGATAAGGAGATAATATGCAGCCATTATATATTTTGCAGGGACTTATAAGTCTCATTATTCTATTTCAAATAATTGCTACTTCACTTTTTAATAGGAAGAAAAAGCATTGGATTGCCATTGCACAAATGAGTTTAAGCGTTGTTGCTTTAGCTCTTGTCTCAACAGAGTTATTTGTTATTGGACGTGTCAACTTTCCAGTAGTACTTACATTTATTATTCAATGCGCCTTAATTCGTATATTTTGGAAGACGCTTGGACAGTTCGAAAATTAACACTATATAATAGGAAGAAACTCGTTCAAAAAGAAAAAATAGTGATTATCGACAGTTCATATATTTATAAGGAAAAATTTAGAGACATTCGCGATATAATTGCGTCAAAATTGTCGCTAGATAATTAATAAACTTCCGTAGACTCAAAAAATGCTCCTCAGACGAAATGAAAAATAAATTAACATATAGTTAATCATTTAGATTACGCTGAGAGGTTATTTTTAATGTTGAGTTGCAAGAAAAACTTCGGTAAAATAAAAAGGTGAGATATTTCCCCCCATAAATATCTCACCCCCCAATATTCATATACTAAAATATCCCCCAAGAAATTTTAGTGAAAATATGTTTCTTTATAACCTTTTGACATCCTACAATGAGTAGGATGTCTTTTTTATTATTCTCTTTACGAACATATGTACGCATGATATACTTATTATACAAACGAACGTTCGATCAAATTGTTAAAGGATGATTGTAATGAGTAATAAGATATACCGTGTTTTGGATGAAGAGTCAGGTACTTACATCAGTAAAGTTGCCGGATTTATACGATCAGAAAAATATACAAAAGTTGATTCAGCCTATGTCTACAACAAAGAGCAAGCAACAAAGATAGTCAAACTAATGAATTATATGCGTGACCATATGTTGAAAGAAGAAAATTTACCTTCGAAATTAGAGGAAAGTCTTCGAAACCAAACTCTTGCCATTATTGAGGTAGAACTAAAAGACGTAAAACTATCTTTAGAAGAAATTAGCAAGGCTCTTGAATCAGCAAAAGCAAAGAATATACCCGAAGAACAAGCTTTTAGGAATGCTCAATGGGAAAGAATCCGTCGATATCACGACTATTTTGATTACGAGATTAGTACCCCAAGTCACCAATATATCTATATGCATGATTTCTTTTAGGAGATGTTTTTTAATTGAAAGGACCAATTTTAAATCCTACTAAAAAATTATTACGAAGAGCCAATAGAAAAATAGAAGAAATATACAATCCACGAAAAAAACAAGCTCTATTCGTGTTCACTACTAATCTTGACGGCTATCATCTTACCTATAAAATGAGTTTAGATACTTTTGCCGCCTTGGGAACGGCAATCTCTCCTGTTATGATAAGTGAAATTCCTGCTAAAGATATAGATAGCAAAGAATATATTTTATTTCTCTTTTCTATTTACAATAAATGGAACAGGTTACCCATGGTTTTTAGAGGGTATACTCCAGACCAGGTTAAATGGTTTATGAAGAAATTCGGAAATAGAATATATAATGAGAAATCTACGGTTGACTGGTGGCGTAATACTTATTAAATAGCTATTTTGGTGTTATAATATAATTGGAGTATTATACATCGCACAGTTAAAACATAATAAAAAATAGGTATCTATCATTACCTCAATTGTGAAGTATTTAATAGATACCTTTTTATTATTTCTATCAATTATCCTCTTGCGCAGTACACAAACCACCAATTTTATCATAACACTGAAATAATACTATGATCAAGTAGAACAAATAGGGTATAATATACCTAGTTACTATTTAAAGTAACTATTTTCATCTTCATTGAAGCTCCAGGACATCTTCCCAGTCCTGGACTTCTTTTTTTTATCTGAATCCATAAAGAAACTGAACATACGAAAAAGAAGTTACCATATTGTCTCCAAATCCATCTAACATGTTTTTATTATCCAAGATAGGATATACCTTAATTCTCAATCCGATTAGTTCCTTATCAGAAAAACTGTCTAAATGTTCATATACAGCTCGTGGTGAAGTAAACCATGTAGACTCTAAGTCTTTTACAACCTCGAACTTATAGTTGATTAGATGAACTTCAATGTTTTCCTTGCGTTTAATAGTTACTCGGAGCTTTCTAGAGAACTTCCATTCACCATATTTCATTCGTCCATGCATAGGTATTGATTGTTCTTGTCTTAAAGCAATCCACTTCTTGATTTGCATTCCCTTAGGGCGTGGCTGAAATTTCATAGTTCGTGCAAACTTTTCTTTTAATTGTTCTCTAGTCAAACTAGTTGATTTACGTTCTAATTCCTTAATTCGTTTTTGTAATTGTTCATATTCTTGCATTTCTTCTGGGGATAAATTTAATTTATTCATATTTTTCACCTCAAAAAAAATATATCATACTCAGATTAAAAAGTACGCAAATTTCAGTAATTGCTGAAAATGAAGTGAAATGCAGAAATTTTTGAAATTCTATTGACATCTTCATTTACAATACTAACTTTATAAAACATTCATTTTATTTAATCAAAGTAGGACATGTATGTAGTATTGACGGAAAAGCAATTAGAACTGGTACAAAGCATTAAATTTAAGTGTGTGTTTTATTGACAATTTATAGTTAATAATGTACTGTACTAGTGTACAGAAAAAGCAATTACGATTTTTGCCTTTACGTAATTGCCCTCAATGCTAAACCACATTGCTGTGCGTCTTGATTGTACCTTGCTTGACGGAGCAAGGTTTTTTTATTTTAAATTTTTAATTAATGGTAGCGAATAAAGGTTGTTTCTTCAATGTAACAGTATTTTTTGTCGCATTAAAACAAAAATTTTAATGACTGGTTAACAACGGATAATATACTCCCTATTTTGTCAATAGAACTTCAATAATTTCTGAAATTTAACACGATTTCAGTGATTACTAAAATTGTCGTACTTTTCGACAAGTCTATGATATATTTATTGTCGAGGTGAACGACATGGAAAAACAAAATTTAACCCCGGAAGAATTACTAGAATATAAGCAATTAAAAACAAGAATTAAAGAGCTTGAACGCAAATCAAATGGTTTAACCCGAAAGCAACTAAAAGAAAAATTTGCAAAGATTATGAAATTTAACCCTCGTCCTAAAGGTATGCGTATTAAAAAATGGCAAGAGTCGAGACGTAAGTCTGCAATAACAATGCACGGACAAATGAAGTATGGGGAATGGGCTTTTTCAAGGAAATTTAGAGTAACCATTAAGTATAAAAAGACTATAGAACTCTATTCAATCACCTACAGCTTTGAAGTATTGCACGGGAATGAACGTTTATTATTTACATCAGCTAAAGCAGTTTATAATTACCTTGACAAACTCTCCAAAAAAGAATTAATAGGACTTCGTATTCAGGTATATCCTTTATTAGATAACAAAAATATGCTTGACGGTTTTGGTCATATAATGGTAGCGTCTTATTCTTATGTTGGTTTTCTCTACCATGATAGTGGCATCTATAATTCTCTATAAAATAAAAAGCCCAGGAATAACCTGGACTCTGGGAAAAATAAGATACTTTATCATTGGAGAAGTATCTTATCTTTATTATACAATAAATTGATAATGGAATACCAACAATTCTAAAATGAACATTATAAAGTCAGAAACCGTATGTAAGTTTAGTACCTGTCGTACGTTATCGGCAATAGAATCAATTATCAAAAATGAAATTAACCATGATACCAATTTAACACAAAAGACTACTGCTTTAATTCTCCTCTGTCGCATTTCCCTAATTTCTTGAATAAATTTTTTATTAATATTGGTAGTCTCTTCAACTTTTATCATATTTCTAAAAGAGAACTCCCATTTTACTCTGGTCCCTATATACAAACACCCGAGAGAGATTAGGAATAATAATATTCCTAAAGAGAAATCCGAGTGTATATTAACAGAACCGATTAAAAAAAACAAGGAAAGTAAAAGGAAGAATGGAAATAATTGGAATTTCCACATAACCATTATCGTATAATTTTTATAATCATTTGAATCGGTATCGATAAATTTTTTCTTTAATTTTTTCACTTGAAACTAGCCCCCCTGTGATACAATATTTATATCAGAAGTTTTATGGACGGTGGCTGACAATTCTTATTAGTTCCGAGGTGATGTCTATTGACTAATAGGGAAATCCAAAGAAAGAATTTTTGCCGTTGAGTGTTTTCCAAGCTTTGATGCTTATGCTAACGTTTGGTAGCTTCATTGTTGCTTTATTAGCTTACATCAAAAAGTAGGTAAAACAAAAGCCGTCCTATTAACTTTGGCGAGTTGTGTGACGACTTATTGTTTATAATTTAGTTGTTAATAGCTTGTCACCGTCTTTGAAACGGCTGATAGCTCTATTGAGTCGTGCTACCAACGCGACTCTTTTTTAATTTAAAAGTTATCATTATATAATTTTTGTACATTTTTATTATAACTTTTGCTAAACATAAATTCAACAAAAGTTATACAGAAAGTGTGCAAAAATTATGCTGCTTGCTCCATTTTAGTTAACTTAGTCCTCATCATTGCGGCTGCATGGCAATAAATTTCGTAACAAGGATCATCTTTTTCAAAGATTAATGCTTCGTTTAAATTTGGCGTTAAATATACTTCATTAACCTCAACGTTAGACGTTTTCATACCAAATCTACTCGTTAGTTGCTTGCCATCAACTCCACATACATATAACTGTCCAACCTTGATTAAATAAAATGTCTCTTTTATAAGGATCACCGTTCCTCTCTTGGGGTATCTAAATAGTCCCACAATAGCTGTTTTACAAATGGTGGAGCCGCATTAAAGTTAATTGCTGGTCGAATTAGCACATCTTTATTATCGCAAATACTAACCTCGACCTGTCCTCCAGCCATTTGTTCTAATCGTTGTTTGAATTCAGTTGCTAACAATTAACAAACTCCTAACTAACTTCTTTAACTAAAAATCCTGTTGCAATGATAATTGGGACAATAATAAATAGGCTGATACCACCATATGCAATAGTAGATACGCCTAAAAACGCCAATATTACTAATAATGAAATAATTGCTGTATAGCTCATGTTATGCTACCGCCCAATTAAAAATTCTTACATCATCTTTAATCTTATCAAGTTCTTTACGCATTCGCTTTTTGTATGTATCACCCATATCTATGTCATCTAGGAACTTTTCTGCTTCTGCAAAGGATCTGAAAATATCATAATCACAGAAAAACGCATCTAATCTTTTAAACGTGATATACGAATCATACTCGTCACTATCGTTTACAAGTTCCCAAAAGTCACTGTTCAGGGCTTTATTTAGACGATAACTTTTATCAGTAGGTTGCACTAAGATAATTTCCATAATCCACCTACCGTCTTACTACTTCGCCATCTACAATAATCTTGTAATGGTCATCGTCAGTATATAATCGAATAATCCCGTCAGACACTTCAAGGCGAACGCCGTTCATATTAATGATACTGCTACCACAGGAATGGTATTGATTCAAGCTTTTACCAGTACCCATGTTAATTGAAATTGCTTCTTGATCTAATACGTTTTTGATTTTTCTAAATAAGTTCTTCAAGTTCTCTCTCCTTCCTACCAACTTGCTTGAATAATTAAGAAAACTAGTGTAAAAACTACCCCTACAAGAAAAATGCCTATAATAACAATTCCAAGTTTTTCTTCTTTATCAGACATTTGATTATTAGAATTCTCATGCTCTTCTTCGTCCTGTTCCATATTGGCTGGATTTAACGGCGAGGCAGGATTAGCAGGGTTAAGTGGACTAGCTGGATTAGCGGGATTAGATGGGGACATCATATCAGCATGTACTGTTGGACTTAGACAAAAAGAAAAGCCAATAATGGCTAAAATTACTGTTAGGGTTGTAATTATTTTCTTCAAGCGACATCTTCCTCATCTTTTGGCGTCTCTTCAGGCTTAACAGTGTAAGTAATTACTTTGCTAAGATCAATTCCAATACCAATCTTCTCTGCATATTGGTCTGCATATTGGAAAATACCTTCTGCGCCAAGGTTCTTCTGTGCAACTATCCATGCGACAGTCTCTTTGAATTGATGTAATAGATCATATTCAACGCCTTTTTCGAAAACAAAATGAATGGTGAAGAGCTGTTCGTCATTGAAATCGGAATAGTAATCAATAATTCGTTGTTTCGTAGCTTCAAAAGGTGATAACTCCTCTTTCTTCTCTGGTTCTTTTGCAGCCACATTTTCTGCTTTCTTATGAAAGAATCTCATGTATTACTCCTCTTAAAATATCCGTTTTATCTAGTAGACAGCTCCATCATAAAAATCAAATGACGGCTTATTAAAGTCATAATTTTCTAGTTCAGATAGCTTAATAAAGTTGTCACCAACGCCATAAGTCATAAGATTAATAGGCTTACCCCAATCTTCATCTGGAATTACAATCAAATTATACTTACCTAATGCACGTGCCATTCCTAATTCGACACCCATTCCCACATCTTCCTCTTCGGGAATATAGATAGCTAAGATAACATCTGACGTTTGAACGCCTACACGATCACCATTGAATGTCGCATTAGACCATTCACGATCTTCTAGTAACTCTGGGTGCTCATCAACTCGTAAGCCTTTGTATTGATGTTGAAGCGGAACATAACTGTTCGAAACATCAACCGTTGGGTTATTTTCAATAGCCTTCATAGCTTCTGAGTATGCTTTGTTTTGCTTTTCTGTAAACCAACCTGCACAAAAATATACTGTCTTGCTCTTAATCATTCTTTTATTCCTCCGTGTGTTCTTCTTTACTACCTTTTGTACCCTTAAAAAATTCATCAAAGATACTTTCAAACCCAGTTGTTGTGCTTTTAACGTATTCAATTCGGTCGGCCAATACAGCTAAATAACCATACATTTCCTTAGTCTGCTGTAACAATAAATGCTTATGTTCCCAAGGTAATGCTTGATAATCATCTGTCACGCAAAATTCACGCAATTTACCAAGTTTGTTCTGTAGTTCGCCATATTCTTCAGCCAAATCCACTAATAATTGTTGATTTGTTGTCATATTATGTATTCCTCCGTTTTTATGCATCTAATCTTTATCTTTTCGTTCGAAATAAATCGTGAATAATCCCTAGTTCAATTAGCACCCCCATCATTAACACTATCTGGTCTCCGTTTGGTTGAGCTAAATAATATACCGAAATCATCATTGGAACTGCTAAACTAGCCAGACTCTTTGCGAACCAATTATCCATTTATTCACCATTTCCTTCTTGAATTAATCAACACTAGCAAACAAAATATTGCTGCGGTGATAACCACTAAAACTTCATTCTTCATACCTTAGTCCCGCTTTAATAGATTGTTCAATGCCGTAATTACTTAAATCTAACTTACGCACTCGTTTATGTTTACCACACCTACAACATTGATAGATTTCTGACATGTTACTGCCGTCCCAGTAGGGGTAATAGATGTCATCTAACCACTTATAATCATGTTTACAAAATAACTGGCTAATTTTCATCGTCATATACTCTCTTTAGCTCCCCGTCTTTATCTTTATAGATAACTTCGTCTTTAACTTCAAAAGATCGCTGTGGACGATATTGGTCAAATTCTAACGTAGAAATAGAAATATCTTCTTCACCAATTAGATAGCAAGTTGATCTCTTATGCTCTTTTGCATATTTGTCTGCAAATTGTAGAGCTGTTTGATAATCAGTTGTTGCGCCAATAATTTCTTTAAAATCATCGTCGGGGTCCTCGTAATTCAACTCATTGTAAACAACTAAGTAAATATACTTATTTTTCGTCGTTCCACACCCTCTTTAGTTTCCGTCTCTCATAGCGGTTGGCAAGTTTTTTATGTTTCTTTAGCAACCATTTTCTAGGGTGTTCCCCATGATCCCACCATTCAAACTTACCAATTGCTTTTCTTTTGTAATTATTAGTATTTTCCATCTATTTTTCTCACTCATTATCAATCAAGACATATTTGTTATCTTTTACGACTAGCTTGTATTCTCCGTCCCATTCTCGCCATGATTTACCCAACCTATAGCTGCCATGAACGTGAAGTGTGATTGGAATAGTACGTGAATTATCTTGAATCAAGTTAGAGGTGTCATGGTCGTTATTTTGTTTTGATTTCCACTTGAGACCAAATACATCCATATACGTGAGATATTTAATCGTGTAATCATGCTTTGTATAAGCAAAGTAATCAAAGCCATTGATCGTTTTTTTGTTCTCTAAAACATTGTCGGTTAGAAAGTCACTAGCATTTGTTAAATAATTATCATTAGCATCGCAAAAATCAGCATTGGTAATGTCAACTTGACAATAGTCGATTTCATCGTCGTCGTCATCGCGAACTTCGTTATCCCAATCAGATTGGGTTCCGTTATAGTCAATGTCTGCATCTATATAACTAACTTTGACTGGTCGGGAGTCATTTATATGAACGGTTTTTGTTTTGGTCGTTTTGATATTAATAGGTGTCAATACTAATATCGATAAAATAACAAACGATCCAATTAATACTATGAATTGGCGTAATTCTTTACCTATAACAAATCAACTTCGCTCTCCTTATAAAACTGGCATTTTACAAACCGTTATTTTCCCAATAATTGTTGTGCCAATATTCTGAAAAATTCAGAAAAGCACCACACGAAATCCAATCAATCAATACCCAATACGGGTAAAAGACCAATCGTACTAGTTGAAACAATCCAACCAAAGCCATAAATGGAAGAGCTATAATGATTGCCAACCATTGTCTAACGCTTAATCCCTTGAATTGTTCAAAGAAATCCTCGAAAAAATCCGATAATAATGTCATCACGCTACTCCTAACCAAAATTAATCTTGTGACACCGATTAATTAAATTATCTTCCACAAAACTTAGACATTCATTGGTGTCTTTGACTGCCAGCAGTACCTTAATTAAAGAACAAATCAACCATTTCATAGCCTGCTTATAATCTCTCGACTTCATCTGATTAATTAACTCGCTATCCAGCCTATCAACGTGAGTAAACGTTGCAGTCTTCTTAAACGGGGGAACCCCACGGACCACTACTTCACGTTCAGTGGCAATATATAGGTTGCTATCCATATTTTTAAGAGAGATACAGAATCTAGCATCACTAATTAGTTCTTCTGACTCATATAGCTCTAATGCAAAAGTAGTAGTATCAACCCACTCTCTTGTGCCGATGCCATACACATGTAGATAGACATCACTATCATGTTTACAAATTTTGTTTTCTGTAAACAGACTTATCAGATTAGGATAAGCACGGTAGCTATGTATCGTCTTGAAATTAACAGGAAAGACTGATCCAAGTGTCAAAGAATCATTGTTCCGTTTCTGATACCGATTATTGAGAATTAAGTACCCTTTCCGAATTAGCGGAACTAATTGTTCGATGGTTTCTGTTAAGATACTCACCTGTTTTTCACTAATTGGAAGATTTTCTTCTTCGTAAAAATTGTTTTCTGACAATGTTTTTAGTGTCGTCACAAGACCATCTATTTTTGGAGTGTTACTGAAGTCATACTTTTCAAGAGCAACGTCTTGCAAGGCTTCAACCAGATAGTTGGTTTCAACATCACTATAATTAACTTTCTCTTTACTCATTAATATCTCCTCATATTTTCTTCTTTAACTACTAAGTCATCCAAGGCACCAACCTGGCGCGCATGAAAAGCCACTTCACCGACAATTGTTGCACCAAGACCAATAACCGCCTACCACGGCATGAAAGACATAATGCCATAAATACCCAAAATAATAGGTGCTGATAGCATTACAACACTTTCAGCGTTACTCTTTGTATGATTTTCTGATCCATTATCAACTATTCTTATAGTGAGATACATCGTCACTTCAATTACGAACGTTGTAATAATTGGAATTAATAAGTGTTCAATCATTAAAATTCACCGTTCTATCCTTATCTAAGTACACCAAACGAGGCTTAACAGAAATATCAGTTGCCCCTTCTTCACGTTGCTTTAAAACAAAAGCCCAGGCATCTATTTCTTCTGAAAAGACATCGGTTTCACGTAATGGACCATAGTCGTCATGAGTTGTGTACTCAGCAATGTAAATACGAGGTAAATTCGGCTTAGTAATTCTCCACATGTTTTTATGTATTTCTTCCTTGGCTTTCTCGTTTTCCTCTTGATAGTGTTCTATCACCATTTTTATAGCCTCTACTTGTTCTGAACTTAAGACTAACTTATCTACTGGTGTTGTAACGAAATTAGAAACAATATTTCTTACTTCATTTCGTTTTTTATCAAAATACATATCTAATCCTCCGTTTATGAATCAATCTTGGCTTCCTTTTCATCTTTAGAAAGTGCAGCCCGATACCACTGAGCAAGCTCTTGATAGTCGAAATATAAAACAAGATCAACAAAGCTGGCCCACGTTTCTTTAATGTCGTTCCATGATTGCACATACTTCGGGTTAAATGCAGAAACTCCCAACAAAATTATAAAAATGATCAATAATAATAGTTTGAAGATATACTCGAATACTTTACCAAGAGCTGCCTTAACTAGCGAAATCAAAGCTGCAATATGAAGAAGGAGGATAATAATAGTGGCTGTAAAAATATCTCGTATATTAACTAGAAAGCGTAACATATCTAACCCTCCGCAATCTTTTGTTTAGCCTCAGAAATAACTTGCATACTTCCGTCCAGTGTTTGTCTAATTTCGTTGAATTCTTTCAATAACTGTTCCCAAGCAACATCAGCAAAACGGTGATTAACATGAGGACTTTTCATTCGTTCACAGTAATCCATCATTGCTTGAATATTGTCGTAGATTTTACCGGCAGTTTTCACTTTCTTTTGCTTTACTAACAGATCCAACGCTTCATTAATAGCTGATTTGACTTCTGGATTAGTATTCACCTTGAACCCGTTATCATCATGTTCATTCTCTGAATAAACAGTAATAACCTGCTTCTGGCGTGTATTGATAATAAATACAATATCATGTAGTCGATACTTTTCACGGTTATCTTGTTGTTTCTCAACGAATTCACCTTGTGATAATAAACGACTCATCCAGCCATCAAATTCAGTTTTAGTGATATTGAATCGTGTTAAGATTCGTTCTTTAGCATGTTCTGTTACTTTATAAAGCGGAAAGTTCTTAACTCCCATCTAAAATCCTCCATTATTACATTTTCATTATGTTATTTAACATCATTGGCGTTGTTGTAATACTATTTAGATCATCAATCTTGCAGGTAAATGATCCATCATTCCCAAAGTCAATCACACATACTCCCTTAATTGGTTCAGTAATGTTCTCAACCCTACCCGGGAACGACATAAGTGCTTGATGTTTCAAGCTAATTGTAGTTAACCAAGAAAAATCACCTGATACTGGTCTTCCTCGAAATGCTTTCATTAATTCTCCGCCTTTACTGGTTCAATAATTGCCTTATCCCAGTCAATTGCTAAATCTTTTCGTTCTTTTAACTTATCAATTTCTTCTTGAGTGAAATGAGTTTGAAAATCACTATCTTTATCAATGTTGTTAAGAACAATATCTTCACCCTGAAAAACATTTAAATATCCACGTTCGCCAGGAAAGACTTGTACAGTATATTTTTGATTACTCAAAATTTGTCCACGAACTTTATAGAGCCAACTTAATGCGTCCTCGACAAGGATAGCCGGAGTCCCCTCATGTACATCCATGACAGCCTCTAATTGATTAATTTGGTCGTCAATTAATTTCATGTACATTACTCTTCCACCTCAATTGGCTTGATAGCTTTAACCCAGTCGGGTCCATCAAGGATGTCTCTGCCTTGAACGGTAAATGTATCATTATGGTAGAGACAAGTTGAATGAAACGCCTCTTCAGCAGTACGTCCGTCTCCGATAAAGATCCATTTATCGAGGTCTTTTTTAGCAAATCTATCTGAACCTTCCATTGGTAAAATATACTTTTTATCTGGATCGATTTTGGAAGACATCAACTTGTTACCTTCGCCTCTTAGACAGATTTTAAGTCTTAACCCATAATCATCTTCAGGATCATAAATATCTACTCTATAACCATATTTACGCAATGCTTCCGCTAAACTTTCGATATGGTATACGCGAACCATTTCATAACGAGGAAAATCGAAAGCAGTATAGCCATTATTTTCCCTGGTGTATTCGAACAATATTAAACTATCTTGCTCGTTGTTAATAGCTTCATCAATTGCAACAAATGCTTTGTTTAACTCTTTAGGTAATGCTTTATTTTCAATTTGTCGGAATCGCTCCGCTGCTTCTTCGGCAGTGATTACATTGGCTCGCCATGTAAGACTTTCTATCTTTTTCTCAAGATCATTCCACTGCCCTTCCAGTCTTCGAATAGCTTTTTCGGTCTCGGATGGAACCCTATGATGGTTCAAATATTCTTGCTTATTACCAAATAATCCCATTATCTTCCTCCAGCATTTCAAAGTATTCTTTAGGCGAAATTTGATGATACAGTTCTCGCAATGAACCTGCTCTACCTATACTTTCATACATATAATTTATACTCTCTACATGCCAGATTCCCTTATATCCTGAAGTATATGCGGCAAGTGGTTCCTTATTCTGATGAAACCAACTAAATAATCTCATTACGCTACCTCCTGTAATTCATCGCTCCAACAATAAGGGCAAACATTTAATTCATCAGTATCTTCGACAAAGAAACGTTCACCACAATCAAGACAAATACGAATCATTTAAATCTCCTAACTATAATAAAGTTACAAATAATTCCGACAAACATGGCAATCAAATAAATCCAAACAGTTATTTTTGATACTAATGCAAAGTTATTTATAGTAGCTGCTATCCATGATGCAATAATTAGCCCTGCAACCATAACACTTACTCCATAGCAAAATCCCGAGAGAAAACTTAACTTATTCAAACTTACTCCTCCACACGAATTGACTTCTTACTTTCTTGATTCTTTCGCAAAATATAATTGTTAAAGACGTTCTTGTAATAATCAACTACGACACTAAAATCAACATCTTCCAGCTCTTCATCGAAATATTCCCATTTCATTGTTCCCCATTCCCATTCCGTAACATCGAAATTAGTCGGATATAAGATGATATAGAAAACAAAGAGAATAGCCTTGTAAATTACCATTCCTATCAATCTAAGCGTTGCGAGGATTGGTAAACATACGGCTATCATAAGAAGCGCCCATGCTAAGAAGACAAATTTAACAAATTTCTTAATCATCGTCCTCTACTGGTTCAATCTTCACGTTGTCCCAATTAATGGCTGCGAAGAATGGATTATCTTTCATTTCATCAATTTCTGATTGGGTGAAGTGCGTTTGATACTTCCCATCTCCCTCGTTATCATAAAGAAAATAGACGCCATCTCCTATATCTTTATTCAAGAATCCATCATCATTTGGCAAAACTTGAACAGTATATTCACTATCGCCTTCTGCTAATTTAATGCGTTTATGCAGACTATCTCTATACATTGCCATACCAACCATTTGATTAGCTAACAACATTTGATTAATGGTTGAAATACTTAGAAAATCATCGCAATCAATGAATTTTTGTAGCTTCTCAATTTTTGTTTCTAACTCAAATAATTCAAGATTTAAATTTTCAGTATCAATTATTTTATTTATCATTATTCTTCTACCTCCACAGGTTCAAGCGCCTTTACCCATTCAGGTGCTTCTTCAATGTCTTTAGCGGTAACCAAATAGTTTGGAGTATATAGGGCTATATCATCTTTTTCTGGAAAAAAGCTCCCACAATCCCAAACTCCTAATTTATTTTTAAATGCACATCTTTGGACTTTCTCACCAAATGTATTGGTAATTGTTGAACCTTCCATAGGTAAAATGTATTTTTTATTAGGGTCAAGATCTACATTTTCCCATTCGATAGAGAGATGCCAAACCTTATCCGCACCCATATCTTTTTCAAGATTTACGTTGTAGCCCTGTTTAACCAGTTCGTTAAAAACACGGTCAGCTAAATAAAGACTATCGATCCAATAATCTATTGAGGTATTACGGTTATCCACTTCTTCGTGGATGAAATTATAAACATCTATGAGTAGCTTAATGTAATCTTCTTCAGTTCCAATTGAACGCTTATGTGCCTCACGAGCTGTCATTTTTACTGGAATAACATCTTTTTCGTACGTAAGCATTATTCGTCCTCTTTCTTAATCTTTTCAATTAGTGATGCTAATGCCGGGAATTGCTTTTTGGCCACGTCCAATTCTTTTTGGGTGTGATATACTCCATTACCGCCATAGTTAATTTCCACACGGCCATCCTTAACGTCTAAGTAATTCTTATCTCCGTCTGCATCTACTCCGAGTGGCAAGACAAATCTAGCCGGAATGTTAATCTCACGTAGATCTATCGATGTATTAAGATATTCCTTAACAATCTCTAATACAGTTAGTGCTCCGGTATTTAATTCTCTGAGTATCATTGACTCATCAATTCGTATATTCATTGGTTTAGTGCTTCTGGCATCTACCTGTAACAACCAATCGTCATCGGTAGTTCGGCGAACAAACAAGCGTCTTCCTTCAACAGTCGCCCTAAACCTGCCTAATTCACTAATCTTTTCAATTGCAGTTGCCAACTTCATTAAATTATCCTCCTCGGTATATGTATAAGGGAGAGCTCCCTTGTTGCGTATATGTTTGTTATAAGTTAAGATGCTTCCTTATCGTCAGCATCATATTCGCCTTCATGGTCAGTAAGCTGTAAATTAGCTAAAGCACCAATTAGCTCTGAATACTTAGTCTTATCAATAGATCCCACTTCTAATAACTTGTCATAGATTTGCTGTAAGACAGTCTTTCTATCGTCAAGGTTCTCCATGAAGTCATACTTATCACCATCTATAACTAATAATGGCGATATATCGTACTCTTTTTCCCACTTATCATAGTAGGTGAGCAAATTCTTATAATATTCTTCTAATGAAGGATCGTTTTCAATTTGTTCAAATTCTCGCCCTCGTTTTGTAATTCGCTTAATCATAGTGTTATATGATACATGAATCATAACCATTAAATCTGGAGCCTTTTTACCAGGACTAAATAGTGGATATTCTTCCATCATGTTCTCAAGTAATTTTTCATATACCTCAAGTTCAACCTGCGTTGCGTTTCCCATATCAACATTCATTTGCATGAATAAATGATCTTCATAGATTGATCTGTCCAGGACATTATTATCTTGTTGCATTGCCTGTTTAATCATTTTGAAACGACGATTTAGAAAAAATGTTTGTAGTAAATAAGCATATGGATTTGTTGCATCTTTAATACCAGCTGCTCGTTTTTTAGCTGCAATTTCATTACCCTTATAAAATAAAGGCAATACTGGATTATCACTAACTGGCTCATAGAAAGGTTTTGTTCCTAATTCATTGGATAAAATCTGTGTTAATGAGCTCTTACCTGCGCCGATCGCAGCTCCAAGGGTAATCAATATAATACTCAGCTCCTCTTAAATTTTTGTATACAAAAAGCGTCACCAGATTCTAACCAATCTCGCAAAGTGACGCTTTATTTGTATGTCTCGTTTGTAAATACGTAATAAAGAATTTCGCTAATTATAGCTATGAGGTAGATGGGAATCGAACCCACATCCTAGCATGATCTACCAATTGAACTACTACCTCTGTCGGCTTTGTACACTCACCAACATTCCAAAGATCTTGTTTTAAGCTCACAAATTTATTACACGGATAGGAGCTAGGTTCTACGTTTACCTGAATCGCCGTGGTTTCTATAAGAAATTTCTAACAACGAGGGAGCTACCCTCCGGCTACATATTAACGGTGGTGTAACCTTAGATGCCACGTTTCCATTTATAGACGGATACACGTCTTCTTCGTTATCACCCACTCTGCCGTACACCTTCATTTTGTATGATTGAGCTACTCTAGCACATAATGTGACGATCAATCACGTGCTGGAGGCTGGACTCGAACCAACAACCTGATGATATTCCGAATATGGAGTAGACGGGAGTCGAACCCGTGTCCAACCAAACCAGTTTCCAAATACATTTTAGACTTAATAGGACTATGTTCTAAATTTTCGACTTAGGGAACGTTACATAGTAATTTTCCAAAAACTACCTAGTCTAGCTAGTTTTAATACTTAGTCACACTCAAACTAGCAAATCATGAACTAAGACCAGAGGGGTGAAATATGATAGCTAATATCCTTATCTGGTATCAAAATATTAACCAAGTACCTATAAGCTAGGCAGCTAAAGCTGTAACTCTATGGTTATTTGCTTTTATATTTAAATGAAAGTATTTCGGCGTTATCTTCCGTAAGTCGTATTTAGGGCTTTATTTGACTGTCGAATCCATAAACTACCCCAGAATAGAGCTTTAAATCATAGCTCCAAATAATAATTCAAATAGACTTCTTGATGAAGTCTATAACATAGAAGGGATTTGAACCCTTGCTCTTACCCGCTAAGATAAAGCTCTACCAAGCTGAGACTTACTATGTTACTTATATATCAAAATATTTCTTGTGGTGGAACCCCTAACAGCTTTTGCCTTATTCCACATTTATTCCTACTAGCTTCATAGGATGGGCATAGTCCTTATCCCTGCTAAGGGGCGCTGTCGTTACTCGCTGAATATTTTGATATGTTCTTTTGTTAAGGGAGACTCATTTCAAGACCTCAACATCGCTAACTTAGAAATCTCCTTTATTCCTAATGCTAAAGACCGCGGGTGTTTCGGAATTCAGCGAAATTTCACTATTAACTGGTGATCAACCCCACTCACGGATTCCGCACATGCCTACGCTCCGTCAGCGAATATTGTACCTGTCTTTTATAAAATCCTGATTTTATTAAACTGTTCAGGTCAGCAAGTGGGATGTGATAACCCCTCGATAAAACCTCTGCGATCGGTCGTAACCTTTAATGCAAAGGGATTGTTCTTTGCCATAATGGCAATACTCCAGGCTGGATTTGAACCAAAGCGACCTCACAATTATAAGTTGTGCACTCTAACCTGACTGAGTTACTGGAGTGTAATAAAGAGGTGATTTATTTATATTCGCAGCTACACCCCGCTGCTATCACATGCCAACAATACCAGGTATTCTACCCTCGTGTTGACTTTGAGACACCAGTTTTACAGTCTATGTTTCCAAGGACACACTGGATTTACTCTCCGCTCCGTTAAGTGAAATACAATTCTAGCGACGGCACACTAGAACCAAAACTTGATAAATTACCGAATGGCACCGACTCCACTTTGTGCGCTGTAAACAGCCCATTCTCGGCAAACTTAGGCGGAGACACTAACCTTGCCACCGCGAAGGGATAATTTATCAAGTTAACCACCAATAAGGGATTCGAACCCTCAACACCGCGTTGCAATTGCGCCTAGACATTTCATTTGGATTTTATTTACTCCTCTTGTTGAACTCGCACTTGCGGATTGTGTTTATCTCAAAGGTCTCCATCAATGCTTTACTAGGTTATCCAATACTTATCATATCCGCATTTATGACTTTCTTGGGTGGTACTTCCGAGACTTGGTGAAAAATAATTTGAATACCTAACCAAATGAACCTAAGTGGTCTACTCAGGAGTTACAACTTGACCAAATGTCGTAAGTGGACGCCTATTACTCACATAGCTCGACGCCTGCCGCAGGTTGTTACCTCTTTATGGATTGATAATCCAGAAGCCCATTACTTAATGTGAGACCTTTGCGACTCTTTAGTATTCAAATTAAGTGGGTAAGACGGAATCGAACCGCCATTACTGGGCCTGTTTTACGTGTACACCCCATCGTTTCTGCCATTGAACTATTACCCAGAATGCCCAGGGCAGGATTCGAACCTGCTACCTCAGGGTCAATGTTTTTCAACACGCGCGTGTATCCCTGCGCTCTCGCCAAATATTTCGAGCTACCTAGACATAATAATATCCACCCAGAAACGTTAGATGGTGAACTGATAAGTTAAGAGCTTGTTGACTGTGCTAAGTATCAGTCTGATTACTCTTAGAGCTTATATCTTTTTGATGGACATTGACTTAGCAATTCTGTCCGCGATTAATCACTACCATTTCTGGTAGGTACCTTCGCATTGCGAAGATGTAGCCTATAACTAGGCAAATCATTTTCAGACAGTTCAGTTGATCTTAAGCTGACCATTCTATAAAGAACTATCTGGAATAGTCCTGTTGGGGATCGAACCTGATTAATCTTTAACAAGACAGCCTCTTTCTTATCTGTCATACCTATTTCTTTTGCATTCTCTGAGCACGTGCTCTCTTGAACACCGAGGTGGGTAATTATGCTGTATTTCGAAGCCCTACGTGAGCCGTAATCAGATTATATAAATAAGTTTATTATCTTATCGCTGTTACAACAGCAATTTAAAGACGCAAAAACTTTATAAAAGAAGCATTTTACTTTGATGGGAAACACTTAGACCACCCATTATTCCTCGAACGGATTTGGAATAAATTGGACAGGAATCAAAGTCCGTTCTCTGCCGATTTGTCTTTTTTATTTTTCAAATACTTCCGCCAATAACTAGTATGACTTGCAATCTTGTATTTGTATTATTCAGGGTGTAGATTACCAGAGCACCCGAACCTGCAACCCGAGAATTAAACTCAGCATTAACTTAGGCAATATCTGCATCGCAGGTAGTCGCACACGCAACCATATCAATAAGAAGCGTGGCATCAATCACATTACGAGCATTAGAAACTCCTCCAGTTGTGAGTAGGATACCTCGTATAAATCACATTACTGCCATTTATACTCAAGCGCTTCAACCGACATACCTGTTGCCGGTTTTCCTATTATACATATCCATATAACAGAAACACCTAGAGAGGGATTTGAACCCCCGAACCCGAAGGAACGGTTTTGGAGACCGTCGCGTTTGACCAGACTTCGCTATCTAGGTATTAATAACGTGCCATGCCAGCGCAAACACGTTATTAGATCGAATTGAAAAATGTAAAGGTAAAGGTATATGGAAAACATAACCTATTGAACATACGTTAGGCGTTTTTACATTCCAAACGTTTTCCGTCATTTGAAACAACCTATTGCTAGGAATTTCGGTAATGGGAATCGAACCACATATTTACACCGCACAATGTTGCTCTACCATTGAGCTATACCGAACCACATCAAGACAAGATCACACATATCTTATCTGACTAACTAATCTTTCATATTTCGGAGGTGCTTAACCATGAAAGGAGTTCCCCAGCCCAACCACTTAGCTGGGAATAACACAAAACGGAATCGAACCGCAGTGTGCTGACAAAAGTAGATAAAAAGAAATGAAAATTTATGAATCAACAATTCTTGATTATTAAACACAGCACGTAAATGTTTAATAATTTCGGGCATTTCTGCCCTATGCGAAGCAGAGGAGTCGAACCTCTGTAAAGACAAACATGGATGATTAAAAATTAGAAAGGTGTATTTGTATTATGAATTTAAAAGATATATAGGGAGTGTGTACTTCCAAAATGTACGTATTGCCTTTCCACTCTTCGCGATGTTTCGAGCGAGACTTGAACTCGCAACCCTCGGTTTAGAAGACCGATGCTCTATCCAGTTAAGCTACCGAAACATAAACAAGGCTTAGCCTTGCGAGGTATAAAATTTGAAATGAGTTACCAAAGCCATTTCCGTGACTTTTGATCAGTTCATATCCTGACCACGTATATTATATTACCATTTACTATCATAAAAGTCTATTAATTTACTAAAAAAGTTTTGGAAAATTTGATAATCTTATCAAATCGTTGATATGACACCATTTCTATAACCTATCATTTGCGTACCAGCCAGCTACTTCCTTAATATTATCTGGTTTAAATCCTGACCAAGCGTCTCCTACGCCTTCTTCGTCCAGCCATTCTACTACGGGAAAACTGTGCCACCCCTGTTTACGTAAAACTTCTAACATAGGACTATCTTGAAGAATTACCACTTCTTTATAATCTACGCCTAAATCATTAAATAATTTCTTGGTCATCATACAAGCAGGACAATGCTCTTTTGTATAAATCTTTACCTTAATCATTAGTTCACCCACTTAATATATCTTGCCATTTTCTTTCCTTAAAATAAAAGGACTGGTTGTACACCAATCCAATTCTTCTTATTTCGCTGTTTTATGATGAAACCACGACACATTCTTATCAAAGAAAGCAAGCATATCATTTGTAAGATAGAGAATGTAGGTTACAAATAATACAAAGTTTGCATCTCCTTGTGCTGCTGTGACTCCCCATAAAATCACTGACATTAACCCTTGGATAGTCCAACAATAGTAACTTTCACTAAATCGCAATGTGGTTAATACTGCACCAGTAATACCAATAGAGGCAGCGATACTATCAATCCATGGACGTGGGCTAATAAAGATATGTGTATCCGAGTAGTACAGAATACCAGTCAACACAACAAAAAATACAATTACCAATACCCAATTAGTTAATCCACGGCCACGCTCATGTAAGAACCGTACCTTCTTATCAACGTCTTTAGCCCAACTAGGCATTAATAACACAGGCAAATCAAGTAGCAAAATATAAATAGCCTGTAATAACACATCATTGTAATTCTTTGCTTGAACTGCTACAACAATATAAATCAACGCTGATACAAGACCCAAAACCCCATTTAGAGGCTTAGTATTGGTGATTGACAGGGTACATGTAAATCCTAGTACACCTGCAAACATAGTTGCCATAGTAACAGGATTAAATACTCCACCACCAATAGTCATTCCTACAATTAAACCAATTCCAATAAGTAATAAACCATATGATCGGGTTGTCCACCCCCTCATTTGCTCTACATACCAGCTTGGCTTAAATACGTTATACCATGCAATCTTTTCAATAGCGTTGTCCATCTTTCTACATTCCCTCTTTCTTATTAGTAGCTTTCACTCGTTTATTTTCGAGCTGCTTATCCGAGTTATTACTCTTCTTATCAGATAGAAATAAAATACCAAAAATCAATATTCCGATGACAATAATCATCGTTAATGACTTAACAATAAAATACCCCATTACTTGTTACCTGTTTGATCTACAATCACACCATTTGCACCTTGAACAGTAACGAAACCATGCTTAAGGTGTGCTTGAGCTTCCATGTATTGAATATTCTTATCAGTGATTGAATCAGAAATCTTCTTATTTGCCTTAGCTTCCCCTTCTGCACGTGCGATCTTTGCATTTGCATCAGCTTCGGCCTCGGTCTTCTTAGTCTTTGCTTCTAACTTAGCCCGTTCGTTATCTTGACTGGCCTTAATTAAATCATCAATTGATTTTTGAGTTTGAGCATCAACGTCAGGAACACCGAAACTTAAATCTTCAACAATGAATCCTTGATCTTCAACTGACTTTTGGAAGTCCTTCAAAATGGCGCCTTGGACCTTAGCAGAGCCAGAGCCCATTACATCAAGCAAACTATACTTGGACAGTTCATCACGACTAGCTTTTTGAAGTTTTTGATTAAGCCATCCGTTTTCGACAGACTTAATGTCCGCAGAGCCAAACTTCTTATAAACTTTAGCTGCTTTAGTTGGGTCAACATGATAAGCGTAAGTAATATTAACAGTAGTCTTCTTGCCGTCTTTTGTAGCTGAACCAACTTTTTGCTTAACGGTTTGGCTACGAACAGGATATTGAGTTACCTTGTCCAATCCGACAAAATGAACCCCCTGGCTCAACGCAGAATCGCGGACCCCACCTGACATTGAATAGCGCACACCAACATTACCATTATCAATTTTTTCAAAGAAGCGGAAGCCACCAATCATGACACCCAACAATACAATAACTGTTCCAATAGACCATTTAACTGATTTTTCCATTTAGTTCCTCCTTATTTGGTAATATATGAATTTTACTTACAACAATCTTTTTAGCAGGTAATCCAGTCATTTCACGCCCTGTTCTAACATTAATTGCATCAATAAACTGAACCGTTCCATTGTCACCTGCTACTTCCCATTGTTTTACTGGCACAATTTGAATGCCTTTATAGTAAAAATACATAGTTTCTCTATTTAACTTCAGCGACATACCCTCCTATTAAAGTTAATAACACCACATTTGTGATCTGAGCTAATACAATAGCCCCAAGGTTTGAATGCGTTGGCTAATTAATTTTTTATACTCAATGTATAGAAACGAATCTTCTGGTAAACAACCCGTAATTCTCATATAATTCAGCATTTCCAACGCTTCAATTGTTGATATTCTTTTACGCATAATAAGTCCTTTCCGCACTCTCCCAGAGCGTTACGACTTATTTATAATGAATAGTAAATCCCTTGTGAGTCTTGGTTACACCCTTCAAACAGTTCTCCACAAACATCTCTTTCAATTCATTTTCTTGTAAAAAATGTTTATAATCGATACTTCCTTTAATTAGTTCAATTACTTCGTCACCCTTTTCAAATGTAACGGCAACACCCTTGGGTTTATCTAACTCATCAACACGTATACCTTGAAATTCTTCACCATTTTGAACGTCTTTTAAATCAACGTACTGATCACCGCCGTAATCCCATATACGTTCAACCATTACTTGACGATCTTTATATTTTCTTAAATTCAATTACAATCCCTCTTTTAAAAAGTCTTCTAAGTTTGTCTTTGCGATTACACTACTAGTCTTTTTAACCGTAGATCGTAATGTCTTCATACTTGAAACGACATAACATTTCTCACTAGCTCGTGTAATTGCCGTATATAATAACTCTCGACTATTCAACATATACTGAAACGGTAGTGCAATAATGACACACGGAATAGTAGATCCTTGTGATTTATGAACAGTGATAGCATATCCAAGCCGAATGCTCGATAAATCGCTCTTATCAATTTGCACACGTCCAATGCCATCGAAATTGATAATAACTTCTGTCTTTGTATTATCTGACTCAATTGATTCAATGATTCCTGTATTCCCGTTATAAATAGGGATTTCAACCGTCCCGCTTGGGTCGCACGTGTGTCTGTTGTTTTTTGTATTAATCACTTTATCGCCAACCCTTAACGTATATGCACCTGGCAATTTAGGATACATTTGAACTGAAGGTTGTCCTTTATCTGGATTAACAATGTTCTGCGCATAAGCATTCAATTTATCACAGACCCTTACAGTCGGTGATAAAATTTGAACATCAGTAATAGAGTAGCTATTTATGACATACTTAAATACACGTTTTGTATCTTTAAGTATGTCATTCTCATTTTCTTCCAAAACATAACCTAAATCTCTATTACGACCCATCATGTGCCAATTAGATTTTTGTGATAATCCCGTTGGAATATTGCCACTTCTAAATTGTAAAGAATGGGTGATAATTGCTGAGTTTTTTGCTTGTCGATGAATTTTATTCAGTGTAACTACAGTAAGTTTATTTGAATTCAAAATACCTTTCATTACACCAATTCCAATTGCATCAAGCTGAGCACTGTCACCCACCATAATAAGTTTTGTTCCTTTAGAAATAGCCCCAACTAACTTAGCAAACAAAGTAACGTCTACCATTGAAATTTCATCAACTATAACAACATCTTCATTAATACCCTCTCCATGAGAAAGTAATAGTGAATGAATTGTAGCAGAGCGCAATCCTGTCACCTTTGTAAGGTTATCTGCTGCCTTACCAGCTAATGCGCAAGCAGCAATGCTATACCCTTTTTCTTTCATTACAGTAACAATAGCTTTCAAAACTGTTGTCTTTCCTACACCACCAGGTCCCCGTAGGAGTACAACATTTTCTTTCAGTAATTGATTAATAGCTGTTATCTGTTCTGGAGAATAATCCCAACCTTGTTCTTGTTGCAGTTTTTCTATAACCTGATCCGACCCATCTAATTCTAGCTTTGAATCTGCTTCAGCTAATCTTTTTAAATTTCGTGCTACGTATTTTTCCATATCATAATACGTGCGCAAGGCAATTCTGATGCCTTCTGGTGCTTTATAGACAATAAATTCATCGTCTTTGTTTAGCATCGCAAATGTGTCAACGATATTACAATCAAAGATTTTCTTACGTAAATGGTCTTTTAGACTATCAATGTTTGTATAGGAACTACCGTCCTCAGCTAGATTTTGAAAATAATCAATTAGATATGCTTTTACACGTCTAGGATCATTGTCAGCAATACCTTTTTCTCTCGCCTTATCGTCAATTGTTTTAAATCCAATTCCGGGGATTTTCATTAACACATATGGATTCTTCTTAAATTTTTCAATTGCTAATTCCATAGAATTGAAATTGCTTACAATCTCTTTAATCTTTGCTTTAGTAAAACCCCATTGCCCAAAAATAGCAAAAGCCGTACTAAAATCTCGTTGTTCGTTATATTGTAATAACAAACTCTCCACCGTTTTCGGACCAATACCAGGTATTTCCATTAATGCTTTTTTGTCTTGCTTCTCAAAGAGCTCACGAGAATCGGGATACATCTTATTAATCTTAAAAGCCTTGGATGGATTAACTGACACCAAGAAATCTCGAAATTCTGATGCACTCATAGTTTCTATTGGTCGATTAAGACGACTTGTTATCAATTTATATTGTGGGCCATATTTCGGATGAACACTATATTCACATTCAATAATATAGTCATAATTTAACACGATAGACATATCGCCAGTCAGGGTAATAGTATGACCATCATCATTATATACGGGCCTTCCTGCCTCTACTTTCTTGACATATATTTGTGCTATTTTGAATGTATCACTTTCATAAATAAGGCGATTTAGGGAACCTATAATTGATATTGTTTTTTGTTCTTCCATCTAATATTTCAACACCTTATTTAAAACGTCTAGTTCACTTGAATAGTTGTATACATCTAATCTTTTTTCTAATAGATAGTAAATCATCACTTTTCGACCCGCTTGAATTAGTTTAGAAACGTTATCTTCACTCAAAATAAGATTATTTGCTAATTTTACATTTGAGGTCGTATTCGTTCTTGTAAATTTATCTTTACCAACACGCTTACTTTCAAAAGCTTCTTCAGGTTTAAGCTCTAGCATAAATCCAGTCATGTTAAAATCATTCTTTAAAGTAAACGTAAAAGGCTCAGCCTTCAATTTTGATAATTTCATTATGTAAAACCTCCTCTAACGGCAAAGTAAAGTCTGGGTGTGCTTCTTTCCAGTCACGTGCCCTATACGCTTTAAAACCACGTTTTTCTTTCTTGGCAGTAATCATTGGACCCAGCGCACGTCTGTCACTAAATCCGATAAATTCAGCACCCGTTTGCCGATTTCGCATGAACCAACTTTGACCGTCTTCGCTACGTTGCATGATCACCCCGTGATACAACATATATAGGGATTCATAAAAATCATTTAACTCAAGCTCCTCAATACGTTGTTTTACAGTTGTATGATGCATACCAAGATGTTTCCCAATTTTATTCACGTTATCATAACCATCTTGATAACATTGCAATAGAATATTTGCAAACGATTCTCGGTTTTCATATGGATATAATGTTTTATGAATAAATGCTTGGCACCACTTTAGATCTTTATTGTCATCACTTACTCGTGTTACCCAAGATTCCTGTGTTGTGCGTAGCTCTTCTAGTTTATGAAGATGTTCGTAAAAATCGTCAGTCAGCAAAGATGTCATTTATATTCACCTAAAGTCTATTATTTTACTGGTAACTCGTATAAGAGTCTAACATATATATTTGTCACTAACAAGTATTTATCATTCTAAGTCATTGTCGATCTGTGTAAGTCCCACATCTCTAATTGTATTAAGACCACGATCAACCTCTAAAACAGCTTGCCGATTTGTTTTTCCCTGTCTGTTCTTATCCCAAAATACAATCATGTAATCTTTATCTTCATCTAACAAATGCTGATGGTGATCTCTTCCTATAACTTTTAAAGCTTTATCACCCGTTTTCTCAGATAAACTAGCCATACGAATCAACATTAGTGATGAAACCACATCGGTCACATTTTTTGCCATTCCAATCATACTTTGATCTAAATAACGTGATCTCCGATTTGTTTTAGTCATCTGAGCTGTGACCCAAATATGTACATTTAGGTTGCTTGGTTTGATAACGTTATATAGCTTTACCATATTTTGCTGAAGCTGCAACCATGAGTTATCGTTAACTCGACTATATGTATCATTGTCTAGTTTCAACGTATCTAAAATAAAATACTTAATATCATATAGCCGTGCATACTTCTTTATTAAGCGAATTGTTTTAGCCATGCTGAATTCATTCATGTTAACAAAATTTATCATGCCTTCTTCAACTTTGGAGTCATACCAATCTCTCGCCTCATTAAGGAGATCCCATTCCTCATCGCTGAATCCACCATTTAAGAATCTACTTTTATTAAATTCTGCTTCTGGATGATAACTGTTTATATATGCCGCCAATAGCCCCTGAAGATACCTACTTCTTTCTTCTTCGTTGGCAATTATTAATACTGGTTCACCATTTCTAATAGAGCTACGAATATGCAACATTGTTGTCAAGAAGGTTTTTCCTACCCCTGAATTTGCAGCAACCATTGTGATATTACCTAAAGCAAGTCCATTTTGTATTCCGTCTAGTAATCGACTACCGATAGGAAGGCCCTTTGCTTCTCCTTCATCTGACTTTTTAAGCATTTCATCAATGTCAGAGAACATATCTTCAACCTTGTCATTGCCTAATTGAGTATCAACAAATGCTTCTGCGACTAGTCCCTCTAAGACTTCATTTAAAGTCTCTAAATCCATACTCTGGTAGGTTTTCCAATTTTTTTCAATCGGAAAACCGGCTTTAGTTAAGCGTAAAAGGGTCTTATATCGTTGTAGCTCACTAAAGTAACTTTCAATATTGGTATCCTCTACAATGTTCATACCCTTTTCTATCGTTTCGTATGAGCCACATTTCTTATAGAGATCCTGGAACTTTTCATTTTTAGTTGAAACATAAGCTGAGACCGAAACCGCATCCATCTTACGTAATTTACGATCTTCTACCATTTCTTTCAGCATACGGTAGTAGAATCGCCACATAGAACTATCAAAGTCCTCTAACCTTAATTCGTAGTCATAATAATAATTTGTATTGGCATAAAGACTAAAGACTAGTTGACTTTCAATAATTGATTTTTCTTTTTCAAGTTCTTTATAAAAGTCGGTTTTTACAAAGCTGTTTTCCTTTTTCGTAGTTCGTTTCAAGTCTCCAGTCCTCTCCAAAAATCTTTATTTTAATAGTTTGGCCAAAATATAGCTGCGTTCCTCAGCAATAAAATTTTGAATTTCATGAATAGGGAATCGTTTAAATTGAATATCTTTTGCGTAATAAAATTCCAATTCTTCGAAAAATAAACTGATATTTGATGTTAAATCTCCAGATAAGCTTTCTAGAACTTCAACAATTTTCTTCATTTTTAATTCTGACCTTACAATTCCATATAATCCAAAACTTGCTAATAAAATATCAAGGTTATCTTCAATTTTAGAATCAACTAATTTTAATTTTGCTTCATTTACCATCATTACTATACTAAACTTACCTTTCGTTTCCCTGTGCCTTTCTTCTTATATGAAACACCATGATATGTCATATCCTCTTGTTTGAGCTTTTCCGCTTTCTTCTGCAATTGCTCTACTCGTTTCATGTTCTTATCAATTGTCCCAATATAATTTTCAAGGATGGTCATAATATAATTGATTTCATGCCTCTCGTCTCGGAATCTCACAACCTTCTTACGTTGTTCGATGATCGGTTTACAGAATTTCATAGTATTTAGCATGGTGGCAAAACTATAACCCTGCTTTGTCCCACGTGTATTAGTGTTTTTCGGAGCAAATTTGCCTACCTTCAATCCCAACAGACGAGTAACGTAATATTTGCGAATGGTTTCATTTCCTCTTCCACCATCAGCAGTAGCAGTATATAAATTATCTTGAAAATATCTATATACATCGTCCCATTCCGCACTATATATATGTTTGTCCTTATCACTCTTCTGCTTTTCTAGAAAAACTGGTAAGCAATCATAGTGGAACTTGCGTGTCACTTCTTCTTTTACCCCATTAGAATGAGTGATATAAATAGGCTTCAGTACCCAATCATCATCAAGTATTTCTTTATCACAGTAGTAGCAGAACTCTCTTTGATCTTTTGGTAATTCTTCCATAACTACAATCCAATCGTCTTAATTTCAAAATTGCTATCGTTAACAAGTACTATCCCTTGTGATCGGGAGGATTTGGCACCTAATTTAACTGAGTAATCATCCATTCCTTTAACTGAACCAAATGCTATTTGATATCGATTATTACCGACTTCAACCATATAATTGTGATGAATATGTCCTGAGATCACTGCATCATAATGTTTGTCATGGATTTCGCCCAATTCAGCTAAAGTAGTTGGTTTTTTAATACTGTTTCGATCACCATGTACAAATGCGAAATGAAACCCTCTTAAATCTAAATCGGTAAAATAGTCATCTGCGTCAATAAACTTTACATCTGAGCCCGCTAACTCAATCCACATTTTAATAATGCTATTACTTACTCGAACTGCATGATCATTATTTAAGTTATTATTCTTATCACCCTGCATGCGATCATGGTTTCCTGCAATGGCTCGATATGTTACTAATTCAACGTTGTCACGAATATATTGAATAAATTCAATAATTAATCTTGTTACATTAACAATTTGTTCTGACAATGTTTCTTCTGAATCAAATAGGTTTTGATTGCGCATATAAGCATGTTCTACAATGTCGCCTAAATTAACAATATCTACACTTGTTACATGGAACCGCTTGATATTAGTGACAACCTTACGTGCATATTCTTCTAAAAGATATCGAACTGCTTCTGTATCATAGTAGTTTTCGGAAATATCAACGTGTGCCCCATAATGAATATCCGATAAACATACAATCATTGAATTATCTTCGTCCGTTTCCCAATCTGGTAACACAACTGGATTATTAGGTTTAACTAAAGTAGTCGATTGTAGCGCTTTTGCTACTTCCTCAGTAAAGATAACACCTTTATTTGTGTCACGAATTAGCTTTCTAGTACGACGTGCTTGTTCTTGTAAGTCTAATTTAGTGCTATTAAGACTGCCAATTTCATTTTTAATAGCTTGCAACTTACCATCAGAAACTAATTCTGCGTGTGTCATTTGGCTTGGCAATACTCCTAGTTCCTTTTGACACCGTTTGATTAAACAACGGTAGTTTTCATTAGTATCGCTATCCGTAAAACCTTCTTGTTGCATCATACTCTTATGTTTAGCCCACGAACAACGTCGTGTAGGTGATAATTTTTGCAACTCTTCTTTAATTTTGATCGCAGTTTCAATGTGTTCAGAAGTTACAACAATCCGTTCACCCTTGCGATTTACGTAACTACGTATTGTAATTTTCAAAACCTCCATTGTTTTTGTTTAATATGTACACGGGAATAATCCCGCAAGTTTTATATGTTTATTTCTATAAAGTCTATTTATTTACTCATTAAAGCTAAAACTTTATCCTGTTGTTCTTTATTCATTTCCTTAATCTTCTTAGTTCCTGTTGCAGCAACCATGTCTTCAACAAATTTCTTCTTTGTGTCTGCATCAATTGTTGCAAAGTATTCCTTTACACGATCTGCAAAACTCATCTCGCCCTTTACTTCTTCATAGTAGGCCTTTTGAGATTTTTCAGCATCTTTACTAAAATCTTTAGCAACTATTTCTCCTTGGTTGTCCTTAGATTCAAGGCGGTGAGCCCAATTTTGATAACTTGGATTTTCAACAATATCACCACGTTCAAATACTTCTAAACGATCCTTTTCGATTTCGCCATAGTACTTGTTATCCTTGGTAAATAACCGAATTACTACATCGTAGTCAAAACGAGCTCTTTTATCCATGTTTGGCTTTTCTCCGACCTTTACACGTTGACCATTACCAGCATCTTCCATTTCATCAGCTGCCTGTGCAACTGAAATGATATTGATTCCCTGACTTGCTAAACGAAGTTTTGCGTTTTGGAGACGACCTGACAATTGACCTATCTTTCCATAGGAACGCATGGATAAATTAGCATCGAGTACATCTCGACCTTTACGCGCCGCACGTGTTTCTTCAACATTTTGTAATGCCTCTTTAATGTTTTCATAGACCTTGGTCTCTGAATCGATAACAAGTGACGAAAACTCTTCATCGTTTGCATCATCTAATTCGTCCATCAAATTTTCAAGATCGTCATACGATTGCGAATCTAATATACCAACAACATTACGCGTACGTTCTGTTCCTTCATACCATGAATACCCATCTTCGCTGTCAACAACGATTGATTTTGGAAATGATAATGCGAATACCGTCTTACCACTACCGGATTCACCGTAAATAAGAATCTTCATACCCTTTTTACGACTGTTAGGTTTGCGCAATCCACTTAAAATACTCAATTAATTTCCCCCCCTATATTATGCAAATAAATCATCATCTGAAAATACATCGTCTTCTTCACTGTCAACGGTAGTATCTACTGTTTGATCGTCCTCTTCATTATCAAATTCGTCTGTTTCGTCTTCTAACATCACAAGTGCTTCTGGTGAATAAGTATCGCTAAAGAGTGGTAGAATTTTACCATCTTCAGAATGAATCATTGGATGATCAAACACATTTTCTTCAATGCGATTTTCTGTAATCGTTGCTTCATTTTGCACCTGTTCCAATGTCATAATCCCAGCATCAATAAGATCTTGAATTTCCGGTGTAACCTCAATGTTGCCTGTAGAACTTTCATACCCAAAGAATAGCTTAGTAACAATATCCATCTTGCGTACTACGCCCTTCTTTACTGTGAACCACTCTTCAACTTTTGACATGAACTTTTCACGATTTTCATCATCTTCATTAGTCTTAATTACAATCTGCTGTGGCATTGCAACAGTTTTCTTAATCTTCTTACCGTTGTACTTCCCAACATATTGTGGAACAAAAAGATTAACCTTGATTTGTCCATCTTCTTCAATCTTCTTTTTCCATTGACGTGGGAGAGCATTACTATCTACTAAGTACATTTGCGACATTGTTGCCAAGTCATCATTTTCTGGATTCTTAAGATAGATCTGCGTTACGTTCAATCTTTGTTGAGTACGTCCATTGTATTGTTGGTATTCAACATCACCACGGATTTCAACAGGTGTACCATCTTCTAAATGTTCTGCAAGATATTCGATAGCATCAACTGGTGATAAGAACTTCTTCAATGTAGCCTTATCACTACCTTCTTGTTTCTCAATAGCAATACGAATAAACTCTCTATTTGGAATATTTTCTAGGACTGTCTTATTAGTTCGTAAATCCCACTTAACTTGAATTGGTTCATTATCATTATTCATAGTATAAATAACCGGGTTTTCCGAGCTACGACCACCCATAATTTCTACGTATTGATAGTTATTGTCACCGACTTTAATAGCGAAAGAAGATCTACGATACTTCCAACCTGAATCTGAAACAGTATCCTCTCGTGGGAATGTCTTATCATCAACTACTGCGGTTCCTCGTAATACAAAACGAGAAATACCTGAGCGAAGTTCTGTTTCTAATTTAGTTTTTGCCATCTAATACCTTCTCCGTTTCTTTTTCTTTAATGATTTCGAATGTCATATTTTCCTTACGATCAACGAAATTGATAATCGCTAATTGGTTAGCGTCTAATTCGTCGAAATCAATCTCCACATCGTCATCTAATCCAGCTAATTCTTTTAATTCATCAGGAGCAACGAGATAAACAACATAATTACCATTAATAGTAATAGTTGTGATTTCTAAGTTCTCGTTATTCGCCTTTTTAAGAATAGGTTTTAGTTGATCTAGTAAGTATGCATTTACATCGTAGTCAATTTCATTAATTGTACTTTTGGATGATTCAGACTTATGTTTATCTTCTTCGTTTGTTTCTGACGCTATTTTTTTCACAACAGGCTCAGTTGCCGTAGGATTTTCACTGTTATCTGATTGTTGGATCTGATCAAAATCAGCTTCGATTATTTCTAAACCAGTTCCTTGTAAAGCCTTTTTTATTTTTGAATATTGATCTTGAGCAATTGCATTTACTAATTCAGCATCATTATCAATACCTAAATATGCTTTTACACCGGGGATATTCTTTGGTGATAGTAGCTTTGTTAGCTCCAAGCCAATGCCCAATCTAATCATATGTGTATATTGTTTAGCCAACTAATTTCCACCACTTTTCTACTTGTTCACGCGTTTCTTCAATGCTGCGTGAATTATCGATGATATAAATATTATTAAAAATTCCCGAATCATTTACTTTGTAAAGTGAGCAATCGCCAACTCTCGTGGCCGGCAATTCTTGAATAAAATTCATTTGTGTCTCAATGTTTCGTTTTAAATCCCGTTCATTAAAAGATCCATCTCTTGCTTTTAATCGGTTACGAGTAATTTCTGGATCTGTATATACGTAAAGTGGCAAAAAATCTCTTTCAACAACATAATGAGAATATTCTAGTAATTTACGTATATCAGGTACGATAGTTGGTCCATGCATAGTCCTATCGGTGAGATCCATCCATACATTTTCTCCAAAAATATCTCGCATGGATTCACCAACAGCTTGTAATTCGTTCCGTTGAGGGTTGGAACTTAATTTATTACAAATTTTATGTATTTCTTGCGCCAAACTGATTTTTTGATAATCAATTCCTGTAATATCTGTAATTATATCTGCAACAGTATCTTTTCCAGCGCCACCGCTGGAGCCCATAATAGCAATATTTTTCATTGCGTCCTCCTTCTTCTGTTGTTTACTAAATTAATATATATTTTTCTTTATCGAAAGTCTATTATTTGACTAAAAAGACATTTAAAGAAAAAAGAGCCCCTTCGGACTCTCTTCACAATTATTTAATTTTCATCTTATACAGTAACGTATTCTGTATACTTCTTATATAGATTAGTCATTTGACGTCTTCTCTTAGCAATGCCCGAATTACCCTTATAATCCATTATATTTTGGCTATCCATTGGAATCACACCATATTCTCGGAAACACTTATCTATCGCTCGTATGATCGCTATTTTATCCGCATTAGCGTTTAACTCTCGTTTTAATTGATTGGCAATATAGTAAACCTCACCACTTCGTCTAATCATATTATAAGTTGGCTTCTTGCCCAATATGTTATCTACCTGGCGCATTCTCTTATTAAGGAGAGCCCAAGTTTTGAGAGGTTGTTTTTTCTCCTGTTCGGTTAATTTAGGAGACTCATTTCGGAACACATAATCATTTTCAGAGGCACCTTTACACAATCTTCCAATATATCTAGCCTCATCTTCAGCAAGATATATTGTTCTAGGCATATCACCATTTATTGTAATTTGATTACCTTTAATATCTCCAACTTTTAACGTTGAAATTTCTTTATTATATTTATTTTCTCGTAATCCTCTAAAGATTAAGACAAAAATAGCTCCAATAGACGCTGGTTTTCTTTCCATAACCTCTTGGACATCATCTATTGTAACAAAAGGAATTTCTCCATTCGCCAAGGCGGTATTACCATACTCTTGTGTAGCATAATTTTTTGTCGTCTTTAGAAAAATGTTAATGAATGTTTCATCATAAACTTTTTTACTTTCTGGTAAATATTCTCCAGCGAATTCATGTAATTCTTTTACTAGTCGCGAAAGCAGATATATTCTGTTATTTGCTGTATATACAGATGATCCTTGTTCTATTTGATTTTTAGCAAAACTAATTATGTCATCTTGATTAAAATTACGGAACGCTTTATCTATCGATTTCTCTTCTTTAGAGACAATGTTCATGGTTGTCTTGAAAGAAAGTACCGTTGAAAATGGTATTTCTTGCTTTACACAATAAAATAAGAGTGCTGTTTTCAAATTGTCTTCATATTCAAATTCAGTATTTAATATTTCAGATTTCTCAGTATCAAAAATATTAATCGAAAAGTCCTCATTAAACGTATCATTGTTATTTAGCACATTTTTAAAAATAATTTTCTCATCTTGTTCTTCAGAAATAATTTTTTCAGAAGTTAAATCAATGAAATCATTCCCTATTAACGCTGTGGTTTTTCTCGATATATTATCTACTTTTTTTTCAATTTCCAATACATATCTCATTTTACCAAAACCTCTATTTTTCTTACCTAACTTACATCGCTGATTATAACAGCAAAAACAGTAAAAACATAGGCTTTTTGTTAAATTTAAAGATAATTAAAAAGTTAAATGAAATTTACTTCCTGTTCTCATAATCGTATTTTCAATTTCTGGTTGAGAGTGGATAATCATCAATAGTTGTTCTTTTGATAAGTCGTCTATCTTGTCAGCGTCAAAATTCTCTGTTAAGATTGCTGTTCCCATATGATTAGGATCTTCTTGTTGATGAATATAATTTTCAGTTGTGCTTACACTTTCGTGATCACAAAAATCACGTACCAATAAAATGTCTTTTGTTTGAGCATATAGAGTCGTAGCAGCCCCCGCTTTTAGTGAGTGAATGACTAGGTGACGTCCCTTCTTTTCACTAAATTGTTTAAAGAAACTTCTTAGGCTATGTTGGCTCAATTCATCAAATAATTTTTCATCTTTATTATTTCGATAAAAAATTCTATGCAGCTTATCATAATAAGCTCTAGTTAAGTACTTAGTATTTAACTTTGATCCTTTATCAAGAACTTCTAATTGCGCCCAATCTCCACCATACGGAGAATTCATTAAAGTGAAATCACTCCAAGTAATGTTAAAAGTTGCGGTAACACGAATTCCTGTTTTGTACATAAAATCAATTAACATGGCATACTTTTCTCCAGCGTTATCCACTTTTGTATTGAAATAATTTTTACCCTTTAACCATTCCTCCATTTCATTTAAGTCCGTCAGCGAAATGGGTTCATAATGTTCTACATTATTCATGCCCAAACTTTGAACCTTAAAAACATCATTAGAGATTGAACTCATGTTTAACCCCGGAAAAATTTTCTCTTTACGAATAATGTTTAAGTACGACCGCATAGCAATAAGGTGCGATTTAATAGTAGAATCCTTAATGTCTTTATCTCGTAGCGGCTTAACAAATTTATTAATTGTGTCACTATATCGTAAATTCTCAAAATCATCTCTTGTCAGTTCATCTGGTTTTTTACCAAAAACCAGATCGCAATATATCTCCACAGAACCAGTATATTTCTTTAACGTATTTGGTGAATTAATAGAATTTTTCCACGTTAAATATGCAACTAATATGTCTTTCATATTTGAGACCTCCATTATTTTTGCAAATACAAATTTTATAAAGTATAGTTTGCTCTGGGAGATTTAATTTGTTCCATAAAATAGGTATTTCAGAGATATTGAATTTGACTTATTTTTAATAAGATTATATAAAATGAGTATACTAAAAAACGGAGCCATGTAATATAGCTCCGTTTTTTAGTGTTTATTCTATAAATATTTTAATGGTACTTTATAAAATTTGTATTTTATTTAGTTGATTCTTCCGTTTACTATCTCGTCTAATTTACGAATAGTTTTAGCATAATTTTTTATGTGTAAATCATCTCTCTCAGGCCTATATGGTCCCACTATTGTTTTTAGATCATAACGATCTCCTTCATTGGTGGTTACTATTACCCCTAAAGAATCAATCGAATTATTTTGACCACTACCAGATATCGCTCCAATAATTCCTCCGATTGGTCCAGCAATAACGCCACCTAATAGCGCTCTACCAATAACATTTTTATTTTCACCATGTTCATACTTATATGGATCATATGATTTGATATCTGTATAAGGAATGTCTGCCCCTGTTAACCTTCCTCCACTGACTTCTTTCTCCACAACTAAATAAGGGTCTTTACCCGATAGCCAATATTGACCATATTTTTTATTCCCTGCACTTATGGTATCCGAATTCCATTTTGCTCTTTGCTTTAATTCTTCATGGAAATCCCAACCAGTTTTACTGTAATCTGGTTCCTCCGGTGCTTCTTTGTCATGATGAGAATCACTTTGTATTTTAATTATCGCCCCAGCAACTATTAATACCCATAAAACAATAAATGTAATAATGTATGCCATAATTTTACCCCCCTATGATAACTTTAGCTCGTACACTGTTCCGTTAATTTTCTCTAAATAAGCAGTAGCTTTTTTTATTTTCTCTGTATAATCTAAGTTTTCATCTAGGAACATATCCATATCAGAAACATCACAGCCACATTCATTATCACTAAAGCCACGCAAAGCCATATGGAATTTCAAATCCTCTTCAGCTAATTTTAGGATTTCAGAAGCAAGCACTATATGATTACTCACAATGTCATCGAATCTATTATCATTAAAATATTCATAGAATTGTGTCGTAGGTTTTACTATAATCTCCATAATATAAATATCCTCCTAAACATACAAAAATGGTCAATCAGCGTAGCTAATTGCGTCGATTGACCATTTAGTTTTAAAACTTCTTTATTTTACCAAAAATTTCTTCTGACGAAAACGCTATACACAAAAATCATTAATGACTCGGCCGATTTGACGTTTTACCTTATCAAAATCTTCTAGTCGCAATCTTTCCATTGGTAACGACCTAGCTCTCTCTTGAGAGTAACAATGAATCTGTGTTGCATTAACTCGACCATATATATTTTTATAACCATTCAAATTAACATAACCATTAAAACAAGTTCCACCTGATGTAATTGGTACAACCATCAAATAGTTAGTATTTCGATTGTATCGATCGTTAGAAATAATTACCGCTGGGTGGATCCCTTCCATTTCTGTGTCAACAGCAGGACTAAAGTCCAAATAAATAATATCTCCTTGCTTGTAATGTACTTTACTCATAACTTTTCCTCCATAATCTAAAAAGACGATCGTTTTGCATGACGACCGCCTTTTTTCTTTTCTTGTTTATCAATTTTTCGTTTCTCTGTAATACTACCAATCAACGCTACAAATAGTACCACTGTATCGAATATAATGAATCTCATTTTCTCTAAATCCTTCCCATTAATTCCAAAACACCTTGTCTAAATTTATTAAAAAACTTTCTATCCTTATAAGTTAATTCCATTGGTGATGTGTCTACTCCACAGCCACCTGACATGAACTTAGTTAATAAATCTCTTCGTATTTCATAGATTGCTTCACTTCTATCAAGTCCATCCGTTAAAAAATCTAGCCATTCTACTCGACATGGAACAGCTCTAATTGCTCCGTTTGGTGCAACTATTACCATATATTCCAAACCATTGTTATCATGAGCAAATTGTCCTCGTACACCCAATTCATTACACATAATCTCGAAAAAATTATATTCTTCTTGAATTAATCTTCCTCTATTCATAAATTTCTCCTCCTACATTAATAAATCTGCAATTGCTACCAAAAAGCAAGCTAACAATAACCCTACCTTTACAAAATTAAAGGCAAAGCCTAATTCTTCACCGATCCGATTAATTAAATTCATAATATATTTCCTCCTAAATAATAAAGACTTCATTTGAATGCTGCCTAGTTTTCTCGCTAAACATAATTCCAATGAAGTCTTTTAACTTCTATTAAAATTTCTTTTCCCACATGCTAGTTCAAAAAATCTTTAACGTTAATTCCAACGGTCGTATTATCTTTCCAATCGCCATTTTCGTCAAAGAATTTTTCTTGGGTGTGCTTTACATATTCAACGACTCCATTCCAAATTTCGCCGTCTGGATCATTTTCACTTGCTGCAAAGTTTACAACTTTTGCATAAGCAAGACGCACCGCATTATTATAAGTCAACAATTTTTCTTCTACATCATCAACATGACCATTAACCTTATAATCCACCCAATGTTCTACTTCCGTGTTGGCTTCTGGGGCACTGTAATAAATCAAACCATTCTTGTTACTGAAATCTGTTATCTTTTTCTTGCTATCGTCAACAATTACTTCTTGCCTTGTTAGTAAATCGGTTACTTTAATCATAATGCTTCCTCCGTTTATTCGTTACTACCAATATTTTACCAAACTCAAAATTGCTATGAAAATTTCTTTTCTAAAAGACGTGTTTTACCTATGACATCTCATAACGATCACGTACAAATCTAATTAACGCCTCAATATCTCGAAGTGATAATTCACCGACAAACTTAAATTTGATTTCTTCTTTTGATAACTTAGCAATGTTTCCAACATCTACATATGACTGTTTGATAAGTCCTTCTTGATGCCAGTCTTTAAGTGGAAAATAATTTCGTTTAATTTTCTCTGATTTCCGAGAAAACTTACTCGTTATCTTATAACAAAAAACATTATTTCCCCTATCTTCTATTATTAAAACAGGGCGCCGTTTGCCACTGACACCCCATGACACATAAGCCGTGTATATTTCATTAATCCTCATTGAAAAATTCCTCAAAATCTTCTTTTGACTTAATCTCTCGAATTGGTACCTTCTTTGATACTTCTCTTAGCTCAAGCTCCGCTCTTTGTTTGGGCGTTAAGGAAAAGCTAAGTGGAATTCTTCCTGTAGCAACAATTTCTTTATACATTCCATTTATTACAGCCGTTGGTGTTAAACCAATCTCTTTGATAATATCCTCGGCTGAATGTTTTAACTCTGAATCAATATTAACTTGAACTTTTGAACTCATTATAATCACCTCATAATCATGATATAATAAAATATGATTATATTCAACTTCTATATCATTTTATATCCTTTCTAAAATACGTGTTTACAAATTCTTGAGCGCATCTATTAATTCTGCATCTTCTTCAAAGATTTTATCTATCATTTCTTGTGTTGCCGGTTCCACGATTTTTCACCTTTTCTTTCTACTCATGGTTCATTCCAAACCCTATCAAAATCTTCCTCTTCATCATTTTCTCGCTTTTTAATTTGTTCAGCTACGCCCTGATTAACAAGAAGAAGTGTTTCTTTAACAGCTTTTCGACCTATTGAATTATCACTATAAGTCGATTTCTTTTTCAAATTCTTTCTTGTCCATTGAATCATTATCATCTTCCGCCTCTTCAATTAACTCGTCCATTGCAATGGACATTTTCTTCTTCATTTTCTCAAATTTGCTAGTAAGCTGCTCACCCTTATATCCTTGTTCTATCAAATCTTTTCTAATATCCTCGTCAAAATTAAAAAAATCATCATTATTGTTTCTCATGTTATCACCTAAGATTATTATCTCACCAGCCCTATATCATAAATAATTTTTACCAGTTAAGTTCTTCCCAAGTGGACCAATCATCGTAGTAATCAACAGTTCCGTCAACGTAATTGTCGATTTCCTTATCTTCACCGCCGTTTTCCCAATAATTATCAAATTGTTCTTCAGTCCAATTTAAGTCATACATATAATAATCAATAGCGGAGTCGTACACTACCCCTGATAAACCAGTTTCAGCAATAACAAGTTCTTTTTCTTCTTTACCACGTTGCATTGTCAAAATGGCCTCGCCATAAGTTGTTTCCACAAGACTTACTAATTCTGTACGTAATTTTGTTTTTATCATGATAATTTCCTCCAATTCTTACCTTTTGTAAAGGCGTGTTTTGTCTAATAGTGAAAACAATATAATTGCTTATTAGTTAATTCGTGACCATAAGCAAAAGCATCGTAAGTTTCTTCAGGGACAATTGGTTCTTCATCATAGACAAACAATTGTAAATCTGCATCTCCATTTTCATGTTCGTCGTACCAATCGACGGCTTCCACCTCATCATTTGATGCAAATAATTCATTGCCTAGCCAATCACAAACTGAATAATACTTTCTCATAATAATTTCCTCCAATTCTTACCTTTTCTAAAATATCTCTTTTACCATACAACCTTACTGAATACTTCAATAATTCTTGGCTGTTCACCATCGTCTTGCATTCTCCATGAGTTTTCATCATCTTGGATTACTCTATCGTATAGATTTTGACCTTCCTTGATAGTATCTTGAACATATTTCAAAGCCTTTTCATAAGTGCTAAATAGCATCGTATCAAAGATAAGCTCTTCCATATCACGATCTAATACCATATAACAAGTCTTTTCTTTTAAATTCTTCATTATAATTTCCTCCAATTCTTAACTTTTTCAAATGTATCCGTTTTATCTAATGCAAATTGTTAAATAAGGTCATAACAGATTGCCAAATTTCTGCAATTTTCTCATCTTCGGTAACTGCTTCACTTTTACCTTTAATAACGTCACTAACCCAATCAAGGGTGCCTTCTAAGTCATCTAAATCATGTTGCGCTGAAAGCTCATCAGCTCTTGTATTAACGATTTCTTTTGCTTCTTGCATTAATTTTTCTTTTTGTCCTGCTAAATTTTCCATTTTATTCACTCTCCTAGATTTGCTTTTAATAATTGATTTTTTCTCGGAAAATTTCTTTTGAGATAGACCTATTTATCTGGAACATCAATACCATTGCAGTAGTAAAAATCTGCTGAAAAATCATTGACGTAACTAGGGTCATCATCACCTAATAACCGAGTAATTTCCTCCGCATTCTGTTTATAAATTTTCTTTACTTGTTTAATAATTTTCTTAGGGTGTAACATTGATCTTAGTAACCATTGATCATATTTTTCATATGAATCCCAACAGCCAGTAATCTGTCCTGGCAAATTAATTAATTCTGTATTTACATCGTAAACCCAGTCCATTAATACATAACCAATAAAAGCATTCTTAATATTTTCTTCACGATCAAACCCGTTAAGTGATTTATCAATAAATTTTTCTGCTTTTGCGTCCCAAAATGCTTCATGTGCTTTTGCAAATAGTGACTTAGTTTGTGTTTCCATTTTATTCACTCTCCTGAATTATTTTTCCTTACACTTCTCGTTCGAATAATTTCTTATATTTCCAACCATTAGCATCAAATTCAGCAATAACCTGCTCTGTATCATCACTGGTATATTCTGATTTCAAAAATTCTTTCCAATTGCCAATTCCCCAACCAGCTAAAACCTTGATTAAACGCTTCTTGTTAAATAAGTAGGCTGCTTCTATGTCAGTTTCATAATTTCTTACAAACATTGGTTCCATTTTCTCCACACCCCTAAATTTATTTCTTAATATTAAATACGATGGAATTTTTCTCCATATCGTCCAAACCAACTAAGTATTGCCAATCTGGATTAATTTTCACTACATTCATTGACTTATCAAAGTAACAATAATCGCCTTGACTTTCCTCAAACTTAATCATGTCTTTCCCATTCATCCAAATTGGCTCCATCTTACTCAGCCTCCTTTATTTATTCATTAGTTCGTTCAAGTCAACTGAAATTCTTTTTGGGTCTGATAATTCATTTAACTCTTGTTCCCAAATCTCAATTGACCCTACAAGATCATCATCAAATTCATCAGTATCCTCTAAATAATTATTGAATAGCAGCCAATTCTTTAATAATTCTTTTGCCTTATTCAATGAAGTTGCACTAGTAACATAATCTGATTTACTATCCCAAAATCCCTGTTCATCCACGATTACTACACTGAAAATCTTTTGTTTCTCCATTTTACTCACTCTCCTGAATTATTTTCCTAACTTAAAATAGCAGTGTTTCTTTCTTAAATTTCCAACCACGCTTTTCAAATTCGTTCATTATCATTTCTGTATCATCGGCATTGTAGTTATACAGGAATTGTTTCCAATTACTAATTCCCAAACTATTCAATACCTTGATTAACTTCTTCTTGTTAAACCAACATTGATATACGTTGCTTCCTTCTTCCCAGGTAACTAATTCCATAAACATAGCTTTCACTCTCCTAAAATTTCTTTTTCTTTTAACTGTTCTACTTTGTACCCAACATTTTCTAACGCTTCAATTGCCTCGGTTAATGTCATTTCCAACCCAATTCCAAATGACTCGCCCCACTTGATTAATTCTTGTTCATTAACTCGTTCACGAAATCCATCGCCAGTGTCAATTAAAAATCTCACTCTAAAATCACCACCAAAAATTCTTTTAGTATGTCCGAATAGGACAAATTTCACCAATTCCTGCATTTTCTCGAATAAAGGTAAATGGTCGTAATGTTCCACTAAATGAGAACTTTAGAAATTCTGTGCTATCACATTTCTGAACCAATTCAATTAGATACTTCAAATTAAAATTAATTTCAAAATTAAGTCCCTTGTCATTTTCTACAATATGTTTCTCATCAATAAATAAATTCTTTTGCTTAATTTCTTGAATACTACTGTCGTCGCCATCAACGCCAATAACTACTCCCGAATTGTCTTGAATTTCAAGACGAACAACATTGCCATACTTTGCATTGGTAAATTTCTTCAATTCTTTTAACACTGGCAATAATTCTTTTTTCCGTGTTTCAAAACTGAAGTAAGTACGATCTGGAATTACTCGTTCTAGTTCAGGGTAAAAATCATCGCTGCCATGATTATCAATAAATGTTTCGTTGTTACCGTCAATGAATGTGACCTTACCAACTGACCGTCCATTAGAATTAAATTCCGGCTTAATAAGTAAATATTCCCCGTGTTTTGTCGGTGTCTTAGATAAGTTTTTAGCAAACTTTCCATCAACCAAAAATTCTTTACTAGATAACTCAGATGGAATACTTGCCCCCACCTTTAAATACGTCAATTTGTGTGAATCCGTTGCGCCAAGGACCAATTCATTCTCATTAATACCCACATGAATGTTCATTAGTGTTGGCCGGGACTTCTTCGTGCTTACACCAACCGTGACGAACCTAAGAGCTTTCAAAAATTCTTTTGCGTTTACAATAATTGCGTCGTTGTTTGTAGTAGTTGCTACGTTGTTTAATAGTGTTTGTGTATTCATGATAATTACCTCTTAATAGTGAATTTATTTTTAATAGTGTTTTTGTTAATAAAATTTCTTTTCTATGCAACTTTTACAATCTCTAAATAATCAAGTTGAATTTCAGTTGGTTCAGTTTCATTCGGATAATCATTGTCTCCGATCCACTCTGCAATATAGTGTCCCTTTAATTTCATTCCCCACATATCAATGGCAAACTCACAAAATTCTCCATTGGGAATATCTGAATTATGTTCGTTATTAATTGCGCACCAAAAAGCCATATTAAAATCATCAATGTTTTTCTCCGTGACAATTCCGCGACTTTTCTCAATAACCAAATCATTCCAACTCATTTTCTATTTCCTCCAAAATTTCTTTATATCTAAACGTTAAATTGCAATCGTTAACAGCTCATCACCAACATTATTGAAAAATTCATCATCTTCTATCAACATATCTGCAAATTCAAATGGCCCGTATTCAAAACTCACCGACCATAGTTCCTTAAATGTTTCCTCGGCGTCCCATTCTTCGATTGCCTTATGAATTTCACTTGCTAAAATTCCTCGAACTGTTGAACTATCTTCTAATTCTCCATTTTCATCGTTGAATAATGCTTGATAATCACTCCCCTCAATAACTACTTGAATTGTGGTATTATTAGGCGCTTCAATTGCTGCATTAATCCAAGGTTCACCATCGTTTTCAAACGTAATTTCTCCATTCCCATAATTAAGTGAATACTCATCAACCATATCTTGAAAAATTTCTTCTACCTTACGGGCTTGCATATTATTTAATTTTTTTGTCATTATTCATTTCCTCCAATTCACAAATGCCGTTATATCAACGTTTTTAGCAACTAAATTTCTTTATAAAATACATATTTTATAAATTGGCAATAAATGCTCGCACATCTTCATCATCAAACAAAGTTGGTTTATAGCCACTGATTAACTCACCATCTGGGTCAAGAATGTCGTAACTAACTGGCTTGCTGTCGTCAATCCAGGTATCTATAACTTCGCCTAAATTGTCTCCCACATCTTCCTCTAAGTTCTCTAGGTCAACTTCGTGGGTTTCAACGACCGGTACTTGTGCATTGATTGTGTATCCTTTGCTAATAAATTCTTTTAATTCCATCTTAATTTCCTCCGTTTATCTAAAAATTCTTTTCGCTCCAGCCTATGGAAATATCTAATTTTGTTAATTGTTTTTATGCTTCAATAATTTCCAAGCCGTAACGCTCAACCCAACCAAGGTCAGTAAGTTGTTTCATCATTTCATTTGCCGCATCAAGGCTGTAAAATTTCTTCCAACGATCATAGCTTAATTTTGTGTAGCGTGGAGTCACCTTTACTCCGATTTTGTCGCCGTTTGAAATTACCCACTTCCTTGGCTTGACACGTTTTTCTCCAACCAGCACCTTAAATGTTTCCTCGTTTCGCTCCACTGCAAACCATTCTTTATACCAGGCATCCTCTGGGTTATTGGACTTAGCTTTTTCTGGATAACGGTATCGCAATTTATTATTCTGAGATAACCAAGTTAATCGCTTGCTCATTGTACTGGAGCTACTAAATCTTAAGCTGCCATTAAGTGCATCATCAGCAAAATCAAAAACGCCCTTTTTAAATTCCTCGGGCGTCTTATAAGTATTCGTGTAATCCTCAACAACACGTCGATCAAACATATCGAAACAATTACTCGAACGATAGCGTCCAGTAATCGTCATGTCTTTGCGGTTAATCTTAAAACTTAATACAGTATCGTAACTCATCTTAATTTCCTCCGTTTATCTAAAAATTCTTTTCGCTTCTACCAGTTAGGAAAAATATATTTTTCTTTGACAATAGTTGTTTGACTAATGGGCATTCCTCCTGCAACACCAACCAATTCATGCTTTTCTACACTTTCACCATCTTCTTGTGGATAGGCGAAAATTTGAATATCATCTAATTCTTCATCTGTTAATTGTTCCCAATATTCCAGCAATTCATTTTCATCGAAAAACCCTTCAAGTTCATTACCGATCCAATCGCAAACACTGAAATACCAGGATTTACGAATTAATTCACCATCAAAGTAGTCGTCTGGCTTTGTGTATCTGAAGACGATGGGGTAGTTTTCTTTAACAATGTGAAATGTTTTCATGATCTAATTCCTCCTCAAAAATTCCTTTATGCCGCAACTTTGTTTTCTCGCTTTACCGTGCATTCATAATCAATTGACCAATCGTTGTCCTGGATAACTTCGCTCAGCATTTCTACGTCCTCATCGCGTAAGTTGCCGACCGGCGTATAAATATCTTCGTTATCGTTGTAATAACCAACGGTGCCAGTTGCCAGATCAATTGCTCCATCAATGTAAAGCCAGCCAAACGTTGAAAAGCCTAACAAAAAGTTCTTTTCGCCCTTGTCATAAATCAGGCATTGGCAACTTTCCATCACTTCAATATCTCGATAATGTGCATATAAGTGATCGTCCACAATTTGAAGGCAATCAATTTCATCATCGTCCGGTGATGGTTCGATATAACCTTCGTCCAGTAATTCTTGAACCAGTTCAGACTTTTCCTCGTCGTCAACGTCCCACGGGTAAACCCCGTCAAACAAGTTCTCTAATTCTTCCCGACTTTCAAACTTGCCCTGGTCAATAAAGCTGAGTCCCATGTCCCAGCTACGGTCTAAAAGCACGTCAATTACTCCGTTGTTCACTTTTGTAGTCATAATTTAATTCCTCCTGAAAATTTCTTCTTAGTGTTCGATACGTAGGCACCACCAGTAGTTATCAACTACCGCTTGATTAATTACGTCATACTCCCACAACTTGTTGAATGTAAAAACTGCGATTGCGTCATTACATAAGCTCGCAATTCTAATACCCTTTTTGTCAGCTTTCGTTAAGACAAGTTCGATAAACTTATCAAGTTTCTTCTGGCTCGCTTTTGTCTTAAATTCATTCATTTTTATTTCCTCCAATTGTTCAATCTTGCTTTTATAACTGAAATTGTGCGAAAAACTTCTGTGTTGCTTGCTCAAAGGTATCAAACCAACGTCCTGCAAGTTCTGGATAATAACGATATTCTCCATCATCTGGATCAAAATCTGGACTATCCTCATCGTTATAACTATCCTGCTGCTTTTCGTATTCTTCGATAAACTCGTTGGCAATTTTCTCGGAATCCGTCAACATTGCATGATAAGCATTTGACCATTCATTCTGAAATTCTGGAATAACTACTAACCAGTGGCGACGCACCCGTCCATAGTGCAGGTTGCTAAAGTCAACCATGTAAGCAAAGGCTGTTCCCGTGTCAATTGGATATACGTCCCCATCTGATAAATTGATTACATTTTGAATCCATTCACTACTTACTTCATTCGTAATTACATAATTTTTCTTCATGATTAATTCCTCCTACTAAAATTTCTTTTCTAGTTGACTTTGGTTAATTCAATTTCTCCATTGGTCGCTGCTTCAATAATCCACGGATAATTTTCAAGTAATACACGGCCACGGATATGGTCAACACCGCCTCCATGTGTTCCCTTGTAATCAACTCGGTATAATTTCGTTTTGAAGATACGCATTTTTATTTCCTCCGTCTTATAAGTTCTCATTCTTAAATTCTTCGATGATTTCACTTGCATGATTGTTAAGCATTTCTTGATAGTCGTATTCGGTCATGCTTTCACAATTACCGCAACCGTTAATAAAGATGTAACGGTCAAGCCAATTGTGAATATCGCCAAAGAACACGGCTCGCGCTACTTCTTGCTTACTAGCAAACATCGTGTCGAAGAATTCATCATCAAAGTCGTATACGTCCTCGCAACCGGTTGCTTCACGATCGTCAAGGGCGTTGTATACGTCCTCAATGCTGTCGTAATCTTCAAGTGCTTCGGCCAATTCATTCAGAGCGTATAGGTTGTCGTATTCATCAATCTTGAAAGGTGCTTCATAATCACTGATAAACCATTCATCGTGGTAGCCGTGCTTGCTATCACCGCCCAGGTCTAACTTGTCCAAAATATCCTTGTTTACGTCATCAACTGGCAAAGTTGTCCATTTTCCAGTAAGTTCACCATCGTTGTACTTCGCTAAGTTTGATACAAATACTTTAATTTTCATGATATTTACCCCTTTATTTTATTTAAAGTCTATTGTTTTACTGAATTAATAGTGTAAGATTACATTAGTTTAGTAGGTTCGTCAATAGCGCCCGTAAAAGTGGGAACGTTATTGCAACAACAATAACTGCAATGAATCCAGCTAAAATGCTGTACTTCTTAAACTTGATTAGCTTTTCGCTATCCTGTTCTAATTGCTTAATGTATTCAGGATCAACCAACTTGTAATCCTGTTCAGCGTATTTTTGTAGTTCTTTTTGTGACATCATAATATCAAAACCTTTCTAATTTATTCAACGGTTATTATTAATCGCTTTACATAGAGTCTTATCGTGCTGATAAGGCTCTCTAAAAACAATTAATAGTGTTCGTTAAGCGTCGTCAGTGTTCGTTAAGTGTCGTCAGTGTTTGTATGTATAAACCCCGTCCAGTTCAAGCCCCACTTAATAGGCTAATCTTCCCCTTTTATGGTCCATACTCACGATTTATATGCTGCCACCATATAACCCGCCTATCTACTCCACACGATATTTCGCAACATGATGCAAGTCTGATAGTTTTATTAAGTTTTCAAAGTTCAGCATATGTTGGTTTGAAAGTGATTGAGTATGCTCTCGCTCACACTGTCCGCCACCTTAATCCTTGCACTAACGGTAGTTATGGCTTTATCCTACCCCTACTCATACGAACTAATGTATCCCGTCGGTACGGTTTATAGTGTTTAAATTAAGCCTGTCCAGCCCATTGACTTATGCGACTTACTAACGTTTTTTGAATTGGTAACTTTCCAATTAATCTGAACATTTTATATAACATCGTAAGTTATATAAACTAACCTTTTATTTCTTAATCGCTTCAAGGCTTGCGATTACCTTAATCAACTTTACGGCTTTCATTATAACATCCGATGTTATAATTGTCAAGACTTAATTTTTGAATTTTTTAGTGGTTGACCTCGGCGGCAAATAATATAGCTGAGTGAACTCACTTTTTAATTCATTTATTAAGTTTGTGC